CTGCTTTAGCTAGATGCAAGACGACTACTCCACATAGGAGCGCCAGAGCCACTGGAACAAAAAGCATTAGTAAGAATTCACACATCAGCCACATCGCTTCCACTTATTATTCCCCTTTCTTTATTTGGATATCTATTTTAACAGTTATTTCATCTTTATCAGATTTATTGGCAAGTTTATACGCATCATCTAATGCATTCCAAAATCGCCTTACCAACTTTATTTGCCATGCTTCTGATTTCCCACTTAATATAGAGCGTAAAGTCCTATGAAATATCATAAAAACATCCCTCTCGCTGTGCTCAGGATGCGTCAGAATAAGAGATAATATCAAATACTATACCAACTCTTATGCTTTTTCATCCTTAATAAATTATGTGTTAGTGCATATAAAAAATATACCAATGATTCTAATAAGATAGAAAGTGCGCTTACAAGCGCACTTATGCTTTAACTCATTGAAAGTATTAAGGAAAATGAAAATCTTGAACTTTTTTCAATTTTCAACGTATTCTCCTATCCTGTATATTAAATCTAATTCAAATATAGAGCCTTTCTTTTTATCTAAATTCTTATAAATCTCCTTTATTGTTTCCAATATAGTTCCAAGGAACTGTTTATCCCAACTCTCTGATTTTCCAAAAGTAATCCTAAATTTCTTTTCATTCTCTGCCCATTCTATTTTTGGTTTTGATCCTCCCCATTTCGGCTCATCTTTTTCCCATAACTCCTTAGCTTTCTCGTGTGAGATGTGAAGTTTCTTAGCTAAGTCCCTATGGGATATAAGACCTTTTTCATCTTTTGTTGGGCGGCCCCTCCTTCTTCCAGTAGCTAAACATTTAATTTGTGCTACCGCTTTCTCTTGGTCTTCTATTGTCATTTGTCTTCGGCAGAGATTGATATTAATGAATAAATCTAATTTCTGATTATCATCCAAATCATCCACTATGATACAAGGAACCTTCTCTATTCCAACTTTCTTAGCCATTATGTAACGATTTCGACCATCGATAATTTCATTGTTTTTAGTAATGAGAAGAGGAAGTAAGACTCCCTTTTCCTTTATGTCCTCTCCAAGACGCTCTTGGTCTCTTATCGTTATATCCATTTTTGGAATAGTTTTAATTGTTAATAGGTCTTTTACGTTCACAAAAACAATAGTATGTTTTGTAATCTTAGACCATACTTTTCTTAATTCTTCATTGGATAACTTCTTAACATCTTTAAGTTCTTCCTCTGAAGCGTGTTCAAACTTCTGCATCTTTATAAGTCTATCAGGGACTTCCTTTGCGCCTCTAAGGCGTTTAACCTTAGTACCAAGATTTCTATCTTTCTCCGCCCTGTCTACTTCTTCTTTTAAGAACTTAGCTAAACCCTTGTATTCTTTCTCTTTATAAGAAATTGCGTCTGTCATTCTGTCTCCTTTTTCCATTTTACTGTGGCCCCAACTGAGCTTAATTTAAGGACTTTTCTAAATCTCCATTCGAATCCGCAGAGTGGACATTCAATTCTGACAGGAGTTAGTGATTTAAAAACGTCTTCCTCATATAAACTTTCGTCGAACGCAGCGAAAATGTGGTGACAATTTGGACATACAAAATTCATTTTATCCTCCCTATAATATATAAATCTGGCCTTCTAAGTCCCTCTTATACGCCAGAAAATCCCAAAAAGAAAAGAGATTTAACCCATCCACAGATAGAATCCATGCACAGAATAATTAAATCTCTTGGGACTTTGGGATATCTCCATCTATAATATATATACCATCAGCAGCTTTCTTTTGTTGTAATTTTGGGTAAATTGCATCATTCTTCATCCTCATATTCTTCTTCCCACAGTTCGTCATCAAAACGAGTATGGTCAACATATATCTCATCAAGATTTATTTCATCAATAGTTGGAGTTCCTCGATGGGCAGGTCTCAATTCATCTTCCACCCATTGCCATGTAACTGTTGGTCGTCCTTCTCCCCATCTTAATGGTGGTGGAGTGGGAGGAGCTGGTTGACGCTCCATAGCTGGTTCCCAATTTGCCCACCTATATGTTCGTTCTCGTAATTCTCCCTCTACTGGTGCTGCTTCTAAGTCAACTAAAATATCAGGGATTTCTTGCCAATAAGAACGACCACGATAATCATATATACAATGACCATGTGGTTCTCCAACATTTGGGTCTTCTAATATCAATTGTATTCTATCAGATGTGCATTTATCGCATGTGCTAGGACAGGGTTCTATTGCGCGAACTAGCCAGACTCTTCCTACCCTAGAATTACGTTCTGACTCGTGTACTTCGTTAGGAATTTTACCTTTGAAAATATCGTGTTCTAGATTGTCCTTTTCATGCAATATCTTCATATGTGACCTCTCAGCTCGAAATCGGCGGATGAACCCCGCCCTCTACCTTCTTATATACGTCCTTATATCTAGAATCTCTTCCCCCTGCAATTATTCTATTATAATAACACCATCTTCGTTACAAGTAATTCTGGTAATCATTCGTTCACACATAATGTTCACAGGCAACATTACTGTAGATTTCTCATCATATCTTTTAAGTTGTTTTATTAGCTCCCCACAACTTAATCCTTTACGAAAATAACGTGAATCATATTTGGTGTTCATCTTGCCTCCCATTGTAGCGTTTCCCTTCCCTCAAAATTAGATAACTTGCCCAAAATTACGCCAATTTTTACTTCCTGAAGGTATATATATAATAGTTATATATTAAGATTGTTCGAGGTTATATATAAAATAATATATAGTAGATGTGATTTTTATGGTTTATCACTTAGTAAAAAGCCGCCCATCAGCCATCCATCTTCTTATTAGCCAGCCATCGTACAAATTTGAAGAACCAATACATAATTAAGAAGAATGTTACGATTCTGCAAACAACATCAATCGTTGGTTCCATCTTTTGACTCCATTTCTAATTGATTCTTTATTGGTAGTCCGCATATTGGACATAGAATAATGCCTTCTGGGCCTAATTTACACACAGTCCCTTCCACTAATTTACATTGACATTTCAGCCATATAGGCCATTTATATTTACTTTCCATACCTCTCACTTCTCAGGGTATTTGTAATCACATGATGTTTTAGAACATTTATATGCGGTTAATCCCCACATCTTTTCATATTCGACAAGGTCTGAACCACAGATTGGGCATATCCCAGCATTAATACAAGTATTGATATATCGTCTTTGTCTATTCTTCTCTTCTAGAATGTTGATAGCTTTAGCCCAAATGTGTGGATTTATTGTTATTTCTTTAGACATTTATTTATCCCTCCAGATATACCCTATTAAGCATCCGAAGAATACAAGAGTCAATGCAGCAGAGAAGAATGTACATAACGCCACACTAAAGTCATTAGTATCCGTCATCGCCTTTTCTCCTACAAACCTCCAAAACCATATTGAGCCGATACCTGCACCTGAAAATATTGTGGTTAGTACCCATTTATCCATATTTTCCTCCTATACTAAAGGTAGAACGATTCTTTGACAGGCCATGCACCAGTAGTATTTCATCACTTTTTCCCAAATGACCGAAACACTTCGACAAATAGGACATTGATGTATTTCGTAAAGACCTGTTTCCATTTCACCTCCTATAAGTTAGAAGCCCATGTTAAATCATCTAACCAGAAATAATAAAATTTATCACAAAATCCACAATGGAAATCCCCTGCAACTCTATTAACTTTGTGGTCTTCTATTACACAGTTAAATGCACACCGTTCACATCTTCGCCCACATCTTGGACATACTGCATAATCATAAATTTTATTCTTCAGTATTTTCATTCTGCACTCTTGGTCTTCGAACTCTTGTTGGCTTTACCCAAGGACGATTAAATATCCATGCAAATGCCTCTACACATAATGAATCTACACGTCTTTTCCTTGCTCTACGATAGAATATTATATTTCCATTACACCTAGTGTGGTCAGTTATTCCCCTTATTTCTGGAATACATGGTCTATTTCCAATCCATTGTGGTCTTTCTCCTTCTGGTAGCACTCTATAACATAAAATCCCTTCTGAAGTGTCACGAGTTATCGTAACAAATTCAGGCGGTTGCGGTCTCCAAAACTGGTCTCCATAGAATTCCTGCCACGTTTCAGGGTCTGGACACCATCGTGTTCCTACTTTGTATTTCTCGAATGGGTCATTATGTTCAAGAATCTTCACCAGTAAGCTCCTTTAAATCTAATGTTATATAGTCTCCTGCCACATATGGCTCTGTTCGTAGTCTCTTTATTATATAACTTAACCTAATAATCCCTAGTCTTTCCATACATTCTGTTCGCCTACAGGATACTATGGTATCTATTGGTAATGGTTCTCCACACAATGGGCAAAGTTCAAGTCCTATATCTGATAGGACTGAGAGTTTTTCAACAAGTTTTATATTCACACATTTATTTTCTACTTGGTCGAGAATCTTCATCTTTTCCTCTTACGACGACACGCTCTCTTTATTTTCATTTCCTTATTAAATTTGATATTCTCTTTTCTAATACGAGATTCAGTGAAGAGAATTGTTTCAGTAGTTAAATTTTCAGAAAGATAAACCTTCGATTTATTTTTCTTTATATGCTTTAAACTTTTAATGATATTATGAACTTCTTCTTCTAGTCTTTCGAAAAGTTCTTGGTCTAAGAAATCTTCATCGTCCATACAACGAGCACATAATGGATAATATCTTGCTGTTAATAGTTTATCTCCACAAACTACACAAGTAGTTATATCTTTATCTAATTCCCACCAACCACCTCGCACCTTCCGAAAATGCATAGGAAATCGTTTTGGATGTTGGATTTCTAAAATCTTCATCGGCGTCTCCTAACATAAAAATTATTTTCAAAATATTCTAACCCCCATTCTAAATGGTCTTCGCAGACCCAATGTCCCAATCCTCTATTTATTAACCAGTAATCAACATGGTTACGGCAAGGACGTTCTCCAAGATTATTGCGGTAAATACAGACACCGTGCGTTGGAATCCTATCAAATCTTCCATGAGGTACTTCAACTATTGGTTTCTGTTTTAGGATTTTCATTCATTTCCCTTTATTAATTTCAAATTCCTTTTTAATCTACTCCAAGTTTTATGATTTGTAAGCTCAGAAGAGATTTGTGTTCCTTCTTTCAAATTCTCCAATATATATTCGTCAATAGAATCCTTTAGTTGTAAGACATAATAGAAACAGGTTTGTTTTTGTCCTATTCTATGGATTCTATCCTGAGATTGGTTAAAAGCTGTTAGCCCCCAAGACATATTATAGTATATAATATAACTAGCTGCGGTTAGAGTCAGCCCAAATCCCCCAGTAGTAGGACTGGCTATCATTATTCTAATTTCTTGGTCTTCCATAAACTTATCTACAATTCTTTCCCTATCTTTTGGTGACATTGCTCCAGCTAATATTACATAGTTTTGTCCAACGGAAGATAACATATCAGCTATTAGCTCTGTTTCTTTTACCCACCACCTATAAATAATTATCTTTTCTCGCAATGGTATCTCGAAGATAAGGTCTCGTAATAATAGAAGTTTTGGGTTAGGATGGAATAAAACAGGGTCTTTATCCGTATAGAGGAATCCGCCAGCTATCTGACTTAGCTTCATTAATTGGGTGAGGATATTATCAACTCTAACATTCCCTTCGTCAAATTCCATTTTATGTACCAAGCCATCAGCTATCGGTCTATACAGCTCTACTTGGTCTTTACTTAAATAAGAAATCCTTTTATTCCAAACCTTTTCTGGTAGGTCAAGACACTCTTCTTTACGCACACGGACTGCATTTATAAACATTCGCTCTTGGAATTCCTTTTCTATTTCTGGTTTTATTGCCCATTTTGGAAACTTCCATCCTATATTCTTAAAATAAATATTCCTTGCTCTGTAAATATTTTCTCCAAAAGTTTCCCCCCTATCAATAATTCTGTATATAGTCAATAACTTAGTAAGGTCACGGTCTGATGGAGTTCCAGATAAGCCAATAACATAACCAGCTCTGTCACAAAGAATCTGTAAAGCTTTTGTTCGTAAAGTTGTCATATTTTGAGCGAAGGTTACTTCATCCAAAATAATCATTCCGAATTTATGTTGTATAACTTTATCAAGTAATACCCCTAGAGTAGAATCTCTTCTGCCTGGAAGGGAGTCATAACTAATTATAAATATTGAAGAATTGCTTCCAAGAAGTTTTATCTTTCTCTCTAAGCTGCCAACCAGCTTAGTATAATTGAAATAAGTATGCTCTTCTATTTGGTCTGCCCACGATTCTACTACTGATAGTGGACAAACAATCAATAGACTTTTAACTAGTCCTTGTCTATATAACATAGCAAATTTAGCCAAAGCTATCAAAGATTTACCAGTCCCACAATCGCTCCAATCAGCACTTCTTGTTTTAGTTAAATGGAATTGCAGATTGTTAACTTGATGTTGAAATAAATCTTTCTTTAGTATCGGTATCTTTTTCATTTATCTCTCATCGTTATCTGAATAGATTGGGTTCCCATTTGCATCATATACCATAAATGCTCCTGCTAGTAGACCTCCTCTATGGAGATGAGCGTAGTCTTTCAGACATATTCCTGATGCTTTTCTTCCATCCTCTGACCATCTAAAATGATATAAGGTATAGTCCCACTGGCAGTTATTTTTATAACGGCATTGTGCTATTCTATGGCACACAGAGTGTCCGTAATTTGTCCAACGCCCTCTTTCTGCGCTAGACTTAAGATAACATCCTTGAAAGTTTAATATTTTATTCTTCAATATCTTCATATTATTTCATCCTCGAAAACAGGCACCCATTCGGAGTCCCTGCTTTCACTCCTATATAATAACCACTTTCCTGCTTCTGGTCGCTCCCCACGATAGTGTAAATAATTTACAAGACATAGATTTTCTGCCTGCCGGAGAGCCTCTGAAAATTGTAGATGAAATAGAGTATGGTTAAAAGGACATCCTTTCCTTTTAGAATATGCACAACGCGGCTCTCTATCGCATTGGTGGTAATCATATATATACCAATGTCCTACTTTCCCATTAGCCAGGAGTTGGTATTCCCGCCAATCTTTATCTTTATGACTCAGTATCTTCATAATATTCTTCTAATCCTTCTTCAACTCTCTTTTTCTCTTTTGACCGACTATATACTGTTGTTGGGTCTATGACTTTATTTGGCTTCAAAGGTGCTCTAACAGGGACTTTCCACTTCTTTTCCTTTAATCGCTTATAGTTAGTCTTCATCCTGCATGCCCTTCGCTTTCTACTTGCTTAACGCATTCATCATGCTTTTGGCAGTATAGACAACTATGTCTTTTATATTTGAGCATTACATTAAATGGCTCATACTCTCCACAGACATACGCTCTATCTCCAAATTTATCAAACTTATCTGCGGATTGACGATTGCTGCCTACATTCTTATTTGTATTGCTGGCGTTTCCTTCAACTGGAACAGGGAGATTCTTTACTTCTTGTTTTGCCTGGTCTACTGTATCTTTCCCCTCTTGCTTATCTCTTTCATAGACACTTTCAAGAACTCTCTGTTCTATCTCATCGACATTCGTGAAATCGAATCTCATTATTTCGTCTTCTACTTTAGTTTTTCCATGCTTTATTGTGAAGACGATTTCAACATCGTCTATTCCAATGAAGTCATATCCTTCTAATTCTTTTGGCATTTTATCGTCGTCTGGAGCAAGAGTTATAGCAATGATGTTGTCTCTGTGGTCGAGATACGCCCGTATGAAAGTTGTCTCTCTACGTTGGTAGGAATATCCTTGAACAAGGCCAATTTCTCCCTCAGCGATAGCGTCGTCAATATCCATGAGGAAATGTTTCTTCGCCTCTTGGTCCCATTTCTTTGCGAGCTGCCTATCTGTACTGACATAACCTTTCCCAGAAGTTAGCTTTACCCAATCGTTGAAATCTTTAGAATTTCCATCGAACCAAAACTTATTATGTTTCTCTGTGAAAGGAAATTCTTGATAGTCTAACCACGCTTGGATGTCGGGGTCAAAGTAATATCCATATTCCTCATCAGTCTTTGGGTCAAGTAGCTGAGTTGTATTACTTTCGTCCTTGTTCTTATCTTTATCTGTATTCCTATTGTATCTATCTCTCCAATGTTCTCCTTCAGAATATCCGTCCCATCCATTCCATCCATGACCCCCTATATAACCATGTCCAGCTCCATAGAAATATCTAGATTTGGTTTTGTATGTAAAAAGCTCTTTGATTTCGATAGGATTTACAGATATCTCATACATAACTTCATCTTTCATTCTGAGGACTGTTCCATCTGGGAATCCATTAAATCCCCCACTATTGAGGAATTTTGGAATCGAATTGAATATGATATCATCGTCAGATGCAAAGATTATCATCTTTCTATGGGGACGAAATCCTAAATATACTGGAGAAACATACCTTGTGATAAAAATCTTATGCGGGTTCTTCTTTTCCAGTATAACGAAAGACCCACTACCATATCCAAGCCAAGGCATGGCTTTTTCCATCCCTTCCGTTTCTACATAGGATAGAAAGATTTCTGTATCAACCTCACCCTGATACTTGTAATCTTTCAGCTTTGGCAAAGAATGAAGCATACCATTATGGATGGCATAGTAATGTTCAGACTCTACTGGATGGTTATTGACATTATCTTTCTCTGACCCCATTGTGGCAGCTCTGACATGTCCGAAAGCTAATACAGCTTTACCTAATGGTTCCATGAATTTATGCATATGAACTTTGTCATAGTTCTCTGCATCTAATGGAGCTTTATGTGTAGTTATATTCCCTTCTTTATCCACACAAAGTAATCCAGTAGCATCACGACCTCTGAGTCTTGAGTTATACATAAGCCTTCGGAATACTTCAGCATTCTCTTTCTTTGGCTCTGGTGTAACGAATCCGAAAATACCGCACATTTTAAATTCCCTCCGTTTCTTGGATTGATGCTTGTAAAATCCAACCTATCCTTCTATATAGTCTTTCATTCTTTTTAGCCCCCTGTGCCCAGATAGTAGGGAATAGAATAACCACATCTGGATATGGAGCTTGCCCACGCCGTTGTGTTAAATATTGGTAATCTTGAGAATACTTCAATAAATCATCCACTGTCTTATAATTTAGATGCTCGATATAATGTAGCCTTGCCACTCTATCTAATTGTTCAATTGCTTTCCTTGAGATTCCGAAGCTGACCAGAGAGTTACCACTATACTCTATCTGGACAGATATATTGTGTCTCAATCTGCAAGGAACAGGAGTGAAATATTTCTTTATATCGGCATTCCTAGAGATAATAGTAATAGAAGAGCGTCGCTTCTTCGCTATTCTCCAGTTTGGAGCGATATCGACTCCTTCCAATTTAACCTTACCTTTGTTCGTTACAAACATTTCGATGAACATATCTATATCTTTTTTGTAGGCATAATATAATGGGAGGGATTTTAATGTATGAATCGTCTCTCCATCTTTATATGCCCCATCGTATACCGCTTTAGTCAAAGCATATGTAGTCACAATGATACATTGGCACATATCTTCAGATACTATATAAGAAGGTAATTGTCTCCATTCCCATCCACCGTGTGGCTTGTTCGGTCTAAACGCATCACGGCCACCTTCTCGTATAATGTCTGTAAGGTCATTTCTGATTCCAGTTTGATGTTTAAGTACATATATGCCAATATGCTTGTGTAATAGATGTGGTAATTCTTTAGGATACGATTTCTCACTGAAATGGATATGCCCGCCAGTATTTACTTTAGTTCCACCACCAGCAAAGATGAGAGATTCAGGTGGAATCGATTCTGAATTGAGAAGTTTCCTCATTACCCTTTTGATATTTCTCATCAAGTGATAAGGACTTCTGCCAGGGTCTGGACGTATCTCTCCAGTTTCTAGATGACCATCAGTTCCAATCTCTTTACCACCATGGAAAAATACATTAGCTCCAATGAGCCGTCCTCTCTTATCTATTATCTCAAATTCTGGGTCAGCCCCAACGAGTAAAGATTTGGAGAATATCCTACCAGAAGTTCGTACTTCGTGGATTTTAGTAAGAATATCTTTCATAAGTGGCACAAACTTTTGGGCAAGATGGGTAATGTCTGAAAGCCATAATAGATTAACTTTCAGGTTATAAAATCCCATCTCACTTCGGTCAGCATCATTTATAAAAGTGATATCCTTCTGAATATTTCCAGGCAGTTCTATATATTCTTTCTGGTAGCGATGAGATAATGGAATGGTAACAGTGATTGGTACGAATCTTGGAGTCTTTATGCGAAGATGGGCAAGGATTTCACTTCTATTATATTCCCTTGTAGTTGCAGTTCCTTCATCATATTCGCAGTAGATATAGATTGTGTTTGGTTGTAAGATACCGTAGCCTTGTGTTCCATCTGGATGTGGGTCATCCAGTCTTCTCATATGGTCGACACTATATTCTTTCATATCTCTACTAAGTACCATAACACCATTATGAGATACAATAGTTTTTAGTTCGCACCGTCTGATTAGAGGAGCCAATTCTTCTACAGCATCCTTTGTACAACCTTCATGCTCCATCAAGATTTCAATAGGATACTTAGCTCCTGTCATTCTAACACCTCCTTTGCTTTAGATTTATAACCACCATTTCTTGTCACCCCGATTATTCATTGTTCGACTGAAAGCAGTTGAAATTGCCTCAGAGACTCGCTCATCGACATAGTTTTCGATTTGCTGAATCATAGGAAATACTTCCGCATCAACAGCATCCTGACTCCATCTGGCAATCTCATCATCAGATTTTCCGCGAGTCACGCTCTCTACTATCTCTCTGGCAATTTCTTCCAGCCGTCGTTCAGATAACATCTTCTAGCCTCCTTTCTTTATTTAGCTGTTCGTTGTACAAAAAGGACATCAACCATGATAGTGCATCCCTCCAATGCTGCATCTGTCACTGTCATATCAGTATCTTTCGATTTCCTAACATATTTGCCAACTGTGTTCATAGTCTCATCCGATAAGGACGCAACAAGAAGGCATTGGTCATTCCCAATTTTGCAAGGAATTAGGTCTTTCTTACCAAATCCTATTAGTTTCCGCATCCACTCAAAAGTTTCTAAATCTGTTTTCTTAAATGCAATGATTTTGACCATTTTACCTCCTAACACTTTCTTGAGTTTTGGCTTCTTATGCTTTCTGCCCATACTCCCATCTCTCCTTTTAGGGATTATTAGACTGACAATAGAATAGAATAGTAATCCTACCAAGAATAAAACTATTAGAACCATAACTCCACAGAAGTTTTTAACTCTATCAATCATACTTCTCCTTGCCACAGATAGTACATCTCCATTTGAGTGGCATACCTTTCGCAGTTTTCATCTGATTGCAGAGTCGATACCCCTTTCCGTATTTCTTATCCTGATAGTCATCGTTACAATCACATTTCCTCAACGCTGTCATAGCCATATCTCGCTCCCTTAAATAACGTATAGAAATTGGCTATAATTGTAGACTGTTGGGCATTGTTCCACTTTATATTTAAATATACGTCCACGCCACCATTTTCTATATTTGTTCCAGCTCCCTGCTACGTCCTCAGCATGTCCATATGAAGTATAAATTACCTTTGGACGACCATAAAGTGTAACCATCCATAGTGTAGTTGGGTATATCCGCCGTATATCTTTTGCAGCGTAATCTACTATTGGAACTAGCGTCATATCAAAGCCCAATAATGTAGTCTTTATGGTTCCTTTATGTTCTACGACTTTCATATCATCCCCACAATTGTTCATAAAGATAGGCAATATATCTGGTTCCTTGATGGAAGTTGTGGCAAGCAGTGGGATAAAGACGAGTACCTTCACATTTCGTGTCATTTAATTCTTGTGCTAGCTTCTCCAACTCATTAGGATTATTAGTTAAATCCTCCCTAATCCACCAGATTCTGTAGCCTTTTATTGAATTATCTCGATTCTTTTTGAATGTTTGCTGAGTAAGATATTTTGGCAGATGGTTTAGAATTTTCACTTAATCTCCTTCATCCATACATCAGTGCCTCGATTTGTAAGCCAAACTTTGCGCCATCTAGTTCTTTTCATAGATTTCGCAGCAACAAGATTATCAGCTTGTACACGAGCTACCATTATATCTATCCCATGAGTTTTTGCAATCTCCTCTTTCATAGCATGGAGAACATAAGAATAACCTTTATCACGATATTTCTCCTCAATGCGCATCCCAGAAGAATATATGATAAAATTATCTCCACTTATTTCTCCAGCAAGAGTAAGACAGAAACTCCCAAAATAATCACTGAATTTTGCATTGGGAGTTCTAGTATAGATATTCACAGTTACTCTTTCTCCCCCATCATTTCCTGAATTGAACCAAAGTCTCAAAGAAGCTCCAGATGGTAATAGAACTTTCCAATTATCGAAGACTTTTTCTATGGATTCTCTATGGAAAAGTTCTCTTTCCCAAGCATTCTTTTCAACCTTGAGTTTCTTTTCATGCTTAGATACTGTCACAAACATACTATCATTTTGTAATACCTTCATTCTTCTCTCCTTTCTAAGAAATTGTGTATGGCGTTAACGAATCGGCGAGCATTTATATCGCCAAATTCTGGTCGGCTATTAACCTCAAGAACATATAAGTTTCTTCCCTGCATAATAATATCTACCGCACCAAAATCATATTCTAATGCTCTCAACGCTGCCTCTCCTATATTTTTGACGTTTCGACGCAGACCTCTTTCTTCTCCAACTCCGCCCCATCTTGCTCCTCTATGTTCATTCCATCTGAAGTCCCCATTGGCAGGGGCAAACTTTTCCATAAAGAAAGCCATTATGCGATGAACCATCATCGCTCTGAACTCTCTATCCTTCTCTATATATTCCTGATATAATTGGTCCCGTTTGAAGCCAGGTCTATTAGTCAATCTCATGCCAGTTCCCATCTGTCCTACATCTGGTTTAACTACCAAGCGTGGATTACCTGCTCTCTCCCACTGTGCTCTAGTATTATAGACAGTTGGGACAGCAACTCCAGCATTTGTAAATAAACGATTCTGCTCTACTTTTCCAATCACTAATCGTGGATTGAGAATTCTCACTCCATTTGGATAGTGTCCTTGGAACCTGCCATGATTAGCTCCCCATCTTACGATAGTATCACCACGACCAGCTCTTCCATTATAATGTCGCCATCCTCCAATATCAGCAATCCTTCTCCAAGTAGTTAAATGTGCGTCTGCATCGATGTAAATCATTAGCGTCGTCTCCTTTCTTTGAATAAGAAGAATTCTAATTCTGATTCGGAAATGCACCATATAGAACCATCTTCGCACTCTACTTCCATAAAATCTGTTGTGCAGTCTTCACATAAATCAGGTTCTATTAATCTATCATTGTGGTCGGAATAACTATCCTTTGCACATTTCCTATATCCTACTATTTTACGCCAATAAGGTTCTTCTTCGTCCTCCGTATCTTCTACATATGCAAGATATGAACCTATTGGTGCTAATTCCTCAACTGTCTTGTGATTTTTCTGCTTCAATATTTTCATCGGCTGATTCCTCAAATTCAGCATCTATTACGTTGGCATCTCTGCCAGGTAATAGTGCTCTACCTCCCTTCATTAGGTACGTAGTGTCAGAAGTTAGACTTACTTTCTCTACATCACAACCAAGCTCTGCAGCGACGTCTTTCACTTGGTCTAGGATGTATTCGAGGTAGTCCATATCATCATCGTGAATTTGAATGTCAAGTTCTATCTTCGCCTTCATCTTCCTCCCCTATTTGATAGTAATATTCTTCGTCCTCTTCATCCTCAAGCTTATCGCCTCTGAGAATTCTTTCTATTATATCTAGTGGGATTCCCCTCTCTTTTAAATCCTCTATATAGACTTCATATGGGTCTGTTATAATCATCAACTCAAAGTTTGGGGAACTATTTCCACATTCTCTGCATTCATATCTATCTATTTCAATTTGTTGATGCTCCTCATCTAAATTTTCTTCAGCTCTTCCAAACTCATCAACAAGTGATATTCCCCTAACAGTTGATGTCCACATGGCGACTATGTTCTCTGGAGCTCTACAGGCAACACACCAATACCTACCTCCACCGCCTACACTACTCAGCCACTCATCATACGTGGGGATATTTATTTCTTTCTTCTCTGGTTTGTTTAGAATAATTTTCATAACCCATACCTCTCAATCTCTTCTATATCTGTCAATAGCATCCTTTCTCTTGGAAAATGCTTCTTGACGATTCTACACATATTATATGTGTAATCGCAGGAAGCATCCGCCCTAAACATCTCTATGAATTTATAATTTTGCCCCCTGAAATCTAAACTAAGTTCTCGAACTTCTAAATCATCTGGTCTTTCTGAGGCGATGACGATTCCTTTTTCAGTTGCTGGATGTTTAAACACCCAAAAGTATGACATTATTTTCTCCCTATTTTCATTCTGCGAAGGATTTCTTCTTTGATTCTCTCCCTCTCTTCTCCCCACTTCACATTATCACCTTTACGGTAATTTCGCTCTTGCAACTTGGTAGCTAATAAGAGAGACCGTAACAATGCCTCATCATCAAATTCTCCATAGTTATAGCTGACCATTCTGCACCTCCTTTGTTGCTACATCTGTGGCCTCTACTTTATAGATTGTGTGGATATGTTTAGTTTTCAGGAAGAACTCAATTGATAAACCAATAAAATCCACAGCATTATCTGATGCTTCCCTAATTATACCTCTATCTACCCCTGTCCAATACTTATCAGAATGGTTTCGAAGCCAGAAGTATTTCATTATAACCCCCTAACACATACTGGAAATCCTTTAGATTCCTGTGGTTCCTTTGGCATATCTGAATCTTCCTCTAATGTTTCTCTATGGGAAGCTAATGCAAGTCTCATACCTATTCTATCTTTGTTGAAATACTTGCATCGTTTCCACCAGTCTTCCCCCCGCTTTTTCGTTGGGAAAGTTTCAATCCAGATGACCTCTCCGTCTTCTTTCCTAAAGACAAACATAAGCCACCAATGGAATTCCAGCATTTTTCTACCACATTGATCTTGATTTATCATTTCCTTTATCCTCCTCTTCTGGAGTAAAAAGGAGTTTGAAGAATACTTTCTTACAATCTGGACATTCCATCCTATCGAAAGTAGAATGTATTTTAATCGTAGCCACTCTTACCAATTCGACATGCTTTTTACAGCGAGGACAGAAATGTACTATCTTGTCACTTTCCATTCTTCACTCGGTCTCCTCTATACCATACATTTTCTTTTCTAGCTGGAGTCTGTACAAACATCTGCACATCGTCTCCATCTAGTCTGCCAATAACTACAGGGATGAACAACGCAGTGTATTCCCACGCACAGAGAGGCTCGAATTCTTTCTCAGGAATCTCATAGACTTCTCCATGTATTCCTTTGAATTCTGCTGCCTGTATAAATTTCCCACCCATCTGTTTCATCTTCCACTCGTTCTCAGCACCCCTTATAAGAGTGCCCCATACGAATAATTTCATTTTATTCCTCCTCTAATTTCTTTTCTGGCGACCATCTGTAGACACAGCCATTCTTATTATCAGAATGAGTATGCCACGACCCATCCAAATACCAATTCTTATGAATGGCATTGATATCAAAGAAGTTGTCAACTCCTGAATAAATCATATCTAATAAAGCCTTATGGGTATTCTCGTGGTAGTTTGAGTATCTCCGTTTGATAAGTCCTGCAAAGACTGCTTCATTAGATTTTATGACCTTCTTCGCTTTTGGGATATCATAATTATTTATGATTCCTACAATCACATCTTCTTTGACAGGAAGAATCAATTTGAATATCGGATAATTTAGCCCAAGAAATATAGCTGCTCTCGTCATATCATAAGAGAAATGATATACAACAGGAGAAACTAGGACTGCAGAACTTGGAGTCCTATATTCAATTCCATGGGATGGGAAACGATATTCCCCCGCTCTTCCATAGTACATCCGTCTTAATGGGCTTTCAACTTTTTGAAACATTGAGACAGACATGATTCCAAAAATGGCATCTGCTGCCTTAATCATATTTATTTTTTCTTCTTCCTTCCTTCCACTTAAGCCAAAATGGAAATGACAGCCAGCGAATCTAATTGGAAGAGCCGCAGGGTCTTGGACTTGGATGGATGGCGTGTTATAAACATTTTTACTAGGGGCACACCCTAGTTCAATATGCTCTGGTTTAGCGTCCGCCATTACCTCTGTTGGGATATCCATCACACTTTTGTATGTGAACTGACATTTTCTGTCGAAGGCTCTAGCAGCTTTCCATAATTTGACGAGTTGATAGTGTGTAGCATCTGTGAAGTATGCTAAACATCCACCATGAGGAACAGTAAATTCCGCCTGGAATCCATCCCAAAATACTCCTTCCCCACTTTGTTTCGCTGCCTTTTTGTTAGGCAAGAATTTGAAGGCTGGAATTACGATGCCATCTTTGTCCACTACGAATATCTCTGGGTCACCTCCGACGGTGCATCCTGATACTTGAGCGTAGTGCAATAGCTTTGCCCTACTCTCTGCAGTCATCCCCTTTAAGTCGGCTGTTCCCGCTATAGTACAACGTTCACTCTCTTCCGTCCTGATGTAGGAACTGTTGCCATTATCGATGTCGATGAGTCTTCCAGATACTATCTTACTTGGTCTGTCATGATACATATCTGTGAAGACGCCGATGGTGCCCTGGTATTTGATTATCTTACCAGCGCATTCTATCAATAATGGGGGCATCTTCGACCGCCGTTTAAGAATCATCTTCTATACCTCCTTTTCTTTTTTGGTTTCTCCTCTTCAGGGAGTTGTTGAATTGTTAAAGTACTAATCCTTTCCACGTCAAGCTCGCTTCCCCACGTATTTTTACCTTCTAAATGTAAGAAACAATTCTTCGGGTTTCTCACAATATCTCGAAGGTTCTCATCTAAACTTTCTTCCTCATCATAATAATTATCAATTAGTTCTCCTTCGAGAATTACTCTAATCCGCATCACATCACCTCCTTAATGTCGACTACATATGTAAGTCTACTAGTTCTTTCAAATGCTTTCGTGCTTCATTTTTCTCTTCTTCAGTAGAAGCCATCCAACAATTGAAGTGCATATAAGTACGAGTATTCTCTTTGGGTTCTCCACATTTGAAACAGTGAGTTAAAACGAATTGCGAATTTCCAAGGTCATTTCTGATAAGAGTGATGCCGATGTCTACTTTTTTCTCTTCCCATTTATGAAATACTTTCATTAGTTATGCCATTTCCCATCTAAGATATGAGCCATTTCATGCCCGAAAGTCCGTAAAATTATGGAGCCATCTTTCTGACGTGGAATATATATTTCCTTGAAATCGATTTGCCCATTGTCCTTCCTCTCCCAGTCAATCTCCATCCCACCTACTTGCTCAGGTGTATACTTTGGGTAATGCTCTTTGATTACTCTCTCCCATGTCTCTTCATCCACAAATCTAATAGTTATTGGGATTTCTACCATCTTATCCCCACGTTCCTCTTTCTGGAAAATTTTGTACATATCTTGTTTTGGAACCCAAGTATAATCTCTTGCAGGGATTGGAGAAGAGTATGTACCCATAACAAGAAAGATGGCGATAATGCCTGTAAAGATTAAACTAACATAGTTTCTCTTCAAAAACTTCAGCATCTACACTCCCCTTTCCTTCATTGTTTTCCTTCTTCCCTTCCTCCATCTTTTGACCACGAGAAAGAAGTCCAACAAATGATTCAATAGTTATAGCTTCTGCTAGTAAGGAATTGTCTCTCATTCCAACAAGTTTGCCATAGAATGTATCTATAGGTAGGACAGCGATTTCCCTTACTAAGCGAAGGCTCCTCTCTATGTAGGCTAAGTCATATGGGTACATCTCCGATATATTTTTGATTAATCCTTTCATAGAGCCTCCTTTTAGACATCCTTATATGTTTTATGTGGCGGGATTCTATATCCTATTCCACCTTCATACTTTAGTTCTTGTGGTAATAACCTGCGGTTACAAATAGGACATCTCACACGCCTACGCTTATCCAAGAATAAGACATTACTACATGGACACCACTTATAGGTTCGTTTCTTTTTTAGTAGCATAGTGTTCTTCCCTTACTCTACGTTTCACCATCAACGCAGTTTCCCTTCCAATAGCCTTTTTTGCTGCTTCGGTTATTTTAACTTCCTCTTTGCCCTCTTTCTCAATATCTTCTATCATTAAGGAAATGATTTCCCCTATATTTTCAATTGCTAATTCAACCTTCCCACTCGTGATTATATGATTTAACCTTTCCTCAGTCACCCACTCATCCACGATGTCTTTTGCTTCTTCCAACATCTTAAGTTTATCTAATACTTTCCTTGGAGTAGCTGTTTCTCTGAACTCATCCCGCTTATGTTTAGCAATTATTCTTTTACCATCGTTCTTAGTCACCTCTTCTAATGGGCGGAGAACAATTCCCTCTCTTTTATGTCCAGCTCCCATACCGTTACGAATAGCTTGGACAGAGTCTGCATCTCTCTCCGCATCAATAGCTTCGAGAGTTGTGGGTATTCGTTTGTAATGCACAAACTCAAGTCCTAATCTCTCACAGAACTTCTCTGCTTTGAGAACGTTCAACCAAACATTCCCAATCTTTACTTCGAAGCAAACGAATTTTGGTGCATCTCCGTAAGTAGCTGACATCCTTTGGAATTTACTACCATAGAACTCTCCGTATACGTGGATACTCCTATTTGGAGGAGATACCTCTTTGAATATCTCAAGCAATTTCCCCTCATCAAATAACTTTACGAATATTTTATGAGGAAATCCGCCTGAGAAGAATGATATATTACCATTCTTATAACTAATATGAGCGGAAGTTCCATGTATCTTTTCCAGCGCATAGCACTCTTTGAATTGAAAGATGTCTTGATTTTTGTAGAGATTATCTATATCCATATAGCTCATATAACGCCTCCCTATAAAATCAGATTGGCTTTTCAAGGGTTAGTTGCTGAAACCAATCTTCGAAGATTTGCAGGATAGATAGGATTCCTCATCCTGCGAGTTATTTATAAATACCTATTGGGCCAAAATACACTATCAGTCGAAACATCTCCCGAAGAACCACAAATATCTCGATAATAGAATTCCGTATGACAGTGTACACAAATTCCTTCAGATTTGAGAATTTTGCAGATGGCTTGAGCTGCCTTTTTACTTAATCCGTTTAACCGTGTATCACCTGTTATGATATAATGTTTTTTCCTCCACAAAAGTTTCTCTCTACTATTAATTTCGTATCTCATAAGACCTCCTTTAGTCATCCCCTCTAAACTATTCAGGCTGGAGGTTTTCAGATTAAATGTCTGAGCCTTTGGTTGCTGAAACCAGCCTTCAACACTTATATTATCTTTACCTGATTAAGTTCGATGAAAAACTTCTCTCCGCAACCTGCACACTGTAGATAGACAGGATTATTTCTGTCGTCTCTTATTCTGAAGAATGCGTAGCCACAACTACATACCCACGTTCTTGGTTCTACTACTACAGGAGACCAGTGGGCTTCTCGTTTTAGTGTTGGTTTTGTGGCATGGGAACCAATCCAAAATTTTATACTCATCTCTTTCCCCCTCTCTTACTTAACTTCATTGGGTTGATTTTCTTTTTACTTGTTGGGTCAATTACTACAGGTAGTATGTGAGTTCTACTTGCACATCCGCCCAGCTTTGTCCATAATTTAGTAGGCTCTACGTGCCTATCACAAATCTGCCCCCATTTGATATGGTCACATCCTTCATCTTGTTGGCACTTCTGATGGAGCTCTAAGTTACTGAATTGATTAATGCTTCTTGATATTCCGAATATCATTTCTTCTCCTCTTCGTAGACCCATCTTGCCCAAAAGTTTGTCCATCAAGGTCGTTATGGTGGAATATCTTCATTATTATCCCTCCGATGCTGCTTTTAGTTGGCAGTAGATTTCGTAGCAGGTCGGATGGAAATACCAAATTCCTCCGTCCCACAATTCTAAAGGTTTGTAGATTTCCATTATTTCTTCATTACACCATTTACATATTGGGTTATGGCTTTTAGTTTTTTCCATCGTCATATTTTATATGGTCACACAGTGTGTAGAACTATTAAACCATCGCCATCTCTTAAATCTTCTTTGCAATGTTCACATTTATGTACGAATCCATATTTCTTTTCATCATAATTTCCAGGCACTAGTACGTGGGGCTTCTGTACTAACTTACTTCTCCTCCTCTTCATCTAACGCCTCCTCTCCTTCTTCCTCTTCTTCCCTCTTCGCTTTATATAAGAATGGGTGTAGGTATCCAATCCTCTCTTCGATGCTCATGTAACTTAGCTGCGGTTTAATGAGTCCCATCTTTTCTCCCTCCACTAATCGCTCTCTAAGTAAATCTCCCCATCGTCTAACTGCCCTACTCCATGCTTCTTACATTCTTCTTCATGTATTCTCTTCGCAGGACAGTTGCCAGCGAAGCATTTATAAAACTTATGCTTTTTTGGATGGAGATATCCGCATTCGTTGCACGCTTCCTTTATAGCTTTATTCTTCTTCTCTTCCATCTTTCCATTTCCTCTTCATCTTCTCTAGCTTTTCTCGTTCTCGTTGAAGATAGTTCCATCCCCACGCCATTGTAAAGACCCCGAAAAATATTAATGGTAATGCAGGATGGAGCATCTTAAGTCCTTTGCCCAGTAAAACCGCCCCAAAGGCGAGGACACCAAGTCCTACCAAACCGTCAATAATTGGAACTATAAAGTCTCTATTTTTCATCCGTATCCTCCTGCTCCCATCTTCCGTAATATAGTTTGCAATGCCCCATGATATTCTTTTGGGACTCCAAATCCCTCACAAAATGGGCAACGTGGAATCTTATTCTTTTCCAACTGCTTTTCATACCTATAGATTAGAATAAATAGCCAGAGGAATCCAACTCCACAAGCCATAAGGAACATCGATAGCAACATAAGTATAACATTAATCATCTTAGCTCCTTTCTTAAATGATTTGTTTAGCAGATTGACTAGTGGGTTCGACCCCACCATTTATCCAAGTGTTGTGCGGAAGTCAATCTTCTGGGGGGCTTAACTTATTTCTCTGCAGCGAAAAGCTTTTCCCGTATTAAGAAATAGAGATTATATCTTCGTCGTCGTCGCCTAATGGGAATTTCTCATTGCAACCCACACACTCTGCATACCAGCGTAAGTCACAATCCCCACCATCCTCTTTATATATTTCGAAACTACTAGTACCACAAGAGCAAGTGAATATGGATATTTTTCTATTTGTGACTTGTTTCCATTTTCCGTTCTTCTTTCTCCCCATCGTCCTCTCCTTTCAAAATGCCTCCTTTATGCTGTGGTAATCCACCATATATCGTTGCGTAATACTATAGACCAATCCTGCCTAACAAAAAGATAAGAATCCCAATCGAGTATCATCCAATTGAAATGTCCGTTTCTCATTCCTTTACCATCTTCCTTGTTTTCTGCTCTAGGACTTTAGACATATTCTCAATGGATTGTAACACGTTCTCGCCAGTATTCTTAATGGTCTTATCCGTGGTTACTATATCCACGCCATACTTCACCGCTGCCATTTTGAGCATACTATCCGTACTTGGCATGGCTACAGATAATAGCAGAGCTATTATAAGAGCAGGAACGAAACGCCGCAGATATGCTTTAACCATTGGTGCCTGTTTCTCCGCCACCTTGTTGTGGCTTAAATGTTCACTATTAGCATCAACTATATTAACTATTTTCCATATGATGCCAATAACAACACCTATACTACATACCACTGTAGTTGCGATGAATAGCCCTTGAATAGCTGTTAGTTTGAACAATAAATATACTTGCCACCATTCCATTTTACTTCCTCCTCTCGAATATTAAAAATGCCTCACTCTCCATTCTCATCCACCATCAGTGTGAAAGGAGTCTATCTTATAACAGATTGTACATTCATAAATAGAATCAGCCATAGTTCCACCTATACAGGTATATCTATGTCTCCTCCCTGTTATAATATAACATATCACCTTTCGCCGAATCCATTCAAAGAGTGGAATCCTCCTCATTGTGATTCTTTCTTCATCATATTCACCTTTTGCTTTTGCAGGCCTTTCACTCTTAGCATATAATTCTAGAAGGTACGGATTATTTGTTATCATTTTACTCACCCCCTTACTCATTCCTATTAACAACGATGTTTAAACGAAAGAACATATACTCGATGCTTAATTCTATAACCCAATGACTCATGCCAAAATTAAAACCAAACCACACCTCATCTGGGTCGTAGAATAAACTCCATTGCCCCCAACTTGTTCCTTTACCCCACGCTTTCACAATCTTTTCTCCTTCTTAATGGTTTCATCCACAATTTGGAAGTGAGTATCAGATACAAAGAAACTTACAAGGTGCCCAGTTCTTCTTTCTAACCATCTTGCAAATTCTCGTGGAGTGATATCAATTAGCGGATTGCCTTCTTTATCCACGATTTGAAACCAAGTGCCTTCGCCTGCTATTTTAACTGTCCTTAGTTCTCCGTACATGGCTTTCCTTCCTCCCAATTTATGAATCGTGGGTCTATGTTATGCACACCCCCGTCGAATTCTGTTGCTGTTGCCTTCATCTTTGGACACTTCCTGCATTTCCATAGCTCATATATTATAGGAACTCTTCGCACAGTGCTTGAGAATATCAACTGGATTGTGCCGTGCCCTTTCTTCTCTACGACTTTCTCCCACTCATGAAACAGATGCATTGCATTCCCCTTTCTTTAAATCTCTCTTACTTTTTCACCCCCTTTCCTTTTTGACCTGAATATGCAGATTGGCTTTTTTCAGGGTTCTATTGCTGAAACCAATCTTTGAAGATTCACAGGATAGCTTTTTTCATAGTTTGGTTGCTGAAACTATCCTTCTAAACTATTCAGAGTGGTATTTGTCCGTGCAAGGATTTATTGCTGTAACCACTCTTCAAAGTTTTATAAGTTTTTATCTGGCGGTCCAATATCTACTTCTACATACCTCTTGTCATCACCATCATAAATAGAAAGTAATACCATATCACATCCATCAAAAGAAGTATGGAAGCGGACTATCTTGTCCTGGTTAAACTGGCTGAGCCATTCGATAACTGTTTTTACCGTTGAGCCCTGCTCTTTCAATAGCTTATGAGTTACCCTCTTCATTTTTCCCCACCAATTTCGTATACGAGCCACCAGTTTCTAAATCTGGGTGACGAGAATTTAGAAGGGATCGCTAATTTCCTGTACGGTGAGAAGATTCATTTTTTTATTTTAAGATCCCGGATTTGACGTTTAAGTTCATCATTTTCTAAAATAAGAAGATTCATTTCATCTGTTTGCCCCACTAAGTGTTTTCGTTTGTGAGCGAAACACAATCCTTGCCCCCTAGGTGCGATTTGCGGTCTAGGATATTCAATTTTCCAGTTACATTCTTCATCTCCAAATTCTTTACATATTCTTGCACCGATTCCCCATAAACTTTTTTTAATATTTTTATTGTTGCAATATGCATCATCATCATTAAAAATACAGTTTATTTTTTTATTCATTTAACTTCTCCTTTCTATCTCGTATTCTCTTTGAAATTCCGCTTAAATCCTTTTAATAATCCAACTATCATCTACTCAACATTTATCTATATATGTTCTCGTCAGAAACACAACCCCCTTGTCCTTTCTAACTCCTTCCCCATCCTTGGCATATTCCCGTCAGTGGTCTTTCACCGGTGTTCTGGTTACTGCGGGACCGCTATGCGATCACTCGTATACGAGTAGCTGTATCCAGTCTTAATCTCTAACCCAAGACGGTTAAGTAATAATGAAAGAATGGAGGAGACAGACCATTTTGGTGCTCCATATATAGTATGTGGTGGACTATCTCTGAATCTGCCGTCATAGATATTGGCATCTAATGTTAACTGGTCTACCCTACTCTGCAGGAATTTTACTTCTCTTTCTAATGCTTCAATTCTTTTCTTCTTTGATGGCATAGTTATCCCTCATATCTGTGACCTACGAATGGACGCACTCTTCGGAGCTTTTTATCTAGTGCTTCCAAAGCCCTCTTAGCTGCGATATTCCAGCCACAGTCCTCATTGTTCTTATCGATGAATGACTTTTTCGTGACACCTTCACCGATGATTTGTCTTCCTGTTTTAGGAAGAGTCAGAGTAGCAACTACTACAGTGAAAGCTACACCCTGAAATCCTACCTCTGTATCAACGCTTTCAAGATTATTTGAAACTTGTAGTAGAGTCCGAAACTCCTTCGCTAACTCTAATGCTGTCTTCTTTCTATACTGTGTCATCCTTTTCACCTCCTTTTATATCTACACTCTCCTTTTTCCCATTGCTTATACGGACCTTTGTATAGCCCCCTTCATTTGACTTTCAAACCAGCAAGTCTCTTTCGACATCTGCAAAGTTCTAAAATTGCAGAAAATAATTCATCAGCTTCACCATAGGTTAATACTATATCCCAATGAAAATAACCTTCGTTTCTTTCCATACCTCTCTTCAATGTCTTTTTCAATTCGCTTAATCGTTTATAGCTCACACAAATTGGCATATTCTCCTCCCTTGGATTTACCCCGTCTCTCATTACACTCGTTACAAGTGCAATTATCACTATATCTATGGATGTATTTCATTCTTTCTTCTCTTCTTTCCCATCCTCTTTCGAGTTAACTGTCTCGATACAATACATAACTTGGTTTGCCATGACCAAGACTTTATAGCGATTTCTCGCTGCTTCTAAGCTTGGTGCCCTTACTCGTACCTTAGTTGTTATTTTGTACTCAGGCATTCTCTTACCTCCTTTATACTGAATCGACATAGACTTTCTTAACTTCGTATATCCCCGTCCTGTTATTCCATTGGATTATGAAATCTATGCAAGCTCTTTGGGTGACTGTAGCCACTCCAGAAGAGGAGAGTCCGATATGTGCTTCTAATTTTTGCAACATCTCCCTGACCTCTGTCACTCTCTCTTTATTGAAGAACATCATTGTATATTCTTCACCGTTGGGTGCTGGGAATGTAATCTTTGGCGTTGGTGTCCATATATCCGCCAATGCTATGTTGTTTTCTTGTGCTTTCTTTGTGTGCATCTTATCCCTTTGTCCTCCTTTTCCTTGGAATCTTAATCTTATATTTCTCAAGCGTCCTTAACATAACACCTTTAGGAGTCAAGTCTTCCGCACCAAAGATGGCTTTCAATATAGCTGGACTAAAGCCAGATACTAATGCCACATTCTTATGTTTCGTAGTCGTTGGTTGTCCCGCATAACCAGTCGTATTCCAATAGACAACTTGAGGAATATCATATCCAGCCTCAAGCCATTCATCCAATACATTCTCAACCTCTGCTTTCTTACCTGTTGTTCCTTGATGGAACTGCATATCAGAAACGATAAGAAGCATATTAGGCATGCCCTCTTTCGATACGTTGAAGAACTTCGCTGCTTTTAATAATGTTCTTAATGCTTTAGCTATCTGCGTAGAGCCAACCGCACCATCAAAGATGGTATGACTCTTCACCGCTTGAGAGAACTTCATACCATTCCAATCCTTAAGTTTGCCCTCAGAGCAGAAAGCTAGGAACTTCTTATAGAATGGATTGTCCTTGGGAATCTTAGCGGAGCAGTATAATGCCATCCCTTGGCTGATGTGAACAGCTTGCACAGAGCCACTTACTGCTGTGCTCATAGAACCAGAAGTATCACAGACTACAATAGGTCTTGCTCCTGTTTCCATGTAATTTGGTAGGGCATCAAACTGTGCATCGGCAATCTTGCTATCACCACTAAGTACAGTTCTTACACAGTCGTGTGGAAACAGCACATCACTATGGATAGTCGCTTTGCCCTTTTCCAAAGCTTCCTTATACGCTTCGAATCTCTCCGCATCATGCCTTCCAAATGCTTTGGTGTAGCGTGCCATAGCCACTGAAGGAACATGCTCGTATGTAATTTTGTTCCATTGATTTGAACACATCTTATACTCAACGATGTGGTCTTTCCGAATCTCAGCGAGGATTTTCCTAAATGCCCTCTCATTTAACGAGCCTGCTCTTCGCAAAGGCTTATCGCTTCTGTCTGCCCACTTAGCAGCCAGCACATCCTTCTCACTCAAAGCGTGTGTCCATAGCTTTACAGCTATCTTCTCACACTCTGTGCCGAATAGAGTGCGAAGGTCATCCCACCTTCCAACCAATGGAATCCAGCCAATATTGAGGTCAATCCATCTTGGGTCTTCCTTAGCCAACCATCCAAGACAGGCTCTGAATCCACTTCTATTCCCTGCTCCACCACGACAATCTCTCAGCCATAATAGAAGCTTAAAAGATACTGTTGGGTCAACTATCCAGGTCTTTTGGAACAGAGATAAAGCGGAATCTTCGCTGCCGTAGAAGGTTCCCTTCTTAATAAATAGAGAACCAGCCTTACTAAAGAATTCCACAGCATGGTCTAGAGAATGCTCATACTGTTTCGCTCCTTCATGTGTCTTATCAGGAGTCTTTGGAATCCTATAGTCTTCCCCTTCCATCTCTTCATCTTCAAATTCGTCTTCGTAATCGTCCCACATAATTAATCCTCCTTCCTTTCGTAACTGTAATACTATAGTTACTCCTTCCTTATACACGCAGTCCCATTGAATTCTTCAGATGCTCTAAAATATCTACCAGTGAACTGGATAGTATCCACATGTGAGTATAATATACCAGACCACATTCCAAATCGAGATTGATGCCAATTAATATGGAACAAGATTGTGTATTCTTCATCGCTTGGTAGATATCTTAAGTCCCAGTACCCTTGTAATGGTCTGAAATAGTTGTAAGTATCCCTTCTCGTCATCTCAAATTCAAGTATTTGATAGGGCAGAAGGCACTCCTCACACTCCACAATCATCTGCCCAGTAGCATTCTTATCTTCATCTAATTTTCCATATAGGGTGTAGAAGACATCACAAGGTGCTACTTGTGGAGCTCTCCAATCTCCTTGAGGAAGCCATCTTATGTGTGGACTTGAGGTATGCCATGATGGGTCGCCAGTATGATATAGGAAATGTCTATTCAGTTCCCAAAAGAAAGCTGTACCTACAAACGCATCATTCCCTTGTCCTTCGTCATCCCCCATATGTATCACGATAGTATTTGGTGCCCTGTAGTACCCATCTAGACAGCCATATGCAGTACGCATTTCTTTAGTGTCTAGCTGTTCCTTATCTACACACCGTTTATTCCAAGGGCGTATAACTACTCGTAGCTGTTGAGGATTTAGCGATGTTTCGAATAGCCCATTCATGATAGTAAACGCTTCATCTAACGCTTCCCATTCTATTTCATTCCAATCCTCATAAAGCCAGTGCTCTTCGTACTGGTTGATGGCTCTATCTCTTGCTTTGATGAGTATCCCATTAGGCGTGGTAGTAGTCCACGCATCAGAGATAGAACAAGTTGCCATTAACAATAACCACGCTAATATAACAATGAACTTCGTCATCTTTCAGCCCTCCAATACTCTTTCGTGTGAAAGGTTATAATGATATTTCTCGAAGTTAGGGAATTTTCCTAGCGATTCTTTGATAGTCTCCCTAATTGAGTCGGACTTCCCTAAGCCAAACCATTTGTCAAATAAACGGGCGAATGGCGTGTAATTGAATAGGGCGAATAGTCTATCAGCCTCTTCCTCTCTCTCTAATATAAGTTGTAGGCTCAGATTAAATTTCCTTTCGAAAGAACTTTTAACTATCATCTTATTCACCTCCTTTGAGAACGAGCTTCTTCCTTTTCGACTGCATTTGCTATTTCCCTCTCGGTGAAGACCACGTATGGGTCTTTATTCCATTTATGGTTGGCGTCGTCAAGTACCATAGCCTTCAGCTTTCCACACTTACTACATATAAGCAGCTTTTTAACTGCAATCGACTTTCTCTCATACCTTTTGCCGTAGCGCATAAGGTATGATATAGCCTCGAAAGATATGGCTAATATAGCCTTCCATTTATGCCAACACATCTTATCCACCTCCTTCTACTCCTTATCTAAATCCTTCAAGACATTATTATAGTAGGCCATTGAGGCTTCGAATAGTGCAATATCACTAAGTTGCACCGAATACGTTTTCATTAGCTTAAGTATATCAGCCAAGGCTTTCTTTTGTCTATAGTACAACTTAGAACTTCTCTCCTTAGCTATCTCCATATTAAGTACCATCTCTCTCACCACCTAAATCCTGTATTTACTCCGAAAGTATTTATTCCTCTATCACCAGGTCTTAAAGAAGATAAATGAGAATATCTTCCACCAAGAGTAAACTCTACTCTTTCCCATTTAATAGGATATATGAAACCAAGTCCACCATCTATTAATCCTATAATGCCAGGATGTAAGATATTAGGACGTTCACTAGCATCTGTGTATCCAACACCAACTCCCATGTCAAAATAGAATCTCAACTTGCGTGGATAACAATCCTCTGCAGAGATGTATATAGCAGGGTCAAAGCGGATAATGAAAGATGTGCCCATTTGTATGCCAGAAGATTCCTCATACCAAACTTTACCTACATGTCCCTCAGCTCTTAGGCTTAACCAATCATTGATATATTTACCACGAGAGATGCATAGTTTCCCTGATGTCGCTCCCTTCTGCATCGTATAGGCTTGGTCAAACTGCCAGTACCAACCATCTTCAGCTCTTGCTAATTTAACATAGAAAATGAGCATTGCTAAAATAGCAATGATTACATAGATGATTGTCCCATACCTGTAGAGAAACTTATCCATATTAATTCCTCCTCAATGCCTCTTTAAATAATTCAGCATTCTCACCACAATGTTCGCTGGTTAACCTGACGTTAACCACAGTATTAGGGAATCGTATTAGGTCTCTCCCTTCTACTTCATGGTCTTCAAGAACTCTTTGGCAGCGATGACAAATATAAGCAGGGATTCTTCGATTCTTTGTCTTCACTACCTCTATTAGTTCTATGTTACTGGAATTACACGCTTTATGATATGGTCTCATTACGCTCTCCTTATGTTGAATTGACTACCACAATCTTCGCATTTGAGTCCTATGACACTGTGATTCTCGTCGAATAAGAAAACGAGTAGACCATGCGCCCTACTAGCCACTCTCTTCTTCTCTTTCTCCACTCTACAAGAGCAGTAGAGATTATATAAATAGCTGATGACCGTTCGCTCTTCACTCATTTAGCCCAGCCTCCTGTAGATATATTCTCTTGCTTTTTTCTTAGAACGGAATCGTTTAATGTCTCCTTCTACTCTTCGACAGCGATGACAAATGTTGTTCATCACTTCGTAGAGTTTTCCTTTCGCCTCAAATGGATTCCAAATCCAAATCAGAGAGCATTCCCCTTTCCTAGATACGAAAGTTTCAATGTAACTACCAAAGACATTGAGCTTATCTTTCCCTCTGTAGAAGGGATGTTTCCTTCTTTTCATTATGACTTCTGTCATCTTACCGTCCTCTCTATTAGTTTCCCTATAATCCAAGCACTTAAGAATAATGCGAATCCACCTATCACAATAGCTACTGCCTCTTCAGGATTGGTAAACATTGCTAGAAGAATTACAAGTGCGAGAAGTATTTCAATAATAGGTTTGTCTTTCTTTCTATCCATTTTGCTATCCTCAACGCCTTCTTCTTACCGTATCTTCTCTTCAGTTTATATTCAATAACTAGGATTTTGTTTCTGGCGAAGTGTTCGATAGTTCTTCGCATCTCTCTATTGACTCCTTGAAGTGGTCGAGAAAGTCTTCAAATAGTTTCTTTCTCCATCTCCAAAATATAGGAGCAATCCTCCTGATGATACCATCCTCATCAACATCTATTCCTACTGTGGCAAATGCCATACTTACATAGTAGCTTCTCATCTCACTTCCTTTTATATCTTTTTCTGTTAGCTTCAGCTATAGCTAACTGTCTTGGAGTATGGAATCTTGTTGGGACATGCACACCTATCTCCAGCTCCTCTTGATGATACTGTTTGTGTGCTTCCCAATATCTTTTATCAACGCGTTTGCCACAAAGTGTGCATTTCATTCTATTTCTCCCATCTCTATCTTCTTCCAATGCTCGTAATATCCATGCCCGCAATAAGGACAATGGAATGTTTTGTTAAAGACTTCTTGCGGATTATTCTTCTCTTCATTAATCAAATCCGTATAGTTTCTTCTCTTCCCTAATACTTTGATTCCTTCTACGAATCCACATCCTACACATTGTATAGGATATCTAGGGTTTTTGTAACAAGCGATATAGGTAGGTCTTTTACACCAGCTTGGTTTTAATTGTTTTGTTAGTGCCATCTTGTTCTCTCCTTTTGCATATTGGACAGTATTTCCTTGCGTTCTTCTTATTCTTTATTAATCTTTCATATTGTTTACTCCCCTTCCATAAGCCAAATACCACAAACGGTATTCGCTTCTTATAGTATGCTTCTATATATTTCACTCCACTCTTACCAGTAGCGTGGAGTTGTAACCTCTTGTAAAGATTGAGTTTCTTGCATGAACCGATGTAATGTTGGGCAGGTCTGGTGGGATTTAACGGTGAGATAAAATGAAGCCCATAGACGATTTCAGTTTGCATTGTGCTTCCCTATAATGTAAACGAATCATAGAATATTGATTTGGTTGAAAGTTTGCACATAGTAATCCTGCTTGTTTATATGTATTACATTGTTGACAAGCATTGGATTCAATACTAAAGTTCGCACAAGTATTCTTTAAAGGCTTCAATGCTACGAAGCCTCTCTTTACGTAGAAATCGTATTTATGATGGGCACAGTCTAATTTTGGAGTCCTATGTAGTTCCTTATTACAATAGGATACCGCGGCCTCTAACAATGCAGTTCCATATCCTTTCTCTCTATATGCTTCTTTTATATAAAAGCCCGCAATATATCCCGTCTCATCTACCTCTAGTTCTCCAATAGATTCTTCTCCTGAAAGGAGTTCTATCTTTTCCCAGCTACCGAAGGCACGTCTTACTATCTCCATCTTCATTGGGATTCCCCTTTCTCTATTGCTCCGATTCCTAAGAATGCACGAAGCCTTCCAAGTAATCCAATGTTAGGTTCTTCCCTATCTTTCTCCTCATTATAGAGCCTTTGCGCTCTCTTCCTTGTAAGGTCAAACTTATGATAGACGGAAGTCCCTCTTAATCTCTTGTTTAAGTTGGCGAAAGGTTGCATCCTATTTCTCCTTCCTTAATACTTTGATAGTACTCTTCGCGGCTTTATCCCATTTACGTCTGGTCTTTTCTGATGCATATTTAAAAGTCTTTCCCTTTTCGAGTAGTTCCTTTACTTCTTCCTCACTCTTCGCTTCGAGTATCTGATTCCTTAGCGACATAAAGCACCTCCTTTATGTAACTGCGAATATGGGATAAATACCCAGCTCTCCCCTATCAATGGCATTCAATGTTTCTTCTGAGCAGAGCTCATTCAAATATTCTATGATGACACGCCACGCTATTCGCTTTGCTTCCCTTATTGAACGCCGCTCTGCTGGGTTATAACTGATTGTTCCATTAGAATTCCATCTCATGGCTTACTTCCTTTCTTCTGGATGACCACAAAATATACAATGGTCATAGTCTTCATCGACGTATACACAGTGGTCAATAGGAGAATTAGGGCATTCCCATCCATCTTCTAAACTGAATGAGACTGTGCTGACCTCCTCTATATCTGTGCACTGACGGATGATTTCTTTGCCCAATTTCTTCAAGGCACTTTCCTTCCTTGCTTCAGCGTCATCGATTAATAGTTGCATAGCCTTGATATTAGCAACTAATCCCATGAATCCTTCGAGCATATCTTAACCTCCTATACCATCTCAGGGTGTGCCTTAGCTACCCTTTTAGATAGCTTCAGTCCTTCTTGCACTTCCTCTTTCTCTATAGGAATGTTATGTCCACACCCTGAGCAATGGAGATATGAACAGCAAGTGATTAACATTCCTTTACCACAGATAGGACAAGCTTTTGGTTCAATAAATGTATTCATGGTCGCACTCCCCTTTCTCTTTTATATCTCCCATTTTGCTTGACAAATATCTCTATTTGCCTTGGCTTCTTAACTATGGGAGTGGGATTGCATTTAACATGGGCGAGCTTATAGGAAGTGGTATGATGACCCAAGACTTTATACATAGTGGGATATAACTCTGGAGATTTTCTGCTAACTAACTGATTGCATATTTGACAAATCCCTCTGTATCTATGCACAATATCTTTGAGCCTCATATAATCACCTCCCTTATGTGGTAAGTAGATAAAATAAAAGGGGAGCAAGGCCAAGAACCTTACTCCCCTTTCTGATGTTATTCCTTTTTAGTTTCTCTTCGGCATTGGAACAACTACTATATTGAAGCACTCAGTTTCATGTTATCGTGTTGAACTGAGTGGGTAAACCATCACTCTCTATTGACTTAGAAGCTTCCGCTTCTCTCTCTGCATTTTAGTTGACGGCTTTCCACTTTAGTCCGCCTGATTACCAGATTAGGATGAACGCTTGTATTAACTCCCATATCATCCTTACTTGGAGCATATAATCTATGTAGGCTTTTATTCCTTGCCATAGATAGCAGGTAATATTTCAGCTCTCCTTGGTTTATCTCCGAACGTAACCAACTTGGTTACTTGACTGTTTCCCTCTCTCCGCTTACTCAAGTGTATAAGCAGAATTCACGGCTTATTTCTTGCCTTAATCTGTAGCTTAGATAGGCAAGCTACTTTAGGCAATAACACCGTGAGAGAGTAAACCCAAGAGCTTTCTCCGTTACCACGGCTTCGGTATACCCCGCAGGATAACCAGCGTTTTTGTTGACGGGGAACTCGCATCCATAAGGCGTTGCCTTTATCCGCTGTTACAAGCTGGCATCACCAGTCCATCTGTGCAACTGGCTTGCTACTTGTTAAGAATCGCTATGTTACAGTAAGGTATCCGCTTAGGGTATATATCCGACCACCTTTCGTATGGCTCCACCCATCATCTTCTAACCCTCACATAGCTAATAGTTGTCACCAAGCTAATGAAACTTGATGGAAAGTTTAAAGGAGTTTAACCATTTTTCGTTGACTATCGCATCCCTTGTGTGAGATACCAGTTAAGGGATGTCCAAGTTATCCACTCCTCAAGGCAGGCATATAATATTTGAGTCCTCTAAGGTTCGCATTTATCCGAAAGTTAATTGGCATTATGACGAATAAATCATTTGAACCGCTCTACCCTTATATGCCACATATATTCAGGCACTTTCAAGCCTTGGCTATATGCAAGCCATATATGATGTTATCTCTATGCTTATATTAGCCATAGAGAATTGCATCCATACCATAGAATAGAGTAGGTCAGTCTATAAATTGTTTCATATCACCAGCTTTGCGAAGAATAATAGTGGGAATAAACTTCTTCTTAGCTATTCCCCTTGCATTCTTATTGAATATCTTAATCTTCGCTCTGCCCTTTACCATCAAAGCACCCTCATTACATTTGCCATACCGAACTCTATGGCGTATAATATCCCAGTTGGTATGACCCTTAAGGTGTCGCTTTATATGTCCGTAAGCGTGGCGTCTATGATAGCATTTAATTCCTATCATCTTTAAGCTCCACAAAGAGCAGAGTCTTAAGCATCTCCATCACTTCCCAATATGCGGAAGCCTTACCCTCAAAGTAAGCCTTAAGTTGCTTACTATTTCTCTTCTCTTCTGCTTCTTCCACAATGGTCTGTGCTGTATGATGCTTAGACGCTAAACTCTCCAGTATTCTTTCGATAGCCTTTCTCATATGCCACGCTCCTTTCTGCTACCAATATTCCTGCGTTTTATTTCAGCAGGATAATAGCACTTAAAGTCCTGCGTGGCATTAGGCTTCTTATGGAGCAGATTCATTTTGAGCCTGTCGCCGCAGGATTGACAGCATTTAGTCGGATGTAAGTCCGTGTTTTTATAAGGCTTCTTCATCGACTTTCCCCTTTCTATCTCCTTTAATCGTTCCATACACTATTAAGTATGCTAATACACACAAGCAAGGAAACCACAAAGGAGATGTGAAGAATAGAATTGTCAGCATAAATGCATATGCTTCCATATTATTCTCCTTCCCGACTAACCTACTCTATTCAATTTTCAAAGAACGGGGACTCATCAGTGTAGCTATGAGCTACATATAGGGGAGCATCAGATTGATTTGGGTTTGCATTCACGCAGTTTAGTTGCGGAAATCAACCTTCAACTGCTCCCTCTATTTCGTCCTTCTATGCAGGTTGGAATTGTCCGTATAAGGGTTTAATTGCTGTATCCAACCTTCATATAGGATTAATCGCCGATAGACACCTTCAACTCCTCTTCTAGTAGCGGCTTCAATTCCGCCCTATCCTGTGCATTGAACCCCTTGATTTCACGAGCGAATTCGCCAACAGACTGGTTATGGAGTTTACCAAAGAATCGGCTACAAGCAGCAGCAAAACTAATCTTCTCTCCGTCTGCCATTCTTGTCACCCCTTTCTTATTTGGATTTAAAAGAACAATATAGATAAGGGATAAGGGAAGGATAGAAGATGGGAAGTAATCAAGACCATTTAGTAGCGGTATCTAAACGCCCTTAGAACCGCCCAGAGCTTTTTCAGTTCGAGCTTATTTAGCATGGCTACATCCCATGAGAAGTGAATAGGGTAGCCATTAAGGGTATACATCGAATCGACAGGAACCAACTCTTCTATGACCTTTGGCATTGACTCTTTACCTTTCTTTTTTTGCCAATATATGTCATGAAGAATGGAAGATGTACATCGGTATCTATTGACCAACTTCTCATCCAACTCAATCGGCATATTGTTGACAACGATTACCATAGCGTATTCCCCTTTCTGCAGTAAAGGGAACTGCGACTTCCCTTTCCTTCTTCCTTTCCCTTTCCCTTATTCTATTTTCAAAGAGCTGTAAAGTGGTGTCAAATAGGCATAAAAAAAGCCCATATAGACGACCATTATAGTCAATCCATATGGGCTTATATATGCTGTTATAAGCAGGAATCTGATTGACAGATTATATCGTTATATCGCTCGGCTTATAAGACGGTCTATATAGGCAACAAAAGGTCGCTTAGATGATGTAATCTACAAACAACTTGGTGCAGATTACAAATCAAGCAATTCGGCCAGCAAGGTCATGTTCTTCTTCGTGGACTCCTTGACCTTATGCTCAACGGTCTTGACGAAAGATAGGCTAAATCCGCCCTTCACAGGCTTGCCGTATATCTTTCCTTCCCGAATGAGTTTCTGGCTTTCATCGATAGGGTCATAACCCAGCTCTCGAAGAGTGTCATTTAGCGACTTCATCTTCTGGTCGCCAATGACTGGCTTGAAATAGACGGTATGGCAAGAATAGACGACTCTAGGCTTGCCATCATTCCCTAACTTAGGTGTGCCATCTTCGTTCTTTAGTGGCACTCCCCTTTCAGCGGCTTTGATATAAGCACTGATAACTGCTTCTGCAGTAGGCTTCATAGTGTTCTCCTTTCCACTCCATCTGGAGTGCGATAATGAGGGTTTAGTAGCACATAGATAGCCTATACAGACCGCCTAACAAGCCGAACGATATGTAGTTTAGAAAGAGCGTCATCGTTGCATCCGTTTGCACCGATGATTCAGTCGGCCTAACCGACTTTCGACCCCAACTTAACACGATTTTGGTTATCCACATCGGTCGGATGGGCAAAAACTCCAATGATTTTCGATACTTCCGAATCCAAATCCACAAATTTCGATATTTCAATCGGAGAAGTGCCACCTAACCAAGGTTGTGATGAACCACATACCCCCCCACCATGCCTAAACAATCCCTTACACCGACTCCGTTTCATATAAAAACCTCGATATATAACATAGAATGCTTATCTGGACTGGAAAACCCATAAACTTGCCGGAAATTACAACATTTCTTACATAGATAAAGGTATATATCTTATAGAAGCCAATAACTTGGTTATATATTATTTGGAAAATGCGCATTGGCGCAATTAATTTGGGCCCCATTGACAATTTGTACCATCCCATCACCTCCTTGAGCGGGAAATCCTCCTTTATGGGGCCCTAAATTTAAATATGAAGAGTATAAAGGGTATAGTTACTAGAGAAAGATGTCATCTGTGTAATAAGATAAACTCTGTTGGGTTTTGGGTTCCTAATAAGGTATGGAAGGCTGTTGTACCCAAGAACCTACAAGAATCTGTATTATGCATAGCCTGTTTTACCGACTTTGCGGATGAAAGACTTATAGAATGGGATGAGGAAATAGCATTCTTTCCTGTCAGTCTAATCAATCATCTTAGATTTATAGAGGTTATAGATAAATGAAGAACTTAATAAAGAGGATAGGGAGATGGATTATGGATTCCCTGGAGACTGTAGGGAAGATATATGACAGATATCCTTGGTATCCTTTAGGAGGATTATAATGAAAGAGGATTATAAGGATTATATATTAGAGATTGGGCTTCCGGAAGGATTTAAACTTCTGGACTGTAATAGTGAGATACTAGGATGGAAAGCTCCTAATGGAGAGGCAGCTAGACTTGGTATTATATCCATAGATACATGCCCTATTAGAATGTTTGTAAAGGTAGTTGGTTTCGAGGACTTCCGAGCTCCTGTAAGATCCTGGGGAGAGAGACGTATATATGATACAGATAAGGCAGATCAATCCTAAAGAGTTTGCTGAGGTCTTCCAGGCTGAGAATAAATGGAAGGAACATACTCAGAAGAGATTCCGTAAGGATACCATAGAGATGGTAGCCACAGGGGAAGGTATAGATTGGATGGCCGTAGCCGAAGAGGACGGTCAGATGGTTGGAATTACCTTCACCATAGAGCGCCAGGGAACTCATTGGGGCTGTACAATAGTTAAGAAGGAATATAGGAAGTCAGGTATAGGTAGGAAGTTATTATCCTATAGAAAGAAACATTGCCCTTATAGGGTGGTATCCAAGGTCGGATGTACCAATCTGGCCTCCATAAAAGTCTGCTTGCAGGCTGGGATGGAGCTTAAGGATGCTAAGTTAGCGGATCTAAAGGAAGAATTTCCCGATCCGGATCCGATATTATTATTAATGGAATAGGAGGATACAATGATTAAAGTAACTTGGAAAAGTGGCGAGGAGAATGTATTCCATGGGAATGGAATGAGAGTAGTTGGGGATTATATTGAGATCTATGAAGGGGCATTGGATTCCTGCTGCCCCATAGCTATTCTAGCAGGAGTGATGGTTCAGAAAGTGATGTATATATTCGACGTAGAGGAGGAAGAATAATGGACGAAAGGCCTAAAGAAAGTATATATTCCAGTAGCCTGGATATAGAACATCAGCTTATAAATCTTGTTCTACAGGATGTGAGTGGAACAGTAGAGCCCTCTAAGTTTGGAGATTGTCATAATTATAGGCTACTTATGACTAGACAGGGAGCTGTTGATATGGCTGCTCATCTCATGTGTACTATATTCGCACTTGATTGTAGTATAGACCATGAGAGCCCCTCCACCGTTTTAGAGGATGTACAGGACGCAGTGCATAGAATCTTGGAGAAATGGAGAGAGGAAAATAAGGAGGTAGAAGAGGATGGAACTGAAAGTGAGCCAACTTGTGAAGTATGTGGGGACAGATTACCCAAGCTTGACGGGGAAGTTAGCGAGAGTGGAGAGGCTGGATTACAACAGCCGACCAGTGATTCGCTTCCCGTTTCCTGATTATGTATCGGCTACGGTTAAAGAATCTGATATAGAGGTGCTAAGTGAGTAGTCTAAAAGGCTTCCTCATATCCATACTGCTCTTTGTGGCAGTGGCGTTGATTATGATCTGTAGAGTGGTATTTTCCCCTCTACTGATCTCATGGGAATGGCTATGGGATAGTCATGATAGAATATGGCCAGAAGTAGCTATGGATTATTTTAAAGACTTAGTCGGGAGGAATAATGACTGATAAGTGTGTGCATTGTGGCAAGGCACTAGAGAACGTCTTTGCTATATATATGTATAATAAGAAGCTTTATTGCTCTAAAGAATGTAAGGATATAGTACGATTTGAGGAGATAGCCAAAGATGCAAGTGAAGTATAAGGGTATATTATTAGATTTAGAATATCACCTAGGGAATAAAATTAACCTTACAGGAGATATGGGGCGAGTCGTAGACGAGCAGAAGGCTGGGATGTTAATGACCTACGTAGTCAACACATATCTTACTGGCGTATTAACGCACTCTAAGGTAGAGAAATTATTGACAAAATTATTGAAAAAAAGGATGAAACAAGCTATTAAGTTTGTGTATAAGGAACTCCAGTCAGGAGCGTACGATGCTACAAAGGAGGAAAAGAAGGATGGAGATGGAGAGGCTAGACCAGAGCCCGACAAAGGAACAGATGAAGCCCAAAGTGGGCAGATGTGAATATTGTAAAAAAGATAAGGAATTAGCTGGAACCGTTGGTGGATTACCTATTTGCTATAGTTGTCGAAACGAGCTGAGGGAGATCTATGGACACGGAGTCTAAGAAAAATTTAAGAGCGTATAGAAATGAGGATGATCATTGCTGGTGGTGTGGTAAAATGGTTATTACTGCTGCTGGTGGAGACCCTGAACATTCGACTTTCTGCTCTCGTGACTGTGAAGATAGATGGAAAAGAGCTATTGGAGAGATAGAAGATAGGTTTAAAGAATGGGAGGACTAAATGGGAGAGTGTAAAAAATGTGGTGAGTGCTGTAAATGGGTTTATATTTCCTCTCTAAAAACTCCTGAGATAGATGATGAATGGTGCAAAGGCAGAGGAATCATCTATGATATAAAAGGAGCCTATATTATATTTAAGATACCCTTAAAATGTAAATATCTTACAGAGGATAACCTATGTAGCATACATGATCATAAGCCTGACGTATGTAATAGCTTCCCAGAAAAAACACATAGGTTTTTAATCCCAGAGGAGTGTAGGTATTATGACGCCCCAATACCAGAAGTACCAGAAACGGCTGATTAAGATATGCGGAGAACGTGGCTACTGGATGAAGGTCTTGGGATTCGTAGGCGATAAGCCTATATGGTTTGTTAGTATAGATGGTCCTATAGACCAATCAGAAATGTCCCCTTCAAGCCAAGTACCTAAGATACTAGTTGTGGCAGGATTTCATGGGGAGGAAAAAGCGGGTCCTTGGGCCATCCTGGAATGGCTAGCAACTTATGAAGTAGAGGACGCCACCTATATCTCTGTAATACCAGTTGTTAATCCAACGGCATTTAATCTAGGTAAGCGTTATAATACATGGGGAGAACGAAGCAATGCAGGATTTAGAGGAAGGGACGGTCTTTCAGAAGAAGGCAAGATTCTTATGGCTAATAAGGACCTTATATTGGACTGCGCTCATAATGGCATGCTATCTCTCCACGAAGATATAACATGTCCAGATTATTATGCATATACATTTGAAAAGTCTAAAGAGCCAGGTAAATTTACTTGTGGGCTCCTAGATGAATTATCTAAGCATTTTGAGAAACCAGCGAATAACGAAACAATTTATACAGATGCAGAGAATCCTGGCCCTTATATAGTGAATGGCTTAGTATATAAACATAAAGATGGATCATTTGAGGACTGGCTTTTCCACGAGGGAGTAGCCAGAACGGCAGTAACGGAAACGCCGGGCAAGAGAATTCAGTTACAACGGCGGATTAAGGCCAATGTAGATATTATTAATAGATTCATAGAGTTGTGTACGGAGACCTGTAATGAATAGGATACAAATTGATGCGAGATTGTCTAATAAAAAGACTTTTGTTCCCAGAAACTGTGAGGTTTGCCCAATGTTGGCATGTGGCATGGTAGATTGGTGTAACTATTATAATAAGCGCATAGATGTACCAGATTCTAAGCCAGATTTTTGTGAAGTGAAATCTATTATAGTGGAGGAATAATATGTCAGAGGAGATGGCACAGAAAAAGAAAGAAGAAGAGGAAGCTATAGAAGCGGCTAAGGAAGAGTGGAAAGAATCCATGAAGCATGATATATGCCCAAGCTGCGGTACTAAAACTATAAATTTTCCTGATAAGTGGACCAAGTTAACGAATTGCCAAGGGTTTTTAATGCTTGGTGCTTTAGTTTGCCCTAATTGTGGTATACTATTTGTTCCTCTTTCAATTAGAAAGATGATGATAGAGGATATTAGAAAGACCATAGAATCTCCTAGTCGTATAGTATTAGCAGGATAATATATGAGAGATAATCATAGAGAAACAGTAATTCTACCATCAGACTTTGAGGAATGGGAATCCGCTCGGAATGGTGAAAGTTATACAAAAAGAAGAAGTGGCTATATTAAAATCTATACCCCAGAAGAGGTTATAGAATTTGCCAAAATTCATCCAGAAACAGTCCTTTCATTTGGTGCGTGGAAGGCTGAGCGGGATCGTAAAAATCTAGTAGATTCAGCTAGTTGTATCTTGCCGTGGAATCGGAGTTGATGTCATGTGAGCGAAACATGCGAGCTTTGTACAAGTTGTCCACATAGGGATTATTGCAGTTCTCTATGTCCAGAAGCAGAACTATATGTAAAGCAAGATGAAGCCCCCCAGAATGAGCTTACCATAGGCGTTCCCACATATGGCAGATGGCCTGATTCAAAAGAGAAAGCCCTATTTACTAAACGAGAGAAAGAAGTTCTCTCACGCCTAATCGACGGGAAATCAAGAGAAGAAATTGTACAAGAGCTTGATATCACTCTAGAAAATCTACGAGATATTATTAGAAGAATACGCAGAAAGCGTGAGAAAATTATACCCAAGATAGATGGGTGACTATGCGCCCACATAGAACTCCTTGGGCCTAGCACAGACTAATATAGAGCCGGAAGCGGTGGGATAACGTATATATGGGGACCCTGCCTTATATATTATGGCTACAACAGTTATCGTTATATATGGTTGCAGAGGAACAACGAATATTCTTCCAGCACGTCTGGAGAAAGATATAAAACCACGTCCAAAGAAAGGCGGGAGGAAGTAATTATGCCGTATAGGATTGAGAAGCAAGGCGGGAGATACGCCATCATTAATAAAGAAACAGGCAAAGTTGTTGGACATTCCGATTCTCTAGAGAAAGCCAAAGCTTCCGTAAGAGCCAGGTTGGCTGGAGAGCATGGATGGAAGCCAACTGGTAAGAAAAGGAGTTAATATGGCAGAGAGATTGGAAAATCTAACTCCAGAGGAAGAGAAGCATGTTGAAAGAGTTATGAATCTCTTTAATAGGAGACGGCTCCGTTCCTCCGATGGAGAAACTGTTACGGATAGAAGTAAAGCCCTAGCTATCGCTTATTCAGAAGTTAGAGCTAAAAGAGCCCACGGTGGGTTCGAAGAAAGAACATGGAAAGGACGCAAAAGACTGCGCCCCAAGAAAGCTTAAGGAGTGATGTATTAATGTCAGATCAAGCTGCATTTGGACCCAGTGGTGGGGAATCTGATGTGAAAGTGCCTGAGAATAAGGCCCCTGGTTGCAAAACTAAGAGCTCAATGGATGTTGTAATGGTTCCTGATAATCCGAAAGAACCAACTCAAGGTAGGCCAAGCGAAGGTATCGATTTACAGAAACAATCTGAGGATTTCACTGACCCTCTTTGTTTAGGGTAAAGTGATATAGTGTTATGGATATAACAACTAAGAAGGCCAATAGACCAAAGTCTGAAAAATTAGATCCGTCTACCCTTATGGACTCTGGCAGGATAGCACATCCTCCTAGGTTAAAACGACCCGATGATGCTCCTCTTAGAGAAACTTTAGGTAGAGAAGTGTTTATTAAAGGGACACCTCCTAAGGTGTTAGAGGTTGTGATCAAGTCTGAGTGATACCGCTATTGATGTTGAAGTTATAGAAGATATCGAAGACGATGGAGAAGAAAGTTCTCCTCGTGCACCTTATTTAAAAACATTAAGTCCAGAAGAAGCAAAATTCGTACAGCTAGTTGGAGCTGAAGGATATACTCTTGCGGATGCATATAGAGAAGTATATCCTGAGCGTGCATCTTCAAAATGGTTGGGAAGGTACGCTTCCAAATTAGCAAAATCACCTAGAATTAGAGAACAGATAGAGCTCCTGCAGCAAGCTGTACGGGCTCATTTTGTTATTATGGCCCCAAAGGCCGCGGATCGTATAGAAGAGTTGGCAGAAACTGCCAAAAGTGAAAAGGTTAAACTCGCTGCTAATCAGGAGATCCTGAGGCAGGGTGGAATAACTCCACCTCAAAGAGTAGAAAGCATACATATAGGTATTTTTGGAAATGCATCTGCTGAGGATATGCGAAATGTGGTAAGAGCTAAGATCGCAGAGGCAAAATATGATGAAACTGGGAGGTTGATTGACTAATGCCAAGTTACGGGCGAAAAAAGCACTCTTTTAGTTTTGCAGCAACTGGAACTTCGTACGTAGATTGGGATATTGATTTTGTGAATTGGTTGTTCCATTCCTGGGTCGTGCAGGTACCCACATTTTCAGGGGATACTACTTCTAATTCTGGTTGTTCTGGAATCAATATATCAATTATAGATGAAGACGGATATGTGCTGTATACAAGTACCGAGTATCCTTCAGCAGGAACAGTAGTAGTGACTGGTATGGATTCGCTTATGGGCGCTGGAAGAGAGATTACTATCCGTGCACAACTAGCCGGAGGATCAACGATAGTTGAAGTTCCACATCCTGAAGCAAATGCTGATGTCATATTAGTACTTTATATCTGGTAAAAGATTATGGGCATGCGAACGTATTATGATGAAGATGAAGTAGCACACAAGGTCTCCATCATACGGAGGCATCGTAGTGGTGTAAGCTTCATACCAACAAATATTAGTGGATGTATACTTTGGCTTCGTTCTGACCTTGGTATAACAATGGATGGTTCTAATCGTGTTAGTAAATGGGCAGACCAGAGTGGAATTGGAAATGATTTCTCTCAGTCTATAGATGCCAATAAGTTTGTCTGGACTGACAGTGAGTTAAATGGGTATCCAGGACTTATAGCAGATGGTTCAAGTGATGAGATGCATTGCGTAGGATTTACGTATATGCAGCCGATTGATTTTTACATGGTTGTAAAACAGATATCTTGGACTTCAACCGATAGGATTATGGGAGATACGGCGGCCCATGGCTATGCTTTTAATATAGCACAATTGCTGGTCGGGTCTCCTGATATTGCCATTTACTCTGGTACGGATTGGGTTTGCGTTAATAGTGATTTAACGGTTGGAAGCTATAAATTACTCCAGGCAACATTTAACGGGGCTTCATCTCTAACCAGGGTGAACGGAGGTTCACCTGTAACTGGAAATCCTGGGGTTGTGGGTTCAACAGACCTTTGGCTTGCAAGTATTGATGGGGCAAATCATGGAAATATTAGTTTTGTAGAGATCGTTGCGTACAACTCAGCCATTGGTGACAGTGACCGAATAAATTTACAAAATTATTTCAACGGAAAATACATAATTTATTAAAAGTAGGAGATATGCAATATACTAATGAGACTCCCACGAAGTAAGATTGAATCACCGTATATAGCTAAAGCAGTAAAAAGATACCGTCCTGGTGGCTTTATGCCCACGCAATTTGATGGATGTATCCTTTGGCTGCGTGCTGATTTGGGGATAACAATTGATGTAGGAGTATCAGAATGGAAAAATCAAGCAGCAGATAATCTTCATCCTGTTCAAGCAAATACAGATTATCAACCAACTGTACATAATAATGCGATTAATGGGCATGCTGCTATCCAATTTGATGGCACTGATGATTATCTTCAATGTACTGATACATTAGCACAGCCGTATATTTATTATATAGTATTAAACCATATAACTTATGAATTTTCAGATTATATATATGCGGGAGCAGGATTATCTAATGCAGGTAATATAATTACCTGGACAAATTACTATTTACATTCAGGATCCTCCGTTGATACTGGTATAAATGCATCTAGTAAATCTGGTGTATGGGTTATACTTTCTGTGTTATATAATGGAGCAAATTCTAAATTTCGATTAAATAATGGAGAATGGGTAACGAGTCTTGATCCTGGAACAGATGCTGGTGGAGGAGTTACTCTTGGTGGGTATCCTCCTGCTAGTAACTGGGCTAATGTAGAATATGCAGAAGCCATTACTTATCTTGAAGATAAAACTATATTAGGAGAAGATTCTATAATTTTAAATTATCTTAATTCAAGATACGCAATATATTAAAAAGGAGTGATATTAATGATAACAGCATTTTTGATTGGTGTAGGAATTGGTATTGGTGCAGGAGCATTTGGGCTCTATTTAGCGATTAAGAGAAGGATTATATCTGTTAAGATAGATGAGCCTTCAAATTAAGGAGTGAAAGTTAGTGGACTTACTCAATATATTACAAGGAAGGCAATCTATATGGGCACCCCAAATGCCACAACCACTTCCTGAATGGCCTCAACTTCCTGGCCCAAGAAGTCCAGAACCGACAGAAGGAGCAGAAAGAGGAAGAGGAGGTTGGGCGGATTACTTTCAAGGACGAGTTTCAGATTGGGTACAAAGGCAACGGGAAAGAATGAATATGCTAAGAGGTATGCCAATACCTCAGCCATTACAATTCAGTCCACAGATTCCGCCATTTGGTGGGACCCAACCGATACCATTGATGCAATTTGGTGGACGGCTCATGCCAGGACAAACTGGGATAGTCGGGGAAGCTGGAAGACCTGAAATGGTAACTGCTGGACAAGGAGGAGCAAGAGTTACTCCGATGATGCCTCAGCAAGGATTAGTTCCTCCCACAGGACAAGGACCAAATTGGGCGGAGTTGTTACCATTTATTTTGATGGCCCTACAACAGCTACAGCAAGGTGGAATCGGAGGACTTGGACAGCCTAATTGGGGGATGCCGAGACAGATGACTGGCACGCCAAATATATCGCCTCCAACGCGATCTAGGTAATTTATGGAATATGATGTCACGACCGAACAAAAGCTAAGATCTTTTGAGAAGTTGTTTAATTACAGACCTAATAATTTGAAATTGGCAAATATGCATAAGAGCGATTCCAAGACTCGTTTGATTCTTGGAGGTAAAAGGTCTGGCAAAACAACTTTTGGAGTCGTAGAGTGTGCATGGGCTGGATTAGGAATACACCCGTATTTGAGTTATCCAGAGCCTCCACTGAACATCCGAATTTGTACCACTTCATTGACATCAGGAATAAAGGGAATCATTCTTCCTATGTTATATGATTGGATTCCCAAACATGCCATAAAGAAATATTGGGCAGACGACCATATCCTAGAATTAGTGAATGGTACTTTATTCGATCTCAAATCCTACGAAATGGATTTGGATAAGTTTGAAGGTGTCGCAAGGCACTTGGTATGGATGGATGAGGAGCCTCCCAAAGCTATCTATCAATCAAATCAATTGCGTACTATCGCAGCGGATTTAGGAATGGGCGAGATGGGAGGAAAGTTATTAATAACTTGTACTCCATTATACGGCATGACATGGTTATATTCTGACCTCTACGACAATACGGAGGCCAAGCCACCTATTGTCGAACACTGTCATGTTACAATATTTGAGAATCCGACATTGCCTTTAGCCGCCATAGAAGCTGTAAAGAAAGATCCTGCTATGAAGGATAATCTTGAGGCAGCCCTGTATGGGCGATTCTTCTCCAGATCTGGCCTTGTTTATCCAGAATTTGGGGATAGAAATTTAATGAAGCCAATAACAGAAATTCCTGATGATTGGCTAGTTGTAATGGGAATAGATCCTTCTGGAGGTAGACACCCACATGGTGTTGTATTCTGCGGACTTACGAAAAGCAATATATGGGTTGTTTTTGATGAGGTACTTCAGACAGGGACTATTGATGAGTTGGTTAAAGAGATACAGAAAAGGCTCGGAAAAAGATTCCCGCCAAACTTAGTGGTGATGGATACTTCTGGCAAAGCGAAGCAAACTATCTCTGGAAAGAGTATTAAGGATATATTAGAAGCCCCTCCATACCGTTTGTACATAGAAGATGCGAGTAAGGATATTGAGGCGGGGCGACTGACAATGACTCAGTTATTGGATCCTGGCAAAATGCCTGATGGTAAGTTAATGGAGCCGAAATTATATGTCACTGAGAATTGCCACAACTTGAAGCGAGAATTCAGAAACTATATATGGGATAACTGGACTCCAAAGAAAGCGGATAAGTCGGACCCAAAGGAAAGACCGCTAAAGAAAGATGATCACTTGTTGGATGCTCTACGTTATGTCGTTATGCTTAACATTGTGTACCGACATCCAAAAATGACGTACAAACCAAAGCTTCCACAAGATGCTAGTAGGGTGACGGGATATTTCTAATGCTTACAGGAAGAAATCCAGATACAGGAGAATTTCAGGAAGTATCAGTTACTAGTGGTGGAGAAGTCTTAATAACAGGAGACATTGAAGCCGCTGCTGGCCCTACTGATGTGTATAAAGCGTCGGATATAGATGAGGGAACTACTAGCTATTTTGGTTTTATTGATGCGGATGGAAATTGGTATATTTTGAAACTAACTGATACTCAAGCACGATATGCCGTTGGTACACCCCCAACATCCGCTTATACTGATGCCTGGACTGCTAGAGCTAGTCTAACTTATTATTATTTTTATGAGGTGTTTTAATTGGCAACACCAAGCTATACGACAGGATTAACAGGATTACTTCTTGAAATGCCAAGTACTTCAGGGTGGACAGCCCTTGGTGGTGGAGCTGGTGCATTAAATGCTCCTGAGACCGATGTTTTTATCCAAGGAGCAAATTGCATTGATAAAGGTTATTGGTCATCTGCCATTAAAGGTATGATCTATAATATGGGATCTGACCAAGCTATTCCTGCTGACAATGCCCTTTACATATGGTTCCAATATACCGCTCCTCCTTCATTAGATACAGAAGCTAATGGTGGAATCCGAGTAATAATTGGAAGTGGAACTGGTGATTATAATTATTGGTATGTAAAAGGGAAAGATACTTATACTTACGGTGGCTGGTTTTGTGCTGTAGTAGATCCTACTATCACTCCTGATAGTGCAGTTGGTTCTCCAACAGGTGCTCATCAATATTTTGGTGGAGTAGCAAATCTCCCTGGAGATGGTCCTAGTAAAGGGTATCCTTGGTGTATAGATGCTTTTAGATACGGAAGAGACTTTTATATAGGGAATGGAGAAGATGGAGACGAAGCTACTTTTGCGGGAGCAGCGGCTACAAATGATTTATCTGGAAATAGGTATGGACAATTCCAGGCAATAGATGGTGGATATTTAATGCAGTGCCGCCTAGTTATTGGGACTGCGACTTCTGCTGTGTATTTTGAGGATGCAAATACTCAAGTAATTATAGCCAATACTAAAAGAGTTTGTGCTGATTTTAATAAACTCGAAGTTAATAATGCTTCAAGTTATGTATCTTGGACAGCAATTTCATTCTTAGCTCTTGGAACAGTTTCAAGAGGTGATTTTGAAGCGGTAGATGACGCTGATATAAATATAGATTCCTGTACTTTTACGGATATGGGAACCTTCCTATTTAAAAGCAATAGTGCAATCGATAACACTACCTTTAGACGATGCGGCCAGGTTACACAGAATTCAGCTGAATTTGGTGGATGTATATTTGCTAATTCTTATGCTGCAATAGCTTTGTGTGCCAATGATCCCTCAAAACTTACTGATTGCTCGTGGACTTCAACTGGAACTGGTCATGGTATTGAATTTACTACTACAGGTGAATACACATTCAATGGAAATTCATTCAGTAATTATGGAGCAGATGAAACAACTGATGCGGCCATCTATAATAATTCAGGTGGGCTAATCACTCTAAACATTGGTGGTGGAGGGGATGGTAGTCCGACAGTTCGAAATGGATCAGGAGCCTCTACAGTACTTTGTGCTGGATTAGTCACATTAACATTAACAAACGTGTTCTCTGGCAGTGACGTAAGGATTTTCGACCAAGCTGGACCACCTCCAAATATCTTAGCTTCGGCAGATCCTTTTACTGCAGCTGGATCAACAGGGAATTTCGAATATTCTTATACATATTCTCCTGATACATATGTGGATGTTGTAATTCATAAAGAAGATAAACAATGGTATTTTATTAACGATTATTTATTGGGGAATGCAGATGCTAGCATCCCAATTTCCCAGTTAACTGATAGACAATACACAAACCCTTAAGGAGGTTGAATAAACTATGGCAATTATGGTTGATCCCGATTATTTAAATGACGGGACAGAAATTATTATTACTCCAGCTAGTAAGACTGTGCAGCTAGTAGAAACTGGCAATCTGACGAGTGATGGAGTAACTATCAAATGTGTTTATTCGAAATTGAAGGAACTATGGAAAACGAATAATACATACATAAAGTATGCATTTCCTATGACTCCAATTACGGACGAGCAGTTTGAAATGGTTAATGACTGGGATTGGGCAGATAGTACTACACGATACCTACTTAGAACTGGTGGGTGGGCTGTTAAGAATACTGGTGGAATTTCTACCGCAGAATGGTCTGGTATTGTAGGACTAGGTAGCCTTGAATCAGATGCTCAGGTATACTTTCAGCAAGGCTTAGCAGGAGCAGCAGGAAGTGCTGCATCTAATTTCCAATTAACAGGGCAAGTAAATCAGGCTATCCAAGTTTATGCATCTGGTGGGGATGATTTTAGATCATACTTAAAATTATTCTGTCGACATTGGGGATATTCGTTTGCTCAAGTTGAAATAGATGATATTGGTGTTTCAACTCTTACTTATCAGGCATATCGATTCCCATTGACTCATGTAGCAGATCCTAAAGTTACTCAACCAATGTCAGCGATGTCTGCATCTCCATATACCGATATTAGTGCTGCTTGGTATTCGGCCGCTCAGCAAAGAGATATTGGAGGAACAAATCGTGATTTCCACGTCATAATTGATGCTTCTGATGAAAACCTTGAAGATGCATATATGAGAATACAGTATTTATTGCTATCAGGTGGAAATATTAATACTGGCGGAACTTATGGAACAGTAGTTGGAGACACAGCAGATCACCTGTTACATTTTACTGGAGACACTCTATATACAGAATTCTATTCTATTGAACCTACTGGTGGAACATATATAGATAATTTCCAAACTGATGACATCAATCGACTAATCTTTGTAGATGATACTGGAACAGAACGGCAATTCCCATATACTGCAGTCCTTACGCTTCAGTTTGGAGCTAATGTCTACGGCGATTCTAATTCTAAATATTGGGTATATTTTACGGATATTCCAAGTGGTAATTATGGAGATTCGGATGCTTATTTAGTTAATACAGATAATTATGTTGCTACTGTTGCTAGAGCACGTAATTCTAATACCGCATACTTAACTGCAGCCAATGCTCATGGATTGTCTGCTGAGGATGGTATCGAAGTAGTGGATGTTGGTGGAGCTGGATATAATGGTGTATGGATAGTTTTAGATACTCCAAGTAACACTGAACTATCTTATGCTTGTACAGCTGGAGATGAAAGTTATACTGCTGATACTGATGGAACAATCTATGAGCAAATGGCTGGTAAAGTATGGGGACAATCCTCTGTTCAGAAATCATTTGCCTATGATACTAATAGCCAGGGTGGAAGAACATCTGGTTCTAATGCAGACGTAACTGCGGTATCTATTGGCCTATCGTCTTCTCAGTTTGTTCTAGCAACTGGAACTATTCAGAGAAGTACTGCCAACTCGGTTTCATTGGTTTCGGCCTTGGAAAGAAACTACCAGAATCCTGCATAACTAGGAGGATGGCATGGCGTATACTTTCGATGGTACTAATAAAATTATCACGTACTCTATTGGAACAACTGCAATAGATGTGAAAGATATCTATTCCAGATGGAAGAATTGGGTCCAAGATGAAGGAAGTATGTATCTAAAAGCTATAGATATTGTTGGTGGGGATCCAATTGATGAAATTAATGGGATTTATATTTCTACGTATGTATTTCTTATAAATGGTTGGAGGATTCGGCCAGCAGAGGAGAATCATAAGGTAAAAGTACATAGTGGGATCCTACTGACTGATGTTGGAGAAAGTCCCTTTATCTCAACTGTAGGAAGTTATAATGTACTTGTAGAGTATTCACAGCCAGTTACTTCACAGACTGTAATGCTAGAAACGGGAATTAGTGGATTAACACAGGAAGAAAGTGAACAGTTATTTAAAGCATTAACTACTGCAAAATTCTTGGCTTTGAAATAGGAGTACTGATGAATTGGTTATATAATATATTATCTCCTAGAAATGAATTAGAATCGATAGAAGCGATGCTGGTCCACAGATTACCAGAATTCTTATACACGTCAGTTCCTGATATAGCGTTTCCTGAGCCGACGACCAGTGAATTGTTAAATAACTTGATTAGACATGATTTTATTATACATCCTTCGACAGGGAATGTTATGACCGCATGGGATGTTAATAAAGTAGTAAAAGATAATTTAAAAACTATCTCCCATAATATGGCTTTAGAGTCACAAGTTGTGGAGAAAATCAAACCTATTCTTACGCGAGGTCTTCTTCCGGAATACCAATCACCAGGATGGGCACGATTTCTAAGATATTTGTAGGAGGTTTAATAATGCCGAAGAAGAGCGATAACGAAATGAATGGAGAACAATCATACATATCTAAGATTGAAAGTGCAGCTAGAAAAAAGATGTATGATTTTCTAGGGTGGAAGAAAGAACAAGGCCCAGAAGCTCCAAGGGCTTGGAGAGCAAGAAAAGAACAAGGTCCAGGATTCTGGGGAGCAGATATTGGAGTTTCAGAAGAGAAAAAGAAAAAGTAAGGGGTAAATTATGCCTATAATTGCTGCGCATCAAGGAATGATGTCCGACGTCCCATTGAAAGAGGATCCAGCTACACATATTGCTAACCTGTATCTATCTGGAAAACAGTGGCGTCAGGCAACGGAAGATAGGTGGAAGAGATTCTATAAACTCTACCGAAGTTATAGAGACGCAAGTTCCCATCCGTTTAAAAGTAACATCTTTGTTCCTTATATATTTTCTATTGTGGAAAGTTTAGTTCCAAAGATGTTGGGTACGGTATTTAATACTAGGCCGATCATATCAATCCAGCCTAGAAAGGGAAGAACAGTTGGCCTCTGTAAGTTATTGGAATCATTACTGGAATATCAACTAGACGAAGAGCAATTAGAGTTCTTCTCTAAGATTTTGGAGTTCTTCAAAGAGACTTGTATTTATGGAACTGCATTCATGAAAGTAATTCCAAGATTTAATGATGATGAGTTAGTTTCTTTCAACTATATAGATTTAGAACCAATTGACCTATTTAATATATTTCCTGATTACCGTGCCAAATCGATACGGCGGATGAAATATATAATTCAGCTATCCTATATGGACTTGGATGAACTACAACATATGGAGAAACAAGGGTTCTACAAGAATGTAAAGGAAGTAGGAAATATATTAGAGGCTAATATGAATATTGATGAGGCTAAACGACAAAGGTTGGCTTCAGTCGGAATCTTAGATGAGTATGGATTCGATGCACAGCGTAAAACAGTTGAAGTTTTAGAATATTGGGACAGAGATAAGATTTATGTAATCGGCGGAAGAAAAGTAATTCTTAAGGAAGAGGATAACCCATTTAGCGGCTTGTTGCCCTATATAATGGCAAGATATGTACCAGTTCAACACGAACTATATGGAATTGGAATCCCAGAAGTCGCAGAATCTTTACAAGAAGAACTTAATACTGTACGTAATCAGAGAATGGACAATGTTAATTTAATCATTAATCGAATGTTTGTTGCTCATAAATACGCAGACATTGACTTTGACCAATTAGTATCATATCCAGGAAATGTAATCTTAACTAATAACATGGATGCCGTAAAGCCTTTAGATACAAGAGACATTACCAAATCGGCCTACATGGAAGAAGAAATTATTAAGAGAGACATAGATAACGCTACTGGAGAATTTGCTTATTCGCGAGGAGAAGCACCAGAAAGACGAGAAACAGCAACAGGAATAGTTAGACTGCAGCAAGCCGCTAATATTAGATTTGACACAATAGTGAAATCATTAGAGTTTACTGTACTACGACATATCGCTAAGATGTTCTTATGGTTAGATTACCACTTCTTGTCACCAGAAGCGATGGCTAAAATTGTTGGGCAAGAAGAATTCATGAAGTATAATGGAATAGAGTTTTATAATCAGGATATAGAAGATGTTTTAAAGCAGTATAACTTCCAGCCTATGGGCTCCGCTACTACGGCTGTAAAAGAAGTACGAATCCAGCAAATGATGCAAGCCTATAGATTGTTTAATATGGATCCAATGATCAATCAGTTAGCATTAAGGAGAATGGTCCTTAGTGCATTGGAAATCAAGAATGAAGACGAATTACTTCAGCCACCTCCCATGATGGGACCAGGAGCAGGAATGCCTGGAATGATGGGGCCTGGACAAGCTGGTCCTGGCGGGGTACAAGCTCCAGCTCCTCCTCAAGCTCCGCAACCTGGTCAGAAGGCTATCCCAGCAGAACGGCAAATGGCCGAAATGATGAGGGTAGCTGGTGGTGGCCTTATCAAAGGAGGCCCGACGTTTCCTCAAAACGTGGGCTAATATAGGAGACTAATATGCCAAAAAGCAGATTAGAAATGGTAATGGCTGATGAAGCTACTAAAGTAGATGACTCAGCTAAACTACGGCAGCAAGCCGATGAATTTTATGCCTTGAAAGTCACGCTCGATAGTCGTGGCTGGAAAGAGATTATTGGTAAGTATCTAGCAAACCGCCTAGATCTTAACAGATTTCTCCAAACTAAAACAACTCAAGAAAGGCACGAAATGTATGGTGCTCTTAACGAGGTGCAAGAATTTATAAGTTTCTTAGAACAGAAACTCAAAGATGGAGAAAAGGCAGTTATGGTACTTAACCGAAGGGAGGAAAAATGAGTAAAACAATGGACGACTTACAAAGTCAAGTTAACGACATGCAGATGGGTCTAACTTCGGACGACGATCTGCAAGCCCTGTTCGATGGTCTACCAGAAGTGGGAACGACTGAACCCGTACAGGCTGCTTCGGCGGGAGATAATCCGCCAACACCTCCGGCCCCTGAGCCAACCCCTGCTCCTGCGCCAGCTCCGGCCCCACAGCCGACGCCTGCGCCGAAGCCAGAACCTACTCCGGCACCAACGCCGGATCCGACCCAGGGAAAACCGCCCGTTTCTGATGTGCCTGACAAATTCAGAGACGTGGATGTGCAAGCTTCATTGAATAAAGCCGTAAAATCGTATGAGGAATTAGAAGCTCGGCACGCAGCTCAAGAAAAAGAGCTAGCAAATTTGAGGAAACTAGTTGGTCAATTGACTACTGGTACTACTCCTCAGCCGACTCCTAGCGTACCTACACAGGTTCCGGTAGCGACACCGACAGTAGTGGACGAGGAAATTCCCGATTCGGATTACTTCGAAAAACCCAATGAAGCTGTAGGCAAAAAGGTCCTTCAGGATCTTAATAAATATGCTCCTGAATTGATCGCTAAGAAGATCATGGAGTATCACGATTGGAATACCCGCCAGATGATACTTCGAGATTTTCGAAGGGAACATCCAGATTTCGATAATTATGTTCAGGATATTCTACAAATCGCTCAGGCTCGGCCTGATATAGATAGATTACCTCCTGATCAATCATTGCCTATGTTATATGATTTAGCTAAAGAAAGAGCTAGATTAAAACTTGAGACAATGAAGAGAGATCTAGGTATTCCTGAGATAACGCCTGCGCCTCAACCTGCACCAGCCCCCGCACCTTCAACAGAAGAGATAGCGAAGATGGTTCAGGCTAGGTTGATCGAAGAAATCAATCGACGAAGACGCGCTTCAGGCATCACTGGAGCAGAAGGAACGCCCCCTGTGAATCCACAGGATAGAGCAACTCCGGCTCCGAAACCACAAGAGAAAACCTACGGTGAAGAGGTTTTCGATAGAATGATGGCTACTAAACCAAAGCATCCTGATGATATATTGGGAACTGCGAGGTTATAAGCTATCACTTGCACATTTTATAAAGAGGAGGTGCTTCATAGACTATGGCAGTGACCGTTATTTCTGGTGCAACCGGAAGTTTAGGAACTAATGCTATTTTAGCAGCTCAGAAAGTTGTTGACATTAGCGATAAGATCTACTTACTGGAACCCAACGCGGCTCCTTTATATGTTCTTGTTTCTAAGTTAGGGAAAGACGTTACTATCAATCCAGCTTTTAGTTGGTTGGAAGACGAGCTTCAGCCCTCTTGGACAACTCTTGCAGTTTCAGCAGCAGCAGGCGATGGCACTCTGACGGCGTCTAACGGATACGTTAATAAATTTGATCTGTTGAAAGTCCCTTCTACGGGCGAGGTTATGCTTGCTCATACAGTGTCTTCGACAGCAGTTCAGGTTTATCGTGCGTACGGTACGACAATCGCAGCGTGCGCTGATGCTGGTGTTGATATCCTAATTCTTGGTCCAGCTTTTGCAGAAGGTTCTCTTGGAACAGACCTTGCAACCGTAACAACCCAGACAAATGAGGTATGGAATTATACTCAGTTGTTTAGAAAGTCCTGCGAAGTAACTCGTACATTGGCTAATACCGAGCTCTATGGTGGGCCCGAAAGGAACAACCAGAGGAGAAAGAAAGGTATCGAGCTTATGCGAGATTTCGAAAGGATGTTCTTGTTCGGCGAAGGACTCCAAGATACTGGTGCTGGTAAAGACACTAACCTAACCCATGCGCGTAGGACAATGAGAGGAGTAGATTCTTTTATTGCTTCTAATGCGACTGCGGCAGGCGGAGTTCTTACCGAATCAGAATTTGAGGCTTTCTTGCGAACCGTATTTCGGTACGGCGGATCATCCAGGTATTTGTTCTGCGCTCCCCTGATCCTTTCAGTGATCAGCCAGTGGGCACAGGGTAAACTCCAGATGTTCCCTAAGGACAAGAGTTATGGTGTTGCTATTACTCAGTATCTGTCTCCTCAGGGCTCAGTGAATTTGATTCGTGAGTTCATGTTGGAGAATGCTGGTGGAGTTTCTAGTGTTTCCTACTATGGCGGATATGCCTTTGCACTCGCTCTAGAAGAGATCAGGTATCGTTACCTGCAGAACAGAGATGTTCAGCTTGAAACTGATATCCAGGCTCCTGGGGACGATTCGTTCAAAGATCAGTATATCTGCGAAGTTAGTATGGAATTTCGTCAGCAGAGAATGCACGGAAAACTTACTGGCGTGACTGGTTAATTCTAGTTATTCCAAGTTTTCTTTAGCATAGATACTATAGATTTATTGCTCCATTAGCGAAAGGGCGTCTAATGGATGAATATAGATGGAGGTGGAGCTGATGTCAAAACCCACGGAAGTTCATGACCCTTTACTTATTTATATTGCTGCTGCATTAGACATTGCTGGTAGCATAAGAATTGAAGTACCTAGGAAAACTGGAGAAGACAAAGGAGCATCCCTTTTAGTATGGATTCAATCAAAGAAATTCAAATTGATGGAATTATTACAAAGGAGAGGAGCTTTTGTTACTCCTGTATCTGATGGACAATTTAGAGGAAAATGGAAGGATAAGAAAGCAGCAAGACTGCTTAGGCAATTATTGCCTTATCTCCATTTAAGAAGAGAACAAGCAAAGATTGGGGTAGAGTTCATGGATGAAAGAGAACTGAACCCGACCGAACATACCGATGCGATATACCGTCTCAGGCTTAAGCTACAAAAGAAAGCGGATGAAGAGGACGGAAAGGAGAGATAAATATGGCTATATTTGCAAGTAGAATGAGAAGTCTAGTAGTGATTTTAGTTCCAACTGAAACTGTCCTAGACGAGCTTAGACGACCCATGACTATTAAAGGTAAGAAAGCTACCTTTGCTAATGGTCGATATAAAACTGATGACCCGAAAGAAATTGAGATGTTAAGAAATCATGCACAGTTTAATATTGAATTTTTTGAGGTCACAGATGAAGCAAAAAGGATTAAAGAATTCCATGAAACTAAAGTTATTCATGGTGCATTAGGTGCTGGCCCAAAAGTGGAGGGAGATATAGCTCCTCCAGCGATTCCGAGTTTAAAAGAAGAAATTTTGGCAGCAGTTGATGTTAAAATAACCAACGTAATGGGACAGATTTTGTCAGCCATTGAAGGGATGCCAAAGCCCGCAGCTGATGAGCCTGTAAAACCCAAGAAAATATTTACGTGCCCTATCTGCAAAGAGCCTTTCCCAAGTGGTATTGCAGTTGGGAAGCACAAGAAAGAGGCACATCCTGAGGTGAGTTAAACTTTGAATTTTAGTACTCTAAAAGAACGAGTTACGGAGTATCTTGAAGATCGTACAGATACTGATTTTCAGATTAAAGTTGGTAACTGGATTAATGATACTCGGAAGGACTTGGCCCTAGAGTATGAATTTGATTACCTGTATGTGGAGGCAACCTATTCCACGAGCGCGGGCTCGGCGGAGTACGCGTTGCCTTCTAGTTTTATAGGTCTAGAAGACGTATGGGTAGGGACCAAGAAATTAGAGAGATTATATCTTCCTGAGAGAGATGTGCTTTCTCCAACTGATGTTGATAGCCCTTCTGGAGAGACTTTCTTACTACCAATAGAACAGGGATTAAGTGGAGACAGCAACCAGTCGATTCCAGATTATTATATAATTAGAGGCTTTGCACTTGAGCTATGGCCCGTCCCTGATGCTGCATATACTCTGAAGATTAAGTATTATGCACAGCCTACAGATTTTACTTTAGATGCAGACTACGATCATATTTCAAATTTCCATTTTGATGCCGTGATTTGGGGAGCTGCATTGCGTGGAGCCATATACTTAGATGATAATGATAAGATTCAAAAATACGAAGGGTATTATCAGAAGGCCATAGAGAAGATGATAATGAAAGAGAAAAAGAGAGTGGCTAAAGATCAGCGCCCAAGAATGAAGACTTTCAAAGATTTCTATCTGCCTACATTTAAACGTATGACGAAGATGATACCAATAGAATAAGGGATCTGTAATGGGATTTAAAGAAGATTTTGAAAACCTTAAACAGGAAATTTCAGGATTACAAGAAAAAGTAGAGAAATTTCGTAAGCTATCTTATACATATGCTAACATGGATAGCATACAAGAATTATATAATAAGATATTAGTCGCTCCGATAATAACTGATTTCTCTTACGCTAAACATTCGTCTATTCATGGTAGTGGTGGGATTGACCCATTAGATCATGGTACTTTAGATGGGTTAACTGATGATGATCATCCACAATACTCATTAGTGGATGCAACTAGAGCCTTCACTGGAGCCTTAACTGGTACTAGCGGTTATTTCGCTACATCAGTTAGTGCTGATGCTTTTGATGGCGGAGTAATGGCTACGCGTGTGAATAGTGGATCAGATACGGCGCGTAGACCTAGATTCAACTTTATAGAAGGGGATTATATCTCCATTGTAGCTACAGACAATCCTGCTGGTGATGAGACTAATATAACTATTGGAGCAGATGCTCAAGGTTTTGATCCCACAAGCTATGCAGAATTTTATGATGATTTCATGTCCATTAATGGTGTTGCATCCCCAGTTATCTCTGATAAACCTTGGATTTTTATAGGAGTATATGGATGGTCTGAAGACAATAATGGGGTTATACTTATTCGATCAGATGCAACAAATAGAGGACATTTTAGTCAATCTGATGGTAGTGGTACTTTCGCAAAAACTTGGATATATTCTCTTAATCCAACTTTTATTTCTCGCATTGCTCAACTTGGAGCTAGTGCGAGCACTCGAAGACTAGGACTCGTTGATGCTACTCTAAATACGGCGGCTGAACCAGATAATGGGATTTATTTCAGATTTACAGTAGATGGGAATTACATAGCTGTTTGCAGATCAGGTGGATCTGAAGATACTATTGATACAAACGTAGCCGCTGCTGACGGAACTTTCAATATATTGAAATTCGTTGTATCTGGAGATGGAACATCGGTTGAATTTTTCGTAGATGGAGTTTCCAAAGGAAGCATAACTAATTACATCCCAACAGTTATATTAGGAATTAGTTTTGGAAGTAATACCACAGGAACAGGTAGAGGAGTATATATAGATTTTGTTCATGTTAGACAGGATAGATCATGACAATCATTCCAACAAAACTGTGTTTGCTACGACGAGGAGAAATATGCACTAATTGTGGTGCCTGCGAGTCGTGGTGGAATGATACATGGTGTGATGTTTCGTATAAGGAGAAAAAGAAATAATGGCATGGTTAGCATACTGGCCAACAGAAAGCGTAGAAGTAAGTGGTAGTACAACCCAAATAAGAGCTAATTGGGCCGCGATGCAAGCATGGTGGGAAGTGGAACATGTTAGTATAGCCAGTGCTTCTTCAGGAGCAGGGCAACATTTAGCTGGGACTGTTGGATTTGTAATTTGGGGAGACTTCTCTGCCCTTCCAAGTACCGCTGCAACGGGAGCCCTCGCTTATACTGATATTGGATTCTTTATATACACCCCCAACGATGCATGGGACTCGATAACAGAGACTTATTGGTCCAGAATTAGACAAAGTAATTTAGATTATCTTAATACATCTTATAATGATTTAGTAATACCAGCAAGTACTTGGACTAAAATGGCGATGAGTGCAACTAGCTCTCATCTTATATATGATTCAATGTCCGAGTATTCAACAGCGGCCAATAGGTGGACAGCGAAAGAAGAAGGATTTTATATGGTTATAGGAAATATCGTATTTCCTGATGCGGAGACTAATTATCAAAAGGCCGCAGCTATTTCACAAAATGGTGCTGCAGTTGCGGTTGGAAGAAAATATGGATCTCCAGTAAAGTCGGTACTAGTAAAAGATGTCCTGTATATTGATACTGGAGATTATTTAGAATTATATGGATGGCATAATCATACAGCAGCAGTAACTGCTGATGCCGCTACATTAATGATACAAAGGGTGAGCTAATGGCGTACGCAGAATGGAATACCTCCGTTCCTACAACTGGGACTAAAATAGTTAATATACCTAGTGTTCATTCGAAAAACTGGTACGCTTTCCAATATACTTTAGAAGAGGAACACTATGGATTTAGTAGTCCACTTTCTGGAAGACATATGCTTGGAAGGACTACTATGGTTAGTGCCGCTCCTTCGGCAACCATTTTAGGAATAGCTGCCCCATTTACAGGAGCAATGGGTTGGGATACTGATTCTGGACAGGGTTGGCTCTATGATGGGGATGCCTGGGTTGTCTGGTCAGAATTGCCAAATAGTAGAGTATTTGCATATATAGGAACAAATCAAACAATACCTGAAACTTTAGATAATTGTGATTCTATAACAGGCTGGCAAACCACTAATACATGCGCGTGCACTATCTCTTCAGATACTTCTCAAAAATGGGAGGGATCTGCATCTATAAAAGTAATACTTGCACCAGCAGAAACAAGTGAGTTTATGGCCTTCGAAACATATACTACTTGTGCAGTAGCGGGTCAGGCATATCCAACATGGTTTGCTCAACAGTTTGAGACCCCTGAAGCTGCCGAAGTGAACTTTAATAAAGCTTCAATATATATAGCACGCAATACCTTTACGGAAATTCCTATGGCATTTTATTATATTTATACTGATAATGGCGCCACAGGTGGGGATGCCGGACCTGAAACCATGATAGCTTCCGGTACTAAAACTATGTCTTGGTCCTCCTCATATACATATGAATGGAAGGAATGCACTTTTACTACAGTTTCTACTGGATCAAGTGGTACTAAATATTGGTTAGTAATAAATGACCCGAATCTCGTACTGGAAGAGCATTATATAGCAATAGATGGAGATGAAGGATATACAGATGGTATATATAAGTTGGGGACTACATTTGCAAACATGGCCACTGCGGCAGCAGATATGGCGTTTAGAATAGAGGCCTCTACTGGTAGAGATGATTTTTATGTCTATAAAGATTTAGTTCCTTATAAAGATTTTACAGGACTAGGTAATTATAATTCCTATGTAAAATCGGATACTAATACTGGTTCCTCAGTAATAGCACATGCTTTTGGGAAATACTCAATAGATGAAAATACTCGTAGCTTAACAATAACTCAAACTGCTAATTGGGAAGAATTTCGATCAACTATTGGAGAGATCCCTTATTACTCTATAGCTCATATAGGATATCATATTACTGCCACTAATTCTGGGAATATATGGTTCGACTTTATTACTGTTGGGGATTTCAGTGGTAGCAAAGCTACAGTTGAATTTGATACGGAGAGTTTAGATTCTTTGGGAGAATGGGACGCCTCAACATATACTTTTACCGCATGTGCAGATGGATACTATGAGTTATTGTCCTCCTTAACCCTAAGTGGATATGGCGGAACTGAAGTATCAACTTACTTTGTGGTATCTAATATTGGGAGCGAGCCAGTTACAGCTGGAAAAAGCGAAATGATAGCGTTATCTGATGATTCTTTTACAATAACATCGAACACTATAGCGAAAGTAGTAAGTGGTGGAACAGTTAATTTACAAATAGCTCAAGATTGTCCAATAATCTTTACGATACTTAGTGGAGAGGACAAATCATTTTTGAAAATTCATAAACTTTCTTAGGAGATATATGTCGACGTGGAGACCAACTAGACCAAATTCATCTGATGATATCGCTGATATCCCTAGTTTGACTCAGGATAATTTTAGTGCTATAGAGGCCGTATTAGGAGTAGAACATTATACTATTACCCATGCTCTTAGTGGTCTACATAAAGGTGGAATAGCAGGAGGAATGTTTGTAGGTACTACCGCTCAAATCGCGGCTTTATCAAATCCTCCTACTGGAGCGATGGCACAAGATACAGATCTTGGTGTTGTAGTAGAGTATAGAGGGGGTGCCCTTGGTTGGGATAAGATCGGGCAAAGTGAATGGTCTAGATCGGCTGCCTATCCAACTACCGCAGTCGCCGTTACCGCAGATGAGCCTCCTTATACTATAATATGGGATACAGAGATATATAATACTCTTAGTGAAATGAATACAGCAGATGGAGTTTTTACAGCGAAAGCTAGTGCTGGGTCCTATACTATTGTTGTATCACTAGGATTGGTAGCCTCTGGTACTCAAGTGGTAGAGGGGTACGCACTTCCTGTAGGAGATTACGCGGTTACTTGGAGTAGGGTGACTACTGGAGCAACCTACAATTATGAAACAGTAGATGATTACCCAGGAGCGGATGACGCAGATTATAATGCTGCATGGACAGAGGGACGAGAGGACGAATTCTATGTGGGAAGTTTAGAAGATTCTTGGACTACTGGAGAAGATAGTTATTATAGCCTTAAATTAAATGCCGCTAATCATGCTGGTGCTCAGGGATTTATGCTTAGTGCTAATTCTGTAATTAATCATGTAGAGTTATCTTTAGATAAGCAGAGTCCTGGAGCTGCACAAAATACTAAGGTAGTCTGGGCAGAAATATGGTATGGAGATCCTAGTACTGACGTCCCATCGGGGGATTCAACTAATTATATTGCTAGAAGTAGCAGTGCTACATTTCAAACTATCCCTACTGCTGGTCCAACTTGGATTAACTTCTATTTTAATCCTCCTGTAATTCTATCTGCTGATACAGAATATCATATAGTAGCACAAGCAGATTATGGTAGTTCTCTTACTGAATATATAAGATGGGCGAAGGATACTAGTATAGCGGAATCTGGGAATGGCGGTGGATCAATAGCTAATGATAGTTGGGTATGGACATGTGAAGCAGATGATACGAATACATTATTTAAAATCTATACGCAACCTTATATACCTGCCGGGTCTACAGGGATTAAAGTTATGACTCATTATAGGGCACGTGCTCAAGGAACCACGGAAGCGACTATAGATTCCTTTATAGTTACACCGAATGGCAAAAGTTATGGAATAACTGAGGAACTAACAACTGGACCATTTGTAGATTATGAATGGGAATGGGATTATGATCCGGAAACAAATGAATTATGGACTCCCTCAGGAGCTATGCAAATATTAAGATATGGGTATGATTTATGTAATGAATCCCCAACAAGTGCTTCTTCCGCAAATATTTCCCAGATGTATTTAGAATGGACATGGAATCCTCCCAGACCAATAGTTACTATAGGACTATATAAAGATGATGTACTATTTGAAGCCTCGAAAACTCCCCTTTTTGAAGCTGGGGAAGCTTCTTACCAGACTGCACAGTTATTCTCTACAGCTAGATTAACGGCTGGACAGGATTTACGAGTAAAAGTGGATAAGACATTAGTGGATGATGAGATAGTCGTAGATTCTAAATATACATGGATTTCAATTCATAGAGTTAGTGGAGCGGTATTATAATGCCTTATGAAAAGTACGTTATAGAGAAATTTCAAGTTGGACTGATAGATGAGAATGAATTATCTAAATTGAGTCATCCTCCTGGAGCATCTATAGATTGTCAAAATGTTATTTGGATGCCTAGTGGGGCGCTGACTAAGCGAAAAGGCCTTAGAAAGCTAAATGCTGTGGGCCCATTAGTAGACTCTGCTATAGTCCATATGCAGCAGATGAAGGACAAAAATGGGTCTGATTATGTTGTAGCCTTTTCCTGTGCTTCAGGGAGTACCTCCGCTAGTATTGGTAGATTTGATGATTCTAGTGGGATTGGAACGTTCCATCCTATATATGTGGATGGATGGCTAGTAGGAGATGGGCATCCAGTTTCAACTACAACTTTCATGGGATCTGGAGCTTGGACTTCTTGGAGTAATGTAGGTCCAATATATGGATGGGATGCCGCTGCAGCAACCCCATCAGCAGCTGTCCCAATAACAGATACTCCTAGTGGAGCAAAAGTTGTAGTTGCTTTTGGTAATTTCTTATTTCTTTGTAATATGTTGGGGGATACTGGTGCGGAAGCTGGCGTGCAGCAAAGATCCAGAATTAGATGGTCTGCTGCTAGAGATTGGACAGATTGGCCTGTCACATATTATATGGATTTGGACACGGATGATGGAGACGAGATAAAAGCAGCCACTATGTTCCGTAACTCCCTAATAATATTCAAGGAATTTAAGATGTACGCTATACGTTGGGTTGGTGGCACGGAGTTATTTAGGGCAGAGCGTATAGATGATAGTGTAGGGTGTGTCGGCCCAAATGCATGGGTAGAGTCTGGCGGAGATTTATACTTCCTAGGCTGCCAGGTGCCTTATAAGTACACAGGACAAGGAGTACCAGAAAGTATAGGCGACGCGGTACAGAGTACATTTGATGAGATGGATCTTACTATTAGTCAAATGAATGATGTAGATAGTGATGAAGAATTCTATGAAGTTATGTTTAACATGGCTACAAGTGATTCTGAAGCTGCCAGGAAAGATACACAACTTGTATATGATACACGATTTGGTAGTTGGACTAGATTTGATATGACAGCCTCTTGTATACGTGGGATAGATTATGGCACTAATGCTATGTATATTACTTTAACACAGCCATATTCCGCGTATGCTGGTACACAAATTAGAGATTGGGCAGGGGCTAAAGAAGGAATGTTGGCAGTAGGCTCATACTCTGGAGATATCAGAGAGTATGGACTATCAAATAATGATGATGGAGTGGCCATCGAAGGATATTGGAAAAGTAGATGGATAGATTTTGGAGATCCTACAGTTAATAAACGTCTATATAGAGTGACATTCTTTGTAGAGAAAGAATTGGGAGATTATGATTTTACGTTTGAACTCTATACAGATTGGGATCAGGATAATCCAGTTCTTACAAAATTAGTATCTTTAACAGGTGCCACAGAGGAAACGGTATTGGAGCAGAAGATAGACTTTACAAAGCCTTGTAGATCTGCACAATTTAAATTTTATACAAATGAACTCATAAGCCCTTTTACTATTCATAAGGTCATAATTGAATACTTAGTAAGAGGCAGAACAAAAACATAAGGGGTGTAATAAAATGGGTAATGGATGGGAAGTAACAAGTTTTCCGGAGGATCCAGCAGGATATTTAAATATGCCAGCTTCTTATTATGGAACGCCTGTATCATATGATTATACAAATTCCTGGTATTCAGATCCGAACCTATGGAAAATACTAGGAGGATTTGGAGCTACTCTTGGATCTTCTCTACTCGGTGGTGGGGGAGGCGGAGGTGCTGGTAAAGCAGGAACTACAGCCACAGCTGGTAAAATTCCTAAGCCAATCAAACAAACAGCAAAAATGGTTCAGGAACAATGGCCACAAGCTGCTACAACTCCAGAACAAGAAGCATATTATTATGGTTCAGTTGTGCCAGCTCTATTAAGTGGAGAGGTAGACCCATTCTCTGCTAACATCCTCAGACTTATAGCAGGTGGAGGCCCTGGAATGTATATGCCAGACGTGGCCGCTATGAGGGCCCCTTATGAGACGATGCTTAGATTAGGTGGAGAACAAGCTGCACGTTTATATGACCAGCTCCTTGGAATAGGTGCAGGTGGTATTTCTGGCCTTGGTGCTGGACAGCCAGAGGCCGCTGCTGCTTATGGTAGAGAAATGGCGATGTTGCCTATCATGCAACAGATTGCACAGCAAGAACAGGCCATTGCCCAGATGCAGCAGCAAGCAATGGGCATGTATCCTCAATATGGAATGGAGGCATTAAGACTTCTGCCCGCAACTGAAGTTCAAAACCTACAAAATATGGCTACTAGAATGGCCATGATGGGATTTCCTTATGAGGCTATACTTAGGAATATACAAGAATATGCAAAAACATTGACTGGTTTATACGCCCCATTTACAGGGCAATTACCACAAGTAACGACTATGGAACCTTCGCAGGGTAGTCTTTGGGCCCAAGTTCTAGGACAAGGACTCGGAGCTCTGGGTAGTTATTTACTACAACCAACAAAAACATAATTAGGAGAGAGAAAATATATGGCAACATTATGGGGACATTTACCAGAAAGTCCGCCAGCAGAAATTATAGAACCAGCGCTTAGACAGATAGCCGCACAGGCTATAGCTGGAGCTGGTGGAGTTGCGCCTGATGTATTTACAGGCAGTCCAGCATGGGAGGCACAAAGACGAGTTCCTCAAACTTGGGGAGATCTACTTCGTTTATTGCTCGGTGGAGGAATGACAGGATATATTCCTCCTGAAAGGTTGGAACAGCTTAGGACCCCAACTGGACCTTCAATGATAGGAAGAAGTCCTGAGGAACAGGCTGCGATTGCTGCAGCTAGTGTTCCGGCAGTCCCTTCTAGAGCCATGTTTGGAGTGGAAGAAGGAATGGCAGGATTACCAACGCCAACTCCTACTGTACCGACTCCTGTGACCCCTCCTACAGCAGCTCCTAAACCGAAGACAGGGGAACGACCATTATATGGCGTTGTTCCGCCTAAGGCGAAGGAAGGTGCAGCATACGAGGCACTTACCGGAGAGGCCGTGCCCCCTGCGGAACCAGAAGAAGAGGAAATGCCTTTTGCACTTCCTCCTTTTCCAGAAGGAGTGGACTTTGAAAGTGAAATGAGAAGGATAGCTGCGACAGCTCCTAGGACTCCAGAAGAGATCGCTGGACCTAGGCCAACTATTCCTAGAGCACCACTTCCTTTAGAATTACTTAGACAATTCTCTTATGGGATGCTCTACGGTGGAGCTAGAGGAGCAGAAGAGCACGAACGTAGAATACAAGCGGTATTAGATAAACAATATGATGACAAATTACAGATGGCTGTTGCTGCTGCTAGTGAAGAGAGAAAGGCAGAGTATGCTATATTAAGTAATAAAGTAGAACAGCAAAAGATTGCTGAGGAAGGTTATGGCAAGTATTTAGAGCACATTGGAAGAGTTTATCCTGAGTCATTTACTACGCGTCCAGAAGTTTTAGGAGCAGCTATGCGACTTTGGCACATGGATGAGAAGGCTATAAATGAATTTTTAGCTTCTCGTAAACGTCCTGATGGTACTTATGATCTGGGGAAATCAGAAGTAGATAGAAAAGTGCATGCGTATAAGACACAGGCTAGAGCAATGAAGATAATGTATCCCGCTCTTTCGGAAGAGGAAATTGCAGAGATCGTCGTAACTGGTGGATTTATAGATCATACTAAACGATTTGAGAATAGAATGATGAGTGATCTAGCTGCTGCTCAACAGAAAGGGGACATGAAAGAATATAATAAACTATTGGATCAATTTACTGCATATAAAAGTGCTATGCAGAAAAGTGCATTACGTGAATCCATGGACAAAATGACAGTTTTATACCAAATGAAAGATGTAATCGTGAAGAATCAAGGACAGGATTTCTTCAACTGGTTATCACAAAGTGCATATGCCAGCCTATTTGGAGCCAGAGTTCCTCATCCCTCTGAGATAGAGAAGGTTACAAAAGAAAAGGAAATGACTCCAACAGAGAAAGCTAAGATGCAAGAGATGAGATTGAAATATACAGGTCTTCCTGGAATTCTCGTTCTAATGTACCCAGAACAGGCCACAAAGGAAGGCGGCATTCTATTTGAACAAGAGAATGCTAGAAAGGTAATTGACAAATATAATATGGTAAAAGCCGAAGTTCAGGATATGATTCAGAAAGGACAAACTCCTGAGAAGGCCATGAAACATATTAATAAACAGGTGTCTAAAGAAGAACAAGCTCTATTATGGAAAATGGCAGATACGACTAGAATATACATGACTTCCGTGGACCCGTTAACTGGGAAATTAAGAACAGATCCCACTGGGCGTCCACGATCAGAGATTCTTAGACACGTTATGATAACTCCTGATAACTTTTTACAAATTATAGAATTAATAGATATGGGGGAAACTAATATAAATATTATTAGATATTTCCGAACTCCTCCTACCAAATAATAAGGGGTAATTTATGCCTTTAGAGGAACAAGTACAACAGTTAATAGATTTAATTAAAGAAAAAGAAGAACCTACTGTAGCTCCCACACCCACTCCAAAGCCAACGGCTCCGGAAGAGCCCGCAGCGCCAACAGGAGAAGGAGTCGCCGATGTGTTGGCAATGCAGAGGGAACAGACAGCTCCCTTTATGATAACACAAAGAGATATAGGGGCTTTAGGGCATCTATTAACTGGTTTTAAACTAGGATTGTATGGTGAATTAGACTTTTTAGATAAAGCATCTGAATGGGTATCTAATCTTACAGGATTAGAGAAAGGCGGGGTCTTTGGTGAATTAAGAGACAAAGTTGCGCCGGAAGATTACGAATTATCTGACACTGGTCTAACCGCTACCATCCTAAGAGCTGTAGGCATGCTTCCTGTCCAATTGGGAGCAGCTATGATGGCTGGAGGAATTGGTGGTGGTATCCTTAAAATAGCTAGATTACCACAAGCAGTAATCCTTGGTCGTGGCGGTATATCATTAGCCAGAGGTGCAGCAATGCCACTGAAGGGTGCTAGAATGTTTGGCCTAGGAATGCCTACTGGATTTGGTTTAATGGGAGCAGCAAGAGCAGGAGTCCAACCAGAACCTTCTGCTGCAGAAATGATTAAACATGGTTTGACAGGCGCTGGAATGGGCTTTGGACTAGAGGCTTTGGCTCCTATGAGAGCTATAGCTCGTATCCCAGGTACAGCTGGTATATTTGGTGGATTAACCGCACTAGAGGGTGCACCTGCTGAGGAGACGATTGCTCAGACTTTAGTTGGAGGTCTTTTGGGACTTCTTGGTAGACGTCCTAAATATCCTGAAGCTCCACTTCCTACTGCTGAAGTGCCTGCTGCTGCTGGAGTACCTCCAAGAGCACCAGAACAGATGGGCCTTCCGTTAAGAGTACGTAGACCTATGGCTCCTATAGAAGAAGGAGTAGAGCAACTTCCTCTTCCATTAAGAGTTACTGAACCAATGGAAAGAGAAGCTCCTCCTAAAGTAGCCGCTCCAGTAGTGGAGAAACCTACTACGGTGGAGGCACAACCAAAGCCTGATTCATTATATATTTCTAGAAATGAGATTATAGATGGTTTAGTTGTTAAGAAAGATTTTAGACGAGGAGTACTTGAGCAGCTTTCTGATCCAGTTCTTGCGTGGTTGAATACCTCAAAAACCATAAAGGGATCACAAGTAACATTTGATCCTACGACTAAAGCGGTAATAAAGAAGGTTGGTCGCAAGAGAGTCGTAGGTAAAATGACCGATAAAGAACTTGTGGACGAGTCAAATACTACGATGTCCATGACTCGCTATAATCAAGTCATGACTGAACTGAAATCCAGACAACTTAGAGACATCGCTCTTGGTAAGGAACGGGTCGATTTAGCGGAAGAAGTTTCGGTCAGGGAACCAGTACGCAAACCAACAGTAGCTGAAGGAATGGAAGGGGCTACTCCTGTGGAGCGTATTCCTTATAGGAATGCATTAGTACAGGCTGCATATGGAGAAATTACTGAAGGTTTTCCAGAGAAGCGCTTAACTATAGATGAATTCTTAGAGACTGCTAAAGGTGTATATAAATTAACTCCAGAAGAACGTATAGAATTAACCAGACTTCTTAATGGAGAAGGATGGAGAATTATTGGCGAAGGGGAAACCCTAGATAAATTGGTTGGACGTAGAATAGAAGAACAGATGAAGGAACCTCCTAGAGTACCTGAGGAACTGACAGCCGAAGAAATTAAAGCTATAGCTAAACAAGATTGGGAAAAGACACATGATGAATATTTGAAAAAGGCAAGAGAAGATAAACTTATTCCCAGTGAAGAAGAATATAATAAACTTTCCCTATCTGAGAAAGAAGAAATCACTGATTTTTTGGATGATGTGTATGAGCTTTATGGTGAGATAGAAGCTTTAAAGGCCCAGAAAAAGTTCGATAAAAAGACAGCGAATACTTATTCAAGGAAAGTAGGGATTGTAAAAGGCAATATAAATAGGATCTTCAGTGCGGCCATGCGTGAGAGAGCAGGACGAGTAAAGGTCCCTGAAGAGATGGTGAGGAAATATGGGCTTCCTGAAGAGAAGCCTGAAAAAGTCGAAGTACCGAAGAAAGTTCCTGAAAAGGTGAGAGAGATCACAGGAGCAAAGGCACTTTATATAGATAAAGCTGTTGAGTTATGGGGAGAGAAAGCCAGGATGAATTTGGCCAGCCTCTCCGTCACAGACTTGATGAGAATTGTAGAAGGCAAGCTTACTCCAGAAGAGTATTCAATTACTCCTAGTGGAAGATTAGTAAAGATTCCTTCAAAAGTAGCAAAACCTGTTGAAATTAAAGGACTTAAAGTAAGATTCAAAGAACATCCAGAAGATCCAAATATCATGACAGCTATCGCTGGTGTGCCAGGAGCTGAGGCTATAGGTTTATGGTCAATTCGATTGCCTGTAGAAAGAAAACCTGGGGAGAAAGTTGGATGGTATAGCATAGAAGCGGATGTTACCCCTGAATTTACACGAAAGGGAATAGGCACTGCTATGTTTGATGCTATTGAAAAACAATATGGTGAACATTTAGGTAGAGTAGGAGAACTTACTGGAGCTGGAGCCAAATTTGTTGAGGGCCTAAAAAGAAAAGGAAGAAAATATAAGGATATTGATGTTGAAGAGGTAGGAATAGAACCAGAAGCTCCTCCTAAAGTAGAAGCTCCAATCAAAGCTCCAAAATTGAGTAAAAAGGAAGAAGCTGGGATTAAACTTGAGCTTACTACTATTCGAGAGAAGTATACTGGTAGACCAGATTTAGAGAAAATTGTTGCTTCATACGAAAAGCATAGACGAAGTGGCTTGAATATTAAAGCTGCTGTAGAGGCCATGCGGCAGGAAATAGGTCTTCCTGAGAAAAAGGAAGCCGTTACTAAACCAGAAGCTTTAACAGAAGGAGAAAAGATTATCACTGGCCTCAGAGAAGAATTAAAGGCTGAAGGCAAGAAGACTCCTGAAGAAGTTCTTCGAGAAAAAGCCAAAGAACCTACAGAGGCTGAGACTTGGGCTGTGCCTGAAGAGCCAAAGAAAGCTCCAGAAGGCGACATTGCGATGGAAGTCACGATGATTAGAACACGGTATAAAGATCGTGCCAATGTAGATAAGATGGCTGAATTATATGAACGATACAGGAAAGAGGGTCTTGATGTGCAGGAAGCAGCACAACGTGCTGGCAAGGAAGTTGGATGGGAGGTTAAAGCTCCTGCTCCAAAAGCTGCACCTACTAGAGGAAAGCCCTCTGCTGAGAAGGCTACGGCTAAATTAGAAAAAGAAATAGATAAGGAACTTAGAGACCTATATAGTTTAGCACTTAATAGAGCCTTAGGGGAAGGATTATCTGAAACTGAAGCTATTACAAAAGCAGACGCTGCTCTTTCTAAACCAGAGGTTAAAACCTATGTAGAAAATCGTAGGAAAGGAATGAGTAGGGACGAAGCAACTCAGAAAGTTAGGGATAAGACTACTACTAGAGTTATTCTTCGAAAATCAGATGGAACAGAGCATGTAGTTACTAAGAAAGTTGCTAAGGATGTTGCAGATGCTGCGGTCGAACAAGTAGATAAGACTGTTGAAACTGCTGTCAAAATGGGAGCAGATCCTGAAATTGCTAAACAGGTTGCAGATTATAGACCCGAAGTAAAATCAGATACTTTGATACGGCCAGAAGGGATGGAGCATTATCCAAATCCCAACGAGATCTTTATAAGCGCAATACTATCTCCGACGAAACTGGCGGAGGGATTGCCAAAGATAAAGAATGAAGTTAAACTCCTTACAGATCAATTAAATCGTATGCTTTCGTCAGCAGAGGGTATAAGAAAGGAGCTTGACAAGCCTGGCTTAAATTTGGACAAGAGAATGGATTTAGAAGCCAAGATTAGGGCTCAAGCCAATCTTAAGAACCAAATAGTTAGAGAACTAAGTGAGTATACTGCGGCTGCCAGATATCTAGAAGAGAATATGAAAGCGGCCCCACAAGCACTTAAAGTTGAAAAACGCTTCCAAGATGCTCAAGGTGGAGTTACAATTATCTCTGAAAAGATTCCTGGTGGAGACAAGTTCTACATGTTGCAGGATGAGATGGGGCATGCTCCTCATATAGATTCTAGAGTTAAATATGCTGGAGCTGCTGAACTTGCGGAATCAAAAGATGAAGTTAAAGTTAAGATCTTAAATATAGATAAGAATATTGATCCTAGATTCGGTCGTATGCTTCTAGATTCAATACAAGAGAAGTATATGATGGGAGAGAAAGGAAAGAAAGTAACACGAGAGCCAGGAGCAGGAGGCTCTATATGGGATGCCGCAGGGGATAAAGATGCGGATAGAATTGTAGAAGAAGTCGGATATGATAAAACGAGTAAAGAAGCTGTTGGTAAAGAAGGAGCGTATCAAGAGCAGGGATTACTAGAGAAGTTTTGGTATTCTTGGAGAGGCTATCCAGGAGAGCGAGAACAATTTAGAACAGCCATGAGAGCTGCTCATGATATTCGTGGTAATATAGATCCTTGGTTGACTGGTGTGGAATCTCGACGAGTTCCTACTAAAGAAGATATGGTTTCTGTGCTTGATTTAGGATCAGATCCTGTATCAAGTAAAAATCCTATAATTGCATGGGCTGCTGGATTAGCCAAACAGCAAGAAGAAAGAATGAGCATATATATTAAGAGAGCCACAAAATATTTAGATGAGCATATGGGGTGGTTAAGACAGGATAAAGCAAAGAATAAAGAATTCGTATACCATATGCATGGCATAAGGAAGTCTAATGATCCTCGTATATTAGAGACTGAGAAAGCCGTTAGAAGGGTTGAAGATGATGTTGCCCAGATGTTCGATTTGGAGAAACGAGGTCTATATAGGAAAGGGCACTTTGGTTTGATTATAGATCGACAAAAAGCTTGGGATTACTTTAGTCAGCCACTAGCTCTGGCAAGCGAATTTAGAGAATTACCAGTAAAGATTCAAGCAATGTTGACGGAGAATAATTGGGTAAGAGCTAAGTACTTAGTTGACAAGTTTAAAGTTTGGGATAAGATTCCTAGGGAAGAGAAGGCATGGATTGAAGATCATATTTTTCCTTGGGGAGGCATATTCACTGATTGGATGAAATCTCCTGGATTCTTACAGAGGATGTTGCCTAAGGAATATCATGTGAAATACTTCCAGGAAAGAAAATCTAATATGGAATTCTTGGCAAAAGAAGACGCCTGGAATACTATGCAGATATATCTACATAGTGCTGTTAGAGGCGGGATGTGGAATGATTATTTGCAGACAGTACGTCCAGTAATAAATCAATTGAATTTTGCCAATAAACCAGGGAGCGTTAGACATTACTTAGAAACCTATGTTAAGAACCTAGTGTATCCTGATACTGGATATCTGGATACTAAGTGGAATTCTTTAGTGATGGAAGTCGGTAGAATTCTTGGACGGGATTTTGGTGGAGCGGCTTACTTTATGCCAAGAAAACTAGCTGCCATGTATGGCAGAGCATTATATAGAGGAGCTTTAGGACCAGATACTGCAGTACGAAATTTAACACAAACTCTACATACTTGGGCAAACTCTGGGGAGCTCTCTACTTTAACTGGTTTGAGAGACTACCTGCATGGTATCACTACTCAGAAACTAGAGAAGGTTGGAGTGAAAGTAAAAGTTCCTAAGAAATTCAAAGATTTCAAAGAATATTATGACATAGTTGACGAGTTTTTAGGGCATGATTTTGAGAAATTGTATAAGAATGATAAGACCACTATGGATAATATAAGGAAGGCATCTACTTGGATTACAAGGATGGCCCTATTCCCTATGCATCTTACTGAAAATATTAATAAAGGTATTGCATACATGGCAGGATTGCATGAAGGAATAGAAAAAGGATTAGATTATAGAACTTCACACTTAATAGGAGTAAGTAAAGCTTCTAAATTCCAAAACTTCGATTTAAGAATGACAGAAGCACAATGGTATGCGGTAAATAAGATGACGGAGTCACAATATGGGTACACTACAGTCCATACATCTCCTTATCTATATGGTACTGGAAAGAAGTTCTTTACTCCATTTTGGTCATTCCCTTTGAAAACTTTCCAATTCTTAGGAAATGGCATTAAAGAAAGTTTTATATCTGAAGATGCAGCCAGGTTAACTAGATTCTTAGCCCTAACAGGATTCTTCGCATCTGCTCCAGTTATACTAGCTGAGATGCTAGGAGTTGATACATTCGCTCTTTGGGGCAAAGGAGCACTCCCCTTTAATATCTACCCAGCCTGGATGAAGGGAATGGGAGATATCTATACTGCCCTTGGTGGGAATGATCCAAGTTACTTAGACCAAGAGCGGGCACAAAGAGCTGGTATGAGTTTTGTTGGATTATTGGCTGTTCCACAATGGAGAGCAGGGAAAAAGCTTATAAAGAATATCGAAGATCTACAAAAAGGATATGAGACTTGGGGTCCTGGAGAGCATCCATTTAACTCGATTAATATAGCTTCAGTAATTCTAAAGATGTGTGGATTCCCTCCGATAGAGTCTAAAGAAGCTAGAGACCTATTGAAGGAACTTCGTAGAGAAGAAATGAGTGTCTACAAGAAGCATGATTATGTAAAGAAAATTGCAGATATATATGAGAAAGGTGGCATGAAAGCCATTGACAGTGTTAGAAAGATAATTGGTAAGGCTAGAGAGGAGGGTATAAATATTAGGCCACAGGATATATCTAGTTATCGTAGATTAAGAGAACTAGACATCTACACTATGAAGCTACTCCGTGGTAAGAAAGAGCTTAGAAGAGGAATCTGGGGAGAAAGGCTACGAGAGGCTAGAGAAGAATATCTTGGAAAGAAGAAGTATGGTACACGACCTATCTGGTCATTACCAAGACAAATAGAACCTAGGGAAGAGGAGAGCTTCCAGGGTATAGGAGAAGAATAATGAATATATTTATGATAAGTAACTTTGGAGAAAGCGTAGCTTTGGCACAGGCTTTGGAAAAAGAGAAACATGAACTCTCCTTCTTTATTAAGAAACGTCCATATAAGAAAATAGGAGATGGACTAGTAAACAAAGTGTCGGATCCTGGTTCTTTATTTACTAAATCGGATTTGATAATTGTGGATGACATTGGATCAGGAGCTTTTGTAGATAAGGCCAAAAAGATGGGACACTCAGTCATTGGACCAGGAACGGCTATAGAGAATCTGGCAACTGATTTTAGTCTTATGATAGATGTTCTCTCCGCTCTTAAAGTCAAAATAGCTACTGATAAAACTGAAGGTCAAATGGCTGTTGTTGGGGCATGGTTTGATGGAGAGAAATTTATTAAGCCTATACTAGTTGGAACTAAATATGTGAGATTTGCGGCTGGAGATCTAGGTCCCGTAACACGAGGTACTGGAATCTGTGCTATGTCTTCCATTAGATCTAAGTTATTTCATGAGACATTATCTAATTTACAAGCATTCTTGGCATCGGTAAACTTTGTAGGATTTATCAGTCTAGATTGCTTAATAAATAATGATACTGTACATGTGAAATCTATACATCCTTCTTTAGGATTTCCAAATGGAATAATTATGAGTGAGATGTTTTTAAACTCAGCGGGAGATTTCTTGAAGAAATTATACAATAAAGAAGTATCTAATGCCCCTGTAAGGATAGACCGTATTCATGTGGGAATTCCTATATTCGTGCCAAATTGGCCTATATTACTTTCAGATTCTTTAGTAGAAATAAATACTCCAGCTTTTATCCCAATAGGAGTATCTAAAGAAGAAGATTATATACAGATGAGGATAGATGGCCTAGCTGGAATGGCAGTAGGGCATGGTTCCTCTGTCGTGGAAGCACGAAATATAGCCTATAAGGCAGCAAATAAAATTAAACATCCTAATGTATTATATAGGAATGATATTGAATTAGATAATCAATTCAATAGATTAAGAGAAAAGGGTTGGTGGAAGTAATGCCCTTAGCGGATGACCTGTCTAAGGTTAAATATGGCCCATCTAGTAGTCCATATGGTGGATCACCGTACGCAGGAGCAGCAGGCTCACTCGCAGGTGGAGCTGCTAGTACTTTACTAGGTAGCCTATTAGATTATTCAAATCCTTATCAAAGATCTCTTGGCAAACTTGGTGGACAGCTAGCTGGAGGCCTCACTAGTGCGATGCTACAACCAGGGCCTTTTGATTTAGGACAATGGGCAACTTATGGAGGATTACCTGCATTAGGTGGGACTGTAGGAGGACTTCTAGGAGGAATGGTCGATGAACAATGGGGAGCTCCTGTTGGTTCATATCTTGGAAGTTTAGGGGTGAACGCATTACTAGGAGCGCCAGCGTTAGCATCTGGTTTAATGGGACTTCCTAATTTAGCATTGGGTATCGGTACTCAATTCATAGACGATCCACAACTTAGACAAGCTCTTAATGTAGGACTTTCACCAATGTTAAGTACTGTAACTCCTTGGATTGGAGAAGCTCTTGGTTTAATATCCGCACCCCTTGCAACTAGTATGATGTGGGCAGGCCCAATTGGTGCGGCGCTTGGGATGGGATTGGCCGCATGGCAAGGACATAAAGAACATAAAGCAAAACAGCATATGAGTGAGAAACAACATTATGCTTATTATACTGGATTAAAAGAGGCGGAACCAGCATTATCTCAAATAACAGAAGATATATTTGATATAGGGCGACAAAGAATACTTGAAATAGAAGCTAGGGGAGAAAACCCAGCGGATTATGGATTAGATAGATTTGGATTTACACAAGACGAATGGAACTATGTATCAGGTCAAATGAGACAGGGAGCAGCTAGTACGCAACTTGGTCAAACGGACATAAGAGTACCAGGAACAGGATTTGAGAGAGGAACTTTTGTACCGGCAACCCCAGCAGAGGCAGCATTTACTCCGTCATGGGCCATAAGATCGTCTTACGCACATCATCCGGCACCAATGAGGGATGTACAGCAGTATGAACAATGGTTATACAATATGGCTGGTGGGATGGCCCCATTCTTAGAGCCAGGACAAAGATCTGGAAGTCCAAAAGATATAGATAATTATATTGCCTATCTAAATTATGAAACTGCTAAAATGTTAGGAGAGGAATATGATCCAACATTATATTCAGGATCGTATGAACCAGTTTCAAAGACAATAACAAGATATCAGAAAGAGAGAGCTGCAGCAGAGCGATACGAAGCCTATCAACAGAAATTAGAAGAAGAACAACGGGCACAGGCAGCATTAATGGAACAATATGGAGATATGGGAGGCTATTAATGCCATATCCTGATATAACAACAACAGAATTAATAAAGGCAGGAGCTACTCCAGAAGAAGCTCAAATGATAGCAGAATGGGAAGAAAATGCTAGAACACAAGCATTATCCTGGATTGCACAGGAATACCCTTGGATGTACAGTCAGGTAAAGAATATGAATATTGGTGTTCCAACTCCCTCTAGATTGAAAACCTTCTTTGGAGAACCAAAAGCCCCTGTTGAAGGAATGACTAAAACGTATCCTATAAATATAGGATGGGGGGATGTATTAGCAGATAGACTTCCTTCAAGAATGTACGGAGTTGGAGTTCAAGAAACTCCAAATGTATTATTTAGTTTGGCCGCGACAGATCTTCCAGGTGTAATTGGACATGAATTATTCCATAAAGTACAAAAATACCCCGAAGCTTCTGATATTATAAAAGAATATATGAAAACATTTTGGGGATCACAACGAGGAGCAACATATTGGGAAGGATATTCTCCAGAAATAGATCCTTATGGTGCAGTTGCAGAGATAATGGCTAGACAAATTTTCAATCCAGGCATGCAATGGAATTTTGAAAGGATGCGGGGACCTCTATTACAATTTACTCCAAAAGAAGAAAGTCTTATTCAAGATATGAGAAGATGGTTGAGAACGGGCTCGACAGGATTTCAAGTAAATCCAGAATATCACGGAGTAGAAGTCCCAGGCCCTGGCGGAACTGTATCTAGTGAGAGAACTATTACTATAGAGATGGATGGTATGTACTATAATATACCTACATTAGTTGGGGGAGAACAATTAACTACAGATGAGGCTGTAAGACAATTTAAAGAGGGCAAGATCCCTGCCGTTGGAGTAGCTGATACTAGAGAAGCAGCGGTAAAGGGAGCCCAAGAACGCAGCGGGATGCTAGGAGGACAGTAAGATGTTAGATGCACAATTGATAGATTTCATGACTGAAACAGCGAAATCTTTAGGTGAGATAAAAGCTACTCAAAGAGCGATGAAAGAGGATATCACAGAGATGAAGGAACAATGTAAAGAAATTCCTACTATGAAGCAGAGTCTCACTAATCATTTGTCTACTCATGATAAATTAAAAAACCGCCTCCTATATCCTATTTTTGTAGGAATATGTATTACTATAGCTGGTATAGCTGGTGGAATCTCTAAATATGTACTTCATTTATTTTAAGGTGATACAATGGTAGAACGCTATATAGATCCTGAAAGACTAAGAGAAATGGAAGAAGCTAAGCAGTTCCCTACTGGTCCATTAGAACTAGGAGGAGTAACAGAACAGCCATTCACTTGGCACGATCTCCTAACTCTATTTGAACCTAGGGCTACTGAGGCTGGAAGAGAAGATATCGAAAAACGATTAAAAGAAGGTACTAAAGAATTTAAGGAATATGTTAAAGAACCAGCAGGAGAAGAAGGCGAAGCAATGAAATGGCTAGGCCACATGACTTCTCCTGGAGGATTCCTCTCCATACCAGGAGTAGCAGACATCGGCAGTGCCATTTGGGATATAATTGATCTTCCAGGGCTAGATATTAAAGATATTCCTAGATTAGCAGGCAAAGCTCTTGGGCCAGAAGCCTTAACGGCCTGGTTGAAATTCATGGTTAGACCAGAAGCTAGACATCTATGGGGGCCTAGGGCCATAAAATATTGGGACGAGCTTGTACAAGAAGCCAAACATCTATCTCCTCGTACTGCTAGATATACTGAAAGAGCTGGAGAAGGTAGATTTGGAGTACCACTGTGGGGAGGCAGAAGAGCTACCACAGGAGAAATAGCAGAGCAAGGTGGTAGGGAACTTGGACTATCAGCACAGATATTCTATAAGCCAGAATTTGATTATAGAGATTGGTGGGCGTGGTCAAAAGGATATAAGACTGGTAAGACTAGACTTGCCAATTTAGCAACTGTTATACATGAGGAAGTTCATGCTGCATTTCGCAAAGGAGATCCAGCATTAGACGCATTAGCGCAGCAAGTGCATAGAATAATTGGAGAAAAGGATCTTAAGAGAGCATTTAGTCATGTACCAAAATATACTAAAGATACTTCCCAAGAACTCGCTGAAGAAGTGGTAGCTAGAGCATATGCAAGTGCTTTAACTGGTTCTAGGTCAACTGTACATATAAGTAGAATAATGGATGATCCTACTTTTACTGCAGCTTTACAATATGCTGCAAAGAATCCAGATGCTGGTGTATGGGAACTTCAAAGGAAATTTCCAAAATTGTTTCCTGCGGATTATAAATATATGCCAACTAAAACAGCAAGAAGAACTATAGTAGATCAAAGAACTGAATTATCTAAAGCCTATACAGAAGAAGAAATAAGAAGGATGCGTAGAGAAGAAGTTCGGAAAACGACGGCGAAGCCTGCTGGGGGAGCCAAGAAGATAACTAGTCAAGAGAAAGGCACACGAGTCATGGAAGCCCCCACTGAACTTACTCCCGCCCAAAGAGAGACTGGAACATGGATTAGAGTGGGCGATAAGTATGTGAATTTTATGGACGATCCACGAATGTGGCCAGCTAGTGTTGAGCCAGACGCTAGAGATACCCTTCTGAGATTGAGGGCTCAGGAGCTTTATAGGCGAAAGACTAAATAAATAGGCAACTTACCGGAAATTACGACACTTTTTAGGAGGTGGCCATATATATAGTATATGGAGACATAGTGAAAAAACTTCTATGTGTAGTAATCACAATTTCCCTCCTTTTAATTCCCACCTATATTCCAGCTAAAGAAATTTCCTATATAGATCAGCAAGTTAGACAATTTAAATCAATTCTTGCTGGAAAACCTGAATGGGAAGTTACATTAGATGGACATAAGTATATGATTGAGTACAAAGAAAAGTCTAAAGTCCTAACGTTTTCAGAGAGTTGCGAAGGTCTCTGGCTTAAAGTATATTATTTTGAGAAAACAGGACAGTTTAGTTGGGAGGGCTACGTAGAAGATCGAATGCTCCCCTTTCAATCAATATCAAAGCAGAGAGGCTCTGCTTTGATGGATATGTTTTTAGATAGATTAGAAGAAAAAGGCTTAGCAGCTCCATTAATGGAGATCTAAGAAGGAGGTGTATTGACGATGGCAGGAACCGTAACATTGGAAATGACGGCAGGCGGACGAAGGCCCATGAGGTTGATTGGAGATAAAGATCTAGTCGTAGTTGTGGGAAGATTTACTTTCGACAGTGAGTACGTTACTGGTGGGGAGGATCTTACTGCAGCAGATTTAGATTTACAAGAGATTATAACTCTTATCCCTTCTCCACTTTTCTCGGGTGGATCTACTAACAGAGGAGGCGGAATCCCTGTAGTGTATGATCATGATAACTCTAAGATTATTGCTATAGGACCAAGCGCAGTCCCTGGTGGATCTGATCTCTCTTTTGAGGTTCAGAATGGCACCGACCTCTCTGCTTTTTCATGCCGCTTCATCGCAATAGGATATCAATAATCCTACCGTTTGACAATCCCAAAATAGGCAGGGGCCAGACCCCTGGCCCCAAAGCCTAGCAAAGGAGACTTACATGTTAGAAACACAAATCGAAGCTATTCATTATAAGAATAGATTGGAAGATATTGACTTTACAAAGAAACTTAAAGTAGCAATCGTGGCTGGAGATCGTTCTGGCCCATTTTACCACGACTATGGAGTCCCCATCCCTTTCTTTCAAAGCGTGACAGGATTAGAATTTACATGCTTTGATGCTTTAAACCCCCTCGTACAGAAAGGCCATGATATTATCCAGTTCCAAAGACAGTACTCTCCTGAATCCTGTATGATACTTAGAAAACTGCGGGAAGAAGGGGTAGTTACTATGGCTTTGGTGGATGATAATGTCTGGGAACTTCCAGATACTAATCCTGCTAAAGCGACCTATCAAGGAGATATACTGGAGCGTTATCAATTAATCTTATCCGAGACGCATTCCATATGTACATCTACGCCCTACCTAAAACAGCTTATCAAACCATTTAATCCGAATGTCTACATATGGAGAAATCTTGTAGACCCCTCCATCGCACAATTCCGCTATTTCGACAGAGATAATCCAGAAGAAATAAGGATTGGCTGGACTCTCACTATCCATCACGCTGGGGATGCTGGAATTGCTATGCCTGCTCTAGTGGACATTTGCAGAAAGTATCCTCAAGTAAAGCTTATATTCATGGGATGGATGCCGCCTTACATAGTGCAGAATGTACCAAAAGAAAGATATGAGTATTATGACTTTGTGCCAGTAGATGCCTTTTATGCTTGCTTTGGTTCATTGGATTTTGATATAGGCATTGCTCCATTAGAGGATAACGGATTCAATTGGGGCAAAACAGCTAGGAAGATGCAGGAATACGCTATTTTGAAGATTCCTGCTATTGTATCCCCTGTTAGGCCATATGACGAATGGAGTGATGGAGATACTTGCTTGAAACCAAAAGATAATACACATGCGAATTGGGTTAAGGCATTAAGTAGAATGATTGAGGAAAAAGAACTTAGAGAGAAATTAGTAGAGAATGCATACATCCAAGTAATGGAAAATCATGATATAAATAAATACATTTTTGAGAGGGCAATCCCCTACTATGAAACATATGAGAAAGTTCAAAAAGGAGAATTATAATGGGAGATGCAAAACGTAGAGAACAAGCAGGACAGATGCCTTGGCAGCGCCCTCAAGAAGGCCCTCGCCATCTGCCGCCAAATATAACTCCAGGGCAAATAGTACCTTCTGGGCATAAAGTAATAGCATTTTTAGCCCCAGCTTTAGATTGTTGTACGGAGAAAATTATAGGAGAAATGGCTCCTTACTGGCAGAAAGATAAATATTTTACTGTAGTGGTAAATGAAAAGAAGTGCAAAGAAGTGTTAAAATTTATGCCGCATATAGTGGTACTATTTCGCGTGGCCACGAAACAGATCCAAATTCCAGAGGTTCAAGAAATTGGTGGGTTTGTAAAACACATGCAAGGATTAGGGGTTAAAGTATTTTATTATATAGATGACTTACTCATTAATGCAAATAAGGGAGCCCCCATGTTCCTAGCATCTTTATGTGACGAAATAATCGTAGCCACAGATCGGCTCAAACAAATATTTAGAACTAATATAGGGCTCAAGCCTATTAATATAATTAAAACACATATAGATTTACCAGCTATAGATTCTTTTCCAAGATCTCCATTAGTTCCATTTAGTGGATATAATATTTTAATGTCAAGCTCTGGTAGAATTGGAACGCTTATGATGATGCGTATTATGGATTATATGAACCAACACCCAGAGAAATATAAAGATGTGAATATGTTATTCATAGCTGGTGGGGTATCACAAATTCGAAGTGTTGTGAATAAATTTAGGAATATCAAAAAGCATTATTTCGAATTTATGCCGTCACGAGATTTCTATAGTGTATGTAAAAGTGTGGACTTAATTCTATCTCCAGGAGAAATAGGAGACCTAGATTATATGATTCCAAGAGAGCAGCAACAGGCGTGGTTGGATTCAAAAAGCTGTTTGAAATATACACTAGCAGGAGCCGCCGGAATTCCTTGTATTGCAAGTAGAAAACAAGCAGAATACGCATCTGCTATTAAGCACGGAGAGACAGGGTTCTTAGCCGATTCTCTAGAAGAATGGATGAGATATATTGATTTATGTCATGAAGATAAAGAAGCGGCTACGAAGATCGGAGAAGCTGCTAGGAAGGATATGGAGGATAATTGGAATATTACGAAAAGAGCTAATGATTTCTTAGATGTCCTTACTGGAAGACAAAGGCCTGGAATTAATACTAATAAGATATGGCTTCCATTGTATGGAGGCGGAGGACCAGGAACTTTCTCCAGTGTAATGCATAAGTACGTCCCACAAATAGATTCTAAATGGGAAACTGTAGAATTTCTTTCCGATCCAGTACAGGCTGCAATTGTTGTTGCATATATAGGTGCACCTGCGGCCATAAAGAAGAAGGAAGAAAATTCATCTATAAAATTAATATCTAGAGTAGATGGACTGCCTTATAATCTGGATACTGGAGAATTGCAGATGGAACACTTGAATATTATGCAAGAAGTAATGCACAAAGCAGATATAATAGTATATCAAAGCGAATTTTGCAAAAGAGCATGGGCTCCTTATACTAAAGGGATTGCGACTCCGTCTACTATAATTCCTAATGGAGTAGATAGAGAGATATTTTCTCCAGAAGGAGAAAAGTTCCCTATGGATAAAACAAAGTTCAATATACTACACGTGAACTATTCCACCTTTCAGCATAAGAGAAAGGATCTGTTAGAGGATATTATTAAATATGCCGGAGAGAATTTGCCCAATGTCCACTTTACTTTAGTGGGACAGTATATAGATACTACGATCATCAAAGACATGCAGAAATGGGCAGCTTATGATAATGTCACCTATATTGGAACAATCACTGGACAGTATGAAGCAGCACGTAGAAAGTTAGCTAGTCTATACCGTGCAGCTGACGCCCTACTTTTTACCTCCAAGATGGAGGGAAGTCCAAATACCGCATTAGAAGCTTTTGGATGTGGACTACCAATCATATATAACACAGAGGCTGATATAATCCCAGAGTTACAGGGAGAGACTGGATTTGGATTTCACGATGCAGAATCTTTTGAGCAGATTGTTAGAAATTGGGATACTAAATTGATTGAATTTATTAAGAAAGAGAAATTACCTAAACTGGCAGTGAAATACTCTGCGGAGAATATGGTGAAAGCTTATCTGGAGATCCTTAAATGAAGATAGATCTAGGCGGCGGGCTGCGCTCTAGAAGAGGTTATGTTAATTTTGATATTATAGAGGCACCCACCGTAGATGTAAGATGTGATCTTAGAAATGGAATTCCATGTAAAGATGAATCTGTGGAAGGTATAATTACACTGGAATTTCTAGAACATCTTACTAAATCAGAAGCAGAATTGTTATTGAAAGAATGCTATAGAGTACTTAAGAAGGGAGGAGAACTAATAATAAGTTGTCCAGATTTCTTAGGCACCATAAGAGCTTTTAGTATCGCATATGACAACCGCCAAATCCGATATCTTTATACACAGATATATGGAGGGCAAACTACTCCATATGATTTTCATAAAAGTGGTTGGATATTACCAGAATTAGCCATACTCCTTTCCAACATTGGATTTACAGATATAGAAGATTGTAAACTAGAATTTCTCAGACAATGCAAAAGAGATCCTGAATTTCCAGGAGGACGCCCATTTACTGCTGAAGAATTTGCTGATATCAAGCTTAATATAAAGGCTATAAAATGAAACCATTAATCATTATTCAGATACTTGGACGCGGAGAAACCGCTAGTAAATGCTTTAATCTATTAAATCGAAATACGAAGCGGGAAGAATATGAATTATGTATTGTAGATCAGGATGCTACTGAAAAGGCGAAGAAAGCAATACAGGAAGTTAGTCCAGATTATAAAATAACTAGGGAATTTAATTCTGGGATTGTATTTGGTATTAATGAGGCCGCTGCTAAGTTTAGAAAACCTGGACAATCTATCATTAAGATAGATGACGACGTACATATTCTATCTGATACTTGGTTAGAATTATTTAATAAAGTATTAGCTACACCTAAAATAGGATCTTGTCTGGGGAGACGTCCTACATTCTTTATAGATGCTCCAGAAAGATTCCCATTATATATAAAGATGCCCAAATATGAAATAGATGGAATATGGGTCGAAGAACCCATAAATGGATTAGTCGGTTGCTGGTGGGCTATAGGAGGTGATGTCCTGGATAAGTTAGGATATTTAAATGAGGCAACACAGAATGATGATATGGATTATTTTATTAGGATGAAGGCATTGGGCTGGAAATCGGTATATATTCCAGATGCTATTTGTTACCAGCCATTTGATGAGCCAATAGATCATCCTACTTATGGAATCGTTAGAAAGCTTGTTAGCCAACAATCTACACTCGCCCAAAATTACTATTCAATTTATAACTCTGGACAATTATTATATCTTCCTAGTATATTCGATAACAATGGAGATAATCTATTTTATCTTAAAGAAGCTCAAAAGATGTATAAGGAGTATGAAAATGAGACTAAGCGATGCCGTACAAAAGGCATTGAATGAAAATAGAAAAATAAATATTGATATTGGCTGTGGCCCAAAACCTGTACAAGGGTTTTTTGGGATTGACATGCAGGAGGATCTACATCCAGATATAGTTTGTAACCTTGAGAAAGAGAAGCTTCCTCTACCAGATAATTCTGTTGGAGCAGTTTATTCCTGCTATTTTCTGGAACATATAAATAATGTGTTGGATATTATGGATGAGATTTGGAGAGTCACAGTTCCAGGAGCGTTAACAATTATTATAGTTCCACATTGGGCATGGGACGGACAGCATAAGGATCCCACACACAAAACGACATTTAGTGAAGACAGTTATAAATATTGGGATTCTAGAGATGTGTCAGTTCCACACTATGGGCATGTGTCTAAATTTGATTTAGTCGATTTGAAGTTTAGGTTTGCTCCTTGGGCAACGGATGAGCATAAGGCTACATCTAAAATGTATAGAAATGTAATAGAAAATATGACTTTTATATTAAGGACAGTAAAATGAAAATATTATGGTTCCCAATTGGGGATATCAATACGGCTAGTACTAGAATTATGTGTTATCTACCATCCGCTTGGTTAAACAAGAATGGAATACAATCAGATGTATTCTCTGGAATAGAAGATGCCAAAGAATATGATATATTGATTTTCCAGAAAGTATATGATAACTCATTCCAGGATTTAGCAAAAGAGATGAAAAGTTTAGGAAAGAAGATCATATATATTATTGATGATTTATACGAAGAAGGCTTTCCGATGGCCAAGATGGCCGATATCGTAGTTTGTGGATCTGATTATATAAAAGAGTGGATTCGCCCATTTACTAAGGCTGAACTCCATGTAATGGATGATGCATATGAAACTCCTAAAGATCTGTGTAAGAAGTCATACGATCCGAAAGATAGATTAAAGGTGACTTGGTTCGGAACGTTGTTACACTTTCCACAGGCGGAAGAGATGCGTCCAATCATCGAACAATTAGGATTCAAATATGAGACCATTACAGCACATGCGCAAGCGACAAAGCGATGGAGTTTGGACACTATTTGGGATGACCTATTAAATACTGATGTTATAATCATTCCATTCTTAGGTGAGCTGCCTCCATATGAATTAGCTAAAGGGAATAATCGACTCACCCAATCAATGGTTTTAGGCCTACCAGTGGTAACTTCCCCTATTCCGGCGTATCTGCCAATTATTAAACAGGGGAAAAACGGATTTATTTGTTATAATAATACTAAAGAAGATTTTGTCAACTATTTGACATTATTGAAAGATCACACCTTACGTTCAAAAATAGGAGCACGAGCTAGGTTAGACGTAATAGAAGAATATTCCATTGATTCCATTGGGAAAAGATGGTTAAAGATTCTGAACAATGTAAAGCATATACCAACTAAGAAGAGTAAAGGTTCAGTACTTTTGTATTACCCTGAAGTATCATATATAAAAACTCCAGGGCTACACAGAGCACCATATTCTACACTAAGTATAGCACAGCCATTAATAGATGAGGGGTATGAAGTAGATCTATTTGATGCAAGAGTGGACGATGTGCGCCTGTTAAATAATTATCTATCGAAAAAGCCCATCTTTATAGGAGTTAGCAGTCTAATTGGACAACAGCTAAGAGATGCTGGAAATTTTGCTAGGTACATAAAATCATTGAACTTACCTACTCCAATAGTTTGGGGAGGCTGGGCAGCGTCCTTGATTCCAGAGGATTTGATAAAAGAGTCATTTGTAGATATTGTGGCTAAAGGGCAGTTTGAGCATCGGATAAATAACCTAATAGAGGATATCCAATCTGGAGAAAAGTCTTGTCCTGGCGCACTGTGGAAGGCTGCAGATGGTAATTTGACGGATACTGGAGCCCCCTCTTTACCAGACAAGCTTAGCAAGGCTCCCGTAGAATTGCTAGATTTAGATAAGTATGGCCCTTATTGGGGGTTTTTGACTAGCCTAGGTTGCTATATGCGATGTAAATTCTGTAGTGGGGCATCTATCTGGAACAGGAAATACAGATGTAAGGACATAGATGATGTCATCCAAGAGTTAATATACGTCATTAAGACTAAAAAGCATGTGATACATTTAAATCTAGATGATGATGAATTCTTTTGGAATAAGAAGAGGGTCATAGAATTCTGTGAGAAATGGATAAATACTAAATTAAATCGTTTTCCTATATCTACGTTAGTTCACGTCCGAGCCGCTTTGACATATCCTAATGATTTGTACCATTTAATGCATAGAGCCGGAATTAGAGAGGTACTAATAGGGGCGGAAAGCGGAAGCCAGACAATCCTAGATAGGCTAGATAAACGACAAACTAAAGATCATGTTTTACAGTTCGTTGAAAAGATCACTCAATTTGGGATGATTCCTGATTTATCTACTATGACTGGATTTCCTGATTCTGATGAGATAGGAGATTTTAAAGAAACTATCTTAATGTTGCAAGAAGCTTATCGGATTAATCCACATATGAAGTTCAAGTTGTTTTGGGTAAGGCCCTATCCAGGTGCCGGATTATTTGAAGACTTTAAGGCACAGGGTTATAGGATGCCACAAACATTTAAGGAATGGACTGAGTATACCTTACGCTACACCCCATCTTGGGTGAGTAGAGAATTATCGGATATGGTAAATTTCTTTTTAGCTAAATACTTACCAGAACATGGATGGGTATTTACATGGGATAACTTTATTAATGAGTTTTGGAGATGTAGGGAACTAGATCAAATACCAATACAGAGAGGAATGTAAGGAGGTGTTTTAAATGGTAGTAAAAACTAATAGATTAAATATGCGCCCCCTCAAAGATGAGGACGTAGAACTGATCCGGCAATGGAGAAATAATCATAGAGATTCTTTCTTTGATGCATCTGAGATTACTAAAGAGATGCAAAGAGCATGGTATCAAAGATATAAAGAAACCGATGGGAAAGATCAGATGTTTATTATGTGCCTGAAAGATGGTACTGCTATCGGACAGGTCGCTATCTACAATATCAATGTAGCGGATAGAAATGCTGATTTTGGAAGATTCCTTTTACTTGAAGAATATAGAGGGCATGGTTATGCTGAAGAATGTGTGAAAGGAATGATGGAATATTGTTTTGAAACCCTTCGGCTTTATAAGGTTAAGATCCAGGTACACTTGGATAATATAGACGCTATTGCTATATATGCAAGATCTGGATTCAAAACTACTACAAGACCAATCCTTTATATGGAGAGGGTCAATCCTAATTATGATTGGAAGAAGCCTATAACAATCGCAGGAGAGAAAGAATGAGACAAGTTACTTTATTCAAAAGCCTTATTTGTCCAGAAGCACATGAACGAGTTAAGAAAGTATTAGAAAGTGGGTGGATAGGACAAGGGCCTGTTGTTAAGGAATTTGAGGAGGCTTTCGCAGGATATATTGGGACCAAATACGCAGTAGCCACAAATTCTGGCACGGAAGCTCTGAGAATAGCTGTACTTTCTATGGGCCTGAAGCCTGGAACTAAGGTATTAACCACTCCGAATACCTTCGTATCTACTAACCATGTCTTGTTGCAGAGTGGCCTAGAGCCTATATTCTGTGATATAGATCCTAGTAATGGTAATATTGATGTGGAATCTGTATACTATATGCTTAGAAATACTCCTGATATAAAAGGAATTATGATAGTCCATTATTCAGGAATACCAGTGGATCTAGAACAAGTCTATGACTTAGCAAAAGAGTATGGAGCAAAGGTAATTGAAGATTGTGCACATGCCGCTGGTGCCGAATACCATAAAAGGAAGATAGGTACGAATGCCACGTTTGCCTGTTTCTCTTTCGCGGCTGTAAAGAACTTGACAACTGGTGATGGTGGCATGTTTCTAACTAATGATGAGAAAATCTATGAGAAGGCAAGGATGATTAGTTGGATGGGAATTGATAAATCCACCGCTTCTAGAACTACAGATAAGGTCTATCAATGGGGATATAATGTTCCGTATTTAGGGACGAAATCCAATATGACTGATATTACTGCCGCAATTGGGGTAGAGCAGTTGAAGCATTTAGATGAATGGAATAATCATCGGACAAAGATCAGAAACTGGTACGTAGAACATTCTCCAAAGGGATTACGGTTCTCACCAGAATACCAGGATCGTAAATCTGCTAATCATTTCGTATTTTTACGGACTCTATATAAGACTAATCTGGTTAAATATTTGAGAGATAATGGAGTCCAGACAGGATTCCATTATAGGTCTAATCTGGATTATCCTATGTATGAGAAATGCAAACACGATACTCAAACTGGCATGGCAGAATGGACTAGTACTGCGATTAGTATGCCTACACATCTTTATATGACAGAAGAAGATGTTGTATATATAACAGATAAAATAAAGGAGTTTATGTAATGGAATGGGACTTTTTTCCAGAAGAGGAATTAAAATGTAAATGTGGTTGTGGCGAGTGTGATATGGATGAGGACTTCATGAAAAGACTCATCGAGGCCAGAAAAATAGCGGATATCCCTTTCGTCATTACGTCTGGATATAGGTGCGCCCACCATGATTCTATGGTAAGCGGAGCGGGTAATCACTCGCAGGGCAAGGCCGTAGACATAAAGTGTATACGTAATTATAACGATAAAAGATTCAAGATTATTGATGCGTTGTTGAAGGCGGGGTTTGTACGAATAGGAATCGCCCAAGATTTTATTCATGTCGACTCTTGTACAGATAAAACGCAGAAATTGATGTGGCTATATTCAGAATAGGAGGTGAGATTATGAGTATTTTATCAGCTATACCAATTATTGGAGATCTATTTAGAAGTGTTGAGAATGTAATATCTCAAGTTGTAGTGGATAAGGATAAAGCCAATGAACTGACTGTAAAGCTAGTCGAGATATTCAAAGATACTATGGAGAAATACTATGACTTCATAATAAAGACAGAGGGTGCGTTATCTGATTTAGCACAGTTTGGTATATTTGGCAAGCTTCTTGCCTTCTTAAGGGTAGGGTGGAGGCCTATATTACAGTGGGGTCTCGTGATTGATATTATCAATCAAAGATTATCGATTGGTACTCCTTTCTTAGAAATGAAAGAGGAAATTATGTTTGTGACTGGATTAGCGGTATTGAGAGGAGTAGAAAAGGGCTTACCTTTTGTACGGAGAAATGGAAATGGCAAATAGATGGAAAGTACCTAAAAAAGTAAATATTCTAGGATTGGATTATAGGATTAAAGAGCTTAAAAAACCAATTCCTATAGGTAAACATTTTGAAAAGAGTGCTTATATAGATTATAATAAATTGGAAATAGCTATTTCTAAGAAACAAAGATTGCAAGAAATGCAATTAGATATGTTACATGAAATAGTTCATGGAATTCTTTGGTCTATTGAGGCTACTTTAAATATAAAAGAGAGACTTCATCGAAATGAAGAACTTGTAGATTTATTGTCTAAGGCTTTATTCGCTTCTTTAAAAGAAGCAAAAATTATACAATCTTAGAGATACCATCCTGTCCTCTATTAACTGTAATTTGTCGTCCAAAAGATCCAGCTATTTCTTCTTTATGGCTTATGACAAAGACATGGAACACGTCTTGTATAATCATATAAAGAAGCCTAATTACGTCTTCTTGACCTTTAAGATCTAAAGATAAATCAAGTACTTCGTCTAATAATAGAAAGTCGAAGGATGTCTTACTATAATCTCTGCATAGCAGAAATATACTTAATAATGTAGCAAGATTGAGGCGTTGCCGCTGACCATCACTTAGGCCAGCATACGGTATACGCCTTTCATCTTTTCTAACCACAATATCAATCTCTTCCTTTAAGGCCTTGGATTTCAATTCTCTCTGAGGCCTTATTTCTATTTGGAATCTTTCAGAAGAGATCGCCCCTAAGAAACGATTTACAAGAAGCTCAAGCCTTCCGAATGCTCTTTCTATAATATAAGAGGAGACTCCTTCTCTAGATAGAACCCATTTTAAGAAGCCATGAATATCTATCTTTTGAGAGACATCCTCTAATGATTTTGTTAGGCCTTCCACTTCTCCTTCACTTCTCTTAATGGAATCCTGTAGATTCTTAAGGAGAGGGAGGAAAGGATTAGGACGCTCTCGTAATTCTTTTAAGTCAGTCTGTAGTTTCTTTGTCCATTCTTCATCGGCTTGTTTTTGACTATTATGAGAGGCCATCTGTAGTTCGGTCTGGTGTATTACATGCTCTAGTCTATCTACATCTTGTTTTATAGAATTGAGTTCTGTTAGCTTCTTTTCAAAAGACATTAATTTTGCATAGTTAATATGCAAACACTTCGCATTCTCTGCGAGAGCTTCTTGTAATTCTTTCTTATGATTATCAGCAGCAATTGCTGTTATTAAAGATCCACAATGTCTACAAGTAAAACCTTCTTTCTTATAAAGAAGTTCTTCTAATGCTTCTTGGTCATCCGCCATTTCAGCGGAACTAACAGCGTTTTCGTCCTGGAGAGTCCTAATAAGATTATGAATACGATCCTCTTCCTTCTCTGCTGCACTTGCTCTATCAATGGTGTCTTTTAATTCAATTCGTAACTTTTTAAAATCTTCGGAATAATCTGTATATTTTCTATCCTTTATAATACCTAATTGATACTGAAGATCTTTTTCATTCCGCTCCATATCTTGACGATAGCTATTGGACTTTTCTTGAACCATTTCAAATTTATGTTGACAATCCTCTAGAACTCTCTTCTCAAGATCTATTCTAGCATTGCAAGTATCATAATCTTTCTGGAGTTTATCATATGCCATCTTTACTCGTTCGGCGACGACATCTAACTCTTCTAATCCTAATATCATTTTGAAGAGTTGCTTTTTGTCAGCATCCCCCATGCTGGCTAGGAATTCTCCTGAATATTGGGTGAAGAGGTTGACTCTGGTGAAGAGGGAATAACTGGTTCTGAAAGTGGAGTTGATAATTTCTTGGATATCTCGCTTATGGCCTTTGATAGCGTTTCCTCCACTTGTGAAAGCAACTTCACCGTCTCGTCGAGTGATCTCATACATAGTCCCACTTGAACTACTAAATCTACCTTTAACTTGTACAGGTTCTTTAGAGTCCCATCTACGTACTCCCTCATGTGTGAGACCTGTTGGAGTTTTTCCGAAAAGACAGTAACACACTCCCGCAAAGATGCTTGACTTTCCGCATCCATTAGAGCCTCCTCCTATCTCATTATATCCTTTAATTAGATATAGTCCTGGCTTACTAAAATCGATTTCAGCATGCTTGAAAGACATAAAGTTATCTAATGTCAGATATTCTAATTTAAACATTCTTTAACCATTCCTTGTAAGCATTATTCCAATAATTCTTAAAAGAGTGAGTTTTACCGCTTACCCAATAAGTATAATCTGGATTACTATTCCAATATGGATAATGCCATTTATATTCGGTCATCATTTCCAATGCTAAAGCAGTAGCTATCCACGGATCATTCTCTAGTTCGTGTAATTTAAATTCTAAATCTGCTCCCTTTATATTGAACCTACCAGCAATAGTAGATGGTAAAAATTGGAAGCAACTTACTTCCCTCTTCTTGCCTCTTTTATTTACAAAATGAGATTCCTGCCAAGCCAATCCAACTAATTTATATAGAGTTTCCTCATTTGGAGCAAGTTTTAACATCGCTTCTGCGTACTGCCAGATCTCATACTTTCGTGTGTCTCCATATAGTACATCCATAATCTTCCGCTGGTACTGCATTTCAGTAAATCCTAGATGACTCATCTTAGCATGCCGTTGGAATATATCAGTTTCTATCTCCGACTTATTCGTATATTTAATACCAGCCTTTTTGAACATGAATTTAGTTAGTATCTCTAATTTCACTTCATTAGGCATTGGAGGCGGAGGTGGCAAAGGTTTAATCTCACCTTTCTGAATGATGAGCTTCTGACCTGGAAATATAATATTTGGATCGGCTATTATATTTCTATTAAGATTATATATGTCAGGCCATTTGTCGTGCTTCCCATAAAGATTATAGGCTATCCCACTAAGTGTATCATTTGGTTGTACAATATAGATCTTAGCGGGCTGCTGCTGTACCGCCTTCTGCTGCGTATACCCTTGTCCTTGGTTCTTGTGCCCTTCCTGGCCGCACTTCCCAATGAGGCTCAGGGAATACATTGTCAGGAGCAGGAGCGAGGCCGCCACCACGTACCGCCCTATATTCCCTTTCTTGTTCCATATCTTCATTAAGTCCTCCTTCAAGATTTATTATAATCCTTCCATAGGCTAAAGAATCCATCAGAATTTGTACTTTATCAATATTCCAATCATCATCGACTCTGGCATTGACAAATTCTTTTAAATGACGTCCTTTCATTGTCTAACCTCCCTTAGAACTTTGATTGCCTTTTGCTTATCAATAGCGGTCGTAGTCCCCTCGATAAATCTTTCTACTGTATCCCACAAATCCTCGTTCTCTTTCTCTTCTAATCTAGCCTCACGAGTAGGGGCAAATTCGTAGGAGACTTGAACCCTATGATTCAAAGCTGGCACTTTCACTTCTGGTGAAGTAACTTTCAATCTATAATAATCAGTATTCTTCTCAAAGAATTCTAATAGTGTTTCCAATTCTTCTTGAGTAGATACTGTTGCTTCTTTGAATTTTGGTGATTGTATTTGTATAAATCTGGATTTACCATCTTCGAAAATTGTGACTCCCCTATCCAATATATCCTCTCCAAATTGATTAGCCATCACAGATCCTATATACATTGCTTCTGTAGCTCCATATATTTTTACCAATTGTCTAGTATGGAAGTGCCCTAGATAAATATACTTATAGCCGAAAAGACTTTCTGGGGGAGTTCCATCTACATGAGTCCTAGTAAAATCCGCATTTACATACGCACCATTTAATCCGATATGGCCTAGCAGGATATCATTCTTCACTTTTGGAATCGGACAATCCCAGGGCACCATATCAATCCCATTATCTAATTGTGTAGTATTTTCATATAGATATACATTCTTAATATCATCAAAGTTAGCCAGTATAGTTAACTTTCTAAACTGGTCATGATTACCAACTAACATATGTACTGGACATGCTTCTGCTAAATTATTAACTACCAAGTATGCCGCGTTATAAATTATCTTAGGAATACTTTCAGTTAGCCCATGCAATAAATCCCCTAGAAAATATATAGCTTCTACTTTTTCCTTCCTAGCAACTTCAGCTACTTTATTTATTACCATGAGTTGTTCTAGAAGTCTAGTATTCATTCCATTCTCATTAACAGTAGAGAACTGGGTATATGTGGATAAATGGAGATCTGTAAATAATAGTATTTTCATGTCGTCTCTGGTACAAACTCTGCTAAAATATCATTTGGATTATCTACCGGAATTACTTCCCCAGGCAAAACCTCTATAATTTTAAATAGAAATTCTCCTTCATGTTCTCTTTCATGATCCCTAACTAGTATTTTTCTGGAAATTCCAGATGGATAATCATGTTTGAGGATTTTCATGATATGTTGCCACCAATCTATATGGCCTCCAATTTGTTCCGTCTGTAGGATATATGGTCCATCCACCATTATTAATGCCACCATAATAATAAGTCACGGTACCTGTTGAATTGTTTATCATTTCCAGGATATTTACTTTCTTATTTTCTTCTTCCTCATGTTTATGTTTCAATATTTTCATATTTTCACATATAGAAATATGGTTTGGAAAACCTCTCATCCTCCAGGATTTCTGGATGTTCTGCTAGAATCTTATAAAAATCTTTAGCGTAAAAAGAGATATCCCCATATTTATTCCAGGCTCCAGACGTAGTTATGATTCCCAAATCGATAGCTATATCTAATAATCCACTATAGGGATCTAGGCCACGTGACCAAGTCAATTCCATTTCACACTCTCCAAATGGAGGAGCACAGGAATTCTTAGCTACTCGTACTCTAAGGGTAACTCCTATTGGCCTGTTCTTTTTCTCCAATAGGATAGGAGTAGTTTTCAACAACTCTAGCCTCACTGTGGAATGGAACTTAGAGCCTCGTCCTCCTGGAGTATCTGGCTTAAATCCACCTGGGCTATCAATAATATGGTTTGCCAACATCATTATTGATTGTGTATCAGCAACAAGTCCAGGTAGAATACGCATAGCCTGTTTAATCTTCTGAGCCCTACGTCCTTGATCCGCTTTCATGTCTCCCTCTTCTACATCGCCAATTTCTTTAATGGTAGAAGCGGCGGCGATGCTATCAAGAGCAATTAAAAGTTTTCTTTTCTTCCCAATGTCATTTAGAAGTTCATAGGAAGCAACAGTAAAATCCTCTACTGTGGGGGGATGGAATAGAATTAGATTATCATTGTTCACTCCATGTATGGCTCCGAAAGTCTTATCGTATCTCCGCTCTACATCTGCTAGAGCGAAGATTCCACCCATCTTCTGCATTTCAGCTCCAGCCTTGAGAATTAGTAAGGTTTTTCCAGTAGATGGATCCCCAAATAATTCGCAGATTTGTCCGCTAGGATAACCACCTGTACCATCTACTCTCATGCTCATAACATAATCCAAAGCTAAATTACCACTATGCAGAAACCATTGGTTTGGAGGGGCCAGTATCCCCATAGTTTCTCGAAAATTCTGTACTATCGCCTCTACAGATTCTTCTGTAATTGGTTCACTCGTCGTTTTCTTCTGGCGCGCCATATACTATCAATCTCCTTTTAGCGTCAAAAAGTATATCCTTCATGATTCTATTCACTATCATGTTCGGATTATTTGTCTCTACAGCTCTAAGACTGCAATATTTTACCCATCTATTTTCACAATCTTGTGCTGAAGCAACTATGATTTCTGCCGCACATTTACCTCTATGTTTACAATTTATGCAAATACAAGCATGACTTGCCTCTTGTTGCGACGGACAAGGAAAAAGGCAAGCTGGTTGGCTTGCCTTAGTTTTGTCTAATAAATCTAGTGCTTCATGCAAAGCTTTCAATCTAACTTCTTCCCTATCTTTCTTTCTCTTCCAAAAAGCAAGTAAAGAAAATAGTTTTGAAAGGCTCATAATTACCATCCTCGCGGATCAGCTCTATAATTGGCCGCATGGTCAATGTCTATCATCTGTTTCAGAATCATACCAGCAATTTCCTCTGCATCACACCTGTTATAAATATACATTCCCATCAGAGGAAACATTCCAAAAAACGGGATAGCCAGAAAGACCTGATAATACCCAATCTCTCTTTCAAAGTTATAACCAAATTCTATCATAACTCCGCCCATGCCGTCTGAACTGAAAAATCCATTACTAACAATCATAACTTGATCCTGCGGCATATAGATAGAACTTAGATATTTAGTCTTGTCAGAAGTTATAGCTGAGTAGGTGTAGAAATTATATTCTGATAAATAATTACTTTTAGGGTAAGATAAGACGGCATTAAGATTTCCTTCTTTCTCACAATAGTATCCCTCCTCAACCATCCATTGTGGCACTGGACTTCCATACTTATCCTTGACTGTTGGATGGAATCCCCCAGCCAATACTGGAGCGGCGAGAAGCCCAAGTGTTAATACTGCAATTGCTAAAATCTTCAACAACTTCTTCATATTAAGTTCTCCTTTTCTAATAGATTTGACAAAAATTCAAACTGTTTTGGTCTATTTTTCTTAAGCCATAAGGTAAATACAAACCCATTATAATGAGCTTTACGCTTATGGCACTTGAAGGGACAAAGAGAAATCCCATTGTTTACTTCAAACATGAATTGTGGATAGATATCCTTTGGAAGGATATGGTGTGCATTGAGTCGTGGATTTGCCTCTCCACAGAATGCACATACCCATTCATCTCGTTCTCTAACTGCCAAAGACCATGCTTTTAGAAGCTTATTCCTTCGGCTTTTTTCTGGATTTCGTTTGCGCCTCTTTCGTTTCATACGATTTCATTTTCTTTAGAATACTTATTCCATAAATAGAGGATACTGGACATGATAATACATTTCCAACCATATTACCAATGTCACTCTTTTCTTGAGCAAAGAAGAAATGTCCTCTATGTACTTTTAATGCATATCCTGCTGATCTTTGACTATTAGCAAAATCGACATCCACATCATATTTTATATCATTTTCATGAATCCAGCCATTAAATTGTCTACAAGAATCTGTCCACAATACTTCAATAAGATCATGATGATTAATCGTCTTGTCCAATATCTTCATCAGACTTCTCCTTCTTTCGTTTCTGATATTCTCGATACGCCTTTCTATTTTCTTTGACAAGATCTTTTTCAGCTTTTTCAAGATCTTTGAGTCGTCTTTTCCATTTCTTTACTGCATCATCAGAGTAAAAAGAATGACCCTTATCCAAATCTTTCATATAGAATTATCAGTTTTTCTAGTAAAACCCATAAGAGCATTGTATACTCTTTCTAGTTCTATAACATCTCTTCGACAATGATCACTCAAATATTCTAATGATTCTTTATCGCCCATAAGAGCTTTTATCCAATACTTAGGTTCAATCCTAGTTTTTTCTGTAGCACCAAACAATGTCCTACATACATTATCTAATCTTTTAGAACTCATACATAGACGACCACGAGCGGCAAAATAAACATCATTATGAAGTAATTCTCCGAATCCTGGAAATGGAACTCCCAATGATATAGCTCGTGTTCTTAGAAATGGAATATCAAATCGACTTCCGTAATAAGTAATAACTCTATCAAAATTCTTTAAATCTTTTACACACTGTTCAATCACTCGCTTATCTAAGCAAGTACGGAGATCACGTGGAGTAATTGTGCGTTCATAAATTTTATCTTCATCTTTTATTTTAATGCAATATGTCAAAACGATGCCAAAATCAGCATCCAAATTTGAACATTCAATATCTAGAAAGCCAATTCTTTCAGTATCTGGATGTTCCCTAAGCCAACACTGATAATGACTTAATCCAGTTTCTCCATGTTTACATCTCCAATTATTCATCTTAATAAGCTCTGATTTCTTAATCCTAGCTATATTTGGTCTAGCCATTAGACATTCCTCCTTATTTGCTTAGCCTTCTTGCAGCGGCTCGTTTCTCTTTATCTGCCTTAGCGCCAGACATCATTCTACATGGGCCTGCCCATCCATCTTCAATACATTGTCCAGTACATCGTTCTGCTTGCGATCCATAACTACCAAAACAATCTGGATATGCACTAGTACCAGTAAAATCTCCAGTACCAAACTTATCTACTTTCTTTGGTTCTTTCTTAGGAGCAGGTGGAACTTCCTCTTCATATTCTTCTGGAATTAAATTAGACCACGCAGTTATAGTATCCATGTCACCATCAGAAGCAGTGGGATGCATAACTGGTGATTCTTTAACTGTAGCAAATGGATTCATATCGCCAGCTTGGATAGCATTAAATTCCTCTTCTGTCACGCCATAGTGGTAGTTAACAGGAAAGAAAAACATATTTGATTTTGGTCCCAGCCACGAAGGCAAGACTCTAACTTCTGTTCTTCCTGCTTCTAATTTTGCCTGTGCCGAAACCTTAACTTCTCCGCTTTTCATTAAAGCGAGGATATTATCCAGTGGTACTAAATGTTTAAGTACACCAAGATCAGGGAGAGTAGAAGCTGACATAGAAGGCTCCACATCATAATCAGCCCTATCTCGTGAAGCACCAGGAGTCTTCTTTACAAAAAGATTTCGTCCTTTCATTGGATCCATAAAGACTTTTAATTCCGCCTGTCCTGTAGGATCCATATGAAATCCAGCTAGTTTTTTGAAGATCTTATCTCCATATTCAAATACTACAACTTGTGACGGATTGATGGCAGGGAATATAATATTTGAATAGTATTTGTGTTTCTGGTTAAGGTTCTGAGCTTTCTCATAAAGCTTTGTCCCTTTCAATGAACGGTCTTTCAAAATCTCGAAAGCAAGTTCGCATAGCTTACAAGGCTTATCAAAAGTAGTAGGGCATATAACTGGAGGGATTCCTCCGCCTTGCTTCAATACTCTTTTATAAGTATCCATTAATTTCTTATCGTAATCCATATTATTCCTCCTTTTCGGCCTCTTGCTCTTCAGCAGGTGCCTCTACTTCACGCTTAGTTCTTCGTTTTCTTGTCTTTTCTCTTTCTTTAATTTCGTCTTTGAACGCTTTTACTGTAGTGAATTCGTTTACTTGTACATCGCTCTGATTTCGGTATAGTTCCAATAGTACGTTGAATTTTTCTTTGAATGCGTCTTTAGCCACATTAAGCATATCTTCCATGTACTCAGCCTTAATAAGCTCTTTCTGAGCCTCGTGATATGCTGGATGCTCCGCAAGATAATCATTAATCATCTTCTCAGTTACTCGTAATCCAGGATTCTCTGCGGCCATTTCCATTCGGAATCCCTTAGTTAGCTCCGCCTCAATCTGGCGAGTGGCTAATTTTTGCATCCTTCTTTTTCTAGCGGATAAAGCCCAAGCCATACTCCAATAAAAGAATAAAGACGGTTGCCTAAGCAATTCGTCTTCTAGCTTGGTTTCATCAATTTGCAGGGCATCGCTAATCTGCCCCTCTGACGTTCTCTTTTCGTCGGTCATAGCTTCCTCGACCTCCTTTTAATCTATTCGTTTGGGTGCTCCGTTATACTCCATACAAGCTACCGCTAAGGCGGCAATTTTACGGACAGAATCCAGAGCTTCTACGTCGTATCCAATTCGTCCTTTGGCTTCCTCAACATATCTCTCCATGAAGATTAGCCAATCTCCAATCGACCACTCGGAATCATTAAATTGTGATCCCCATTTCTTATCTTGGTAGTCTCTTTCACCATCAATAGCTTCGTAAACTTCTAATCTATTTATCATCCTTTTATCCTCCTATTATATATATAACATTACGAGCTGAAAAATGCTGTAATTTCCGACATGATTATTGTTTTTCTTCTTGTGATTCCCATTTACTATTATTAGTTACAGTGTTGACAATAAGTACATCCTCTCGTGGCATATAACAACTTATATCCTCTGTAGGAGTCCTGAATATTCCCCATGTCCACGCTATGCACTTGACTTTCTTTATAGGTTCCTGCATACTAACTCCTTATGTGAAATACATTGTCTTTTTGTCACTTTCATCTTTAGGAATCCACTCATCCGCAGTAGCCCCAGGCATCCCTGGTACTGGTACATCTTTTCTTCTCACATAATCCTTTAATTCTGAAGACATATGTGGTTTATCTGCCAATGCTCCAGGCCTACAATCTCTTAGCTCTTCTAACGGAGGTGTAGGATCTGGAAGAGATTTAAGAATATCATCAGAGTTCATGCGGAAATTCGAGACAGATATGATCTTCTGGATCTCTGTAGATTCACACACCTTACATTCAGTACATTCCTCATCGGACCTAATCTTTAGAAACTCGAACTTACTCCCACAAGTTTTGCATTCGTATTCATAAATAGGCATGATATTCTCCTTACTTATAGTCGATTACATGATTTTTAAGTATATCTCCATTGAGAAATACAATTTCTATTTCTATTACCACATCTTTTATTGTGGAATTACGAATATATATTTTCTCAATCGGAGATGGTATTGGATAGGACACTGCCCACACAGAGCCAAATATATCTATCCATCTAAATTGTAAATTGTATGGATAATGCGCTGAAGGAAAGATGTGTTTAATATCTCCCCTTTCTACTGTAGTTCTATGATAGTCATTCATATAAACTTTTACTTGGTATAGGGACGTATTATCTATACTCATTGATGTATAAGAGCCATTGCATCCATTAAGAAATAGACTGCCCACAAATATGGTTAAAGCTATTAGAAATTTCTTCATATTAATCACCAAATCCTTTTCCATCGTCCTGTCGAAACATGCAACCAAAACAAGCTGGCTTATCGTTAATAGTTCCGACGATATAGGAATCCTCATCTCCACAACATTCACACTTGCCCATATAAGTTTTCTTTTCCATAAATCCTCCTCCTTAATGAAAATGTCCTACTACATGAGCTTTTGGATTGTTCATGCATACCGTACATTTCTCACCACATCCTTGATCGCCCGCACTGGATGGACATAAATATTCATCATGAAATGGAAACTCATCCCCTGTTATAGCACGATTGGTAGCCCTATTCCAATCAATTCTGTAGTCCCATTTACTGCCGAAGCTCTGGAGAATATTGAAATTATCGGGCTTCTTACTCCAAAGATCCAAATGAAATGATTTAGTAAATGCAAAGAACTTCTTCTTAGGAAGTTTCCTAGCTATCTCATACCACTTATTCAGGTACCTCTGGTTGTAGAAGTCTCCACTCTCATGGACTCTGATATATGGCTCCTTTCTTTTAGAGAGGTAGTCTACAACCCTGTCTACAAAGTCAGCTTGTTTGGTCAGCTCAAGATTCTTTTCTCTGAATGGCACGGTCTGTTTGTACATGCGTTCTATCTTAATTTCATAACACCACTTCCTGCATGCTCCTGCACCTGGACAAGTAGTTAATCTAGGTAAGTTCCATATGAGAATTTTAGGGGATAGCTTTCTATTCCCTTTTGAAAATCTGTCATTCATTTCTTATCTCCTATCATCATACTCTTTATACCTCTCATAGTTTAATGCATAATGTAATAATGCTAGGGCATTCCAAGCGACATGTGCTAGATGATGGCATCCAAAATCTTCTTCGTTGATATCTCTTTTGTGCCACCACCATTTCATCAGATGGGACATTAGTGCACGGAAAACCCTATGGAATTTGATTCCCTTTGCCCAATTCCAATCATCATATTTTTGTGCACCGCTTGTATAGACTTTAACAGTCTCCTCTAAAGCATCGAATGGGATAAGATCCCACCGTAGTTTGCCCTCATCATATTTCGTTCCTTCTTTCAATTTCTCATCTGTCATACTGCCTCCTTACCATAATGGATATCCGTTTTTCCATACCCATATATAAAATCCATAAATATTAACTAGTGAAAATACTACCCATATAGTAATCTGCCCATACATTCTTTTATCCTTATTAAAGAGAATCAAAGCTGTCCAACAAGCATTCCCAAATGTCCAGATAAAAAAGCATGATGCGAGATTGTATATATTTAATATGCATCCAACAGTAGAGATAGCGGATATCAACCAAGGTGCATATTTAATTAAAAAGTTCTTCATTTCTTTCTCCTTTTATCTCTCCAATCAAATTGGCTTTTCATCTTACTCGTCATCACTACCCATACAGCTATAATAGCAATCCCCATAAATATTAATGAACCCAACGGTACTCCAACAATTTCTTGTCGAAGCCATAAAAGAATGTTTAACATTATTTTATATCTCCATTCTCTTTTCGTTTCTTTAATTCGTATGGCATAACGTAAAGATTGAAGAAGACTTGCCAAGCCAACTTATAGGCCATACGATCCTGCTCTTTCATATGATATAGTACTTTTGGCTGGCGCGGTCCAAATTGGCAAAGATACCTATTCTCTACAACTGGTTCGGTATCTCTCTCCATTGTAGTGTATATTTCATGAGCTGTCGTCCATCTTGGATTTTCCTTCCAGATGTCTACCATTTGTTTATAGTAAAAGTAGCATCTATCTCCTGGTTGAATTCCATTAAAAGTAGATAGCATAGTATCTAATACCTGTAATCCTAACTTATCAATTGCTTTGCGTCTGTCTTCTTTTATGAATGGCATTTTCTCTCCTCCTCATATGCAAGACAACATTCTTTTGAACAGAAATAGGTATTCCCCTTTTTATAAATAAGGGCCTCTGTCACATCGTAATTTACTCCGCAATGATTGCATACACATTTTATAGGTACATGAAATTCCGACCATTCAATGGCTTTAACTTCTAACATTTTATTACTCCTTTCAAGAATTCTGTAAACTCGTCCCATGATCCAAACATCATACCACCAGATGCTTCTACAATAAATCTTATCCAAGGATGCATCTGACAATCGGAAGAAACTATATATACTGGTTTATGTGCTTGCATGGCACAGAACCAAATTTCACAGATAGTTCCTATTTGATGAGTCTGTTTAGTAACCAATGCGACAACTCCATCTGCGTACATAATTTGACCGATATCTTTACCAACTATAGTGGCAGGATCAATATCAGCAGAGTTCCTAGTCTTTTCTCCTCTATCTATAGCTTCGATATCATCTCTTCCTGTATCATAGAATGGATTGATGAGTTCTACTCCAGTAGTCTCTTCTATAGATTTTTCGATACTACGAATCTCATGTCGCATTTCCAATGGATGTGCTAAATATAACTTCATTTTGCCTCCTTATAGGCTAGTGTCTAAATACCTCATTAGCTTTGTAAAGCTTTTTCCTTTCATATCATCAGGGAAACTTTCTTTATTTACAAAGATGAATCTTTTCTCGTTAGGCCGTAACTGTTGTAACATAAAGAACATGCCTAAATCAAATATGCTTCCTAATGAAGTTCGACTAAACCAGATATGAATTTCATCGGCACTTCTCATAGCTCTAGCATTTGATGCGCAGATGCCAATGCCTATTGGATCAGTTTGATCTGTATCTCTAATAGGCCAATAGACTACGTTTCCTTCTTTCTCCATTTTAGTGACATACTCTTTTACATTATCCATGTCTTCCTCCGTTATGTCTCTAACAGGTGAGATTAAAAATATATTCATTTCCATTCCTCCATATTTCCTAGACTTGTGCCGTATTTGGCATCAACTAGAATAGGTATTGAAACTTTGAGAAATTTCTGAAAATAAGAAGTCATAATCTTTATTATTATTGGAACAATCCATATCTCAGTCTGGTGAACTGATAGAATGACGGAGTCGTGAATCTCCAATAACAATTTAGATCTGAGTTTAAACTTTTCAAGAAACTCTTTAATCCCAATGAGAGATACCAATAGGAAATCTGAAGCTAGACTTTGTATTGGAGCATTAATCGCTTCACGAATCATCGCCTGAACTGTTTCACTGTTGGGATCAGTATACTTCCATACAGGCAATCTCCTATATCTACCAAGTGGAGAACGAACCCATCCTTGTGTAAGAATTAGATTCTTCGTATTCTCCATATATTCCGCCAACTTAGGATAAGTCTCAAAGAATTTAGCTAAATATTCATCGGCCTCCTCCTCAGTACAATTTATCTTCTTCATCAGGCCCCATTTGGTCTGCCCATAAATCGTACCGAAATTAACTGTCTTACCTATAATTCGTCTTTGATCATCTGTAACTTGATCTTCTAGAATTCCTAGAATACCAGCAGTAGTTTTACGATGAACATCCCCTTTCAATGCCTCTTTAAGAATCTCATCTTCAGCTATCTCCGCCGCAAGTCGAAGCTCTATCTGATTAAAATCAAATTCGACGAGGAAATGTTCTGGGTCTGCGATAACTGCATTACGTATCTTAATTAAATCTTTCTTACCCTTTGGCAGATTCTGAAGATTCGGCTTACGGCTTGAGGTTCTCCCTGTTGCTGTCTCCGTCAACCAATATGTAGTATGAATTCTACCATCATCAGCCACAGCCTCAGTGAATTCTTTCAATGTTTTAGAGCGCATGGTCTGCCATTGAGAATATTTGATAAGTAGTTCACAAAGAGGACTCTTATCTTTTAATTTATCTAAAACATCTAAATCAGTAGATGGTTCTCTAGAAGTAGGAGTCCGTTTTAGGATTGGCAGACTTTCATATTTAAATAGAACTTCACGAAGTTGGACATGGGAATTAGGATTGAATTCTATATCATTATCAGTCTCATATTGCCTAACTGAAGGATAACTTCGGATTTCTTCTTCAAGTTCTTCTAGTATCCCAATTGTCTCATCCGTTCCATCTATTTTGTCGATGGCTTCCTGTACTAAATCCTGGTCTATAAGGATTCCCCTTTCTTCCATTTCGGACAAGACTATAGATACAGGGAGTAGAACTCCAGAAAAGAGAGCATATAGCTGCTGATCAGCAGCAAGTTTTTGATACTGTGCTTTATAAATTCTATACGTAATATCAGAATCTACCGCATTGTACTCATATAATTCATCCCCTTCTACTTTATCTACTTTATCTTTAAGTTGTGTTTCGTACCCTCCACACTTTGTATATTTCCATGCTAAATCTTTCAACCCATTAGATTCGTTCTCATTTAGTAAAAACTGAGCGATTTTAGTATCCCAATAAAGTCCAATGGTTTGTATACCTAATATATGCCTAACCCATAGGATATCGAACTTAGCATTCTGAGCTATCTTTTTGATATCAGGGGCTTCGAATATGATACGCAGGTCATCTAGAATTCCATTCCATTCGTCTTCTTTCCAAGGATTGAATTCTCCATAATCTGTTGGAAGCACAGCAGCTTTTTTGTGTGCCCATGAGAATCCTATACATTTTACTTGTGAATCATATTGGAATGGCGATAATCCTGTAGTCTCTACATCGAAAGCGAATTCTTTAGTATTTATTATATTAGCAAGAATATTAGTCCAAGTATCTATATCTCTTATAACCGTGTACTCACCAAGGTCAGATGGGTCTGTAAGATTACCAGTGAGAGCATTTGGAATTCTTGCCATGTGTTCAAAGAAAGTTCCTTGCTCGTCTTGGTGACGTAAGATATAGGCTGGATGGAGGATGGGTAGAACTAGTCTCCCATCTATTTCCATAGTCTTGCCAGAATACTTTACTATCCCACTCTTTATGCCTGTTACGGCATGGAGTGGAACATTGCCCAATAATACTATCAGTTTAAGATTGGGCATATTAGTTATTTCTTCTTCTAAGAATGGACGGCATGTTTTGATCTCTTTTGTAGTAGGAGTCCGATTCTTAGGAGGACGACATTTTACTGCGTTAGTAATTGCATAATTCTCAATATGAGTATTATAAATAGCTTCTCTTAATAAAATACCAGCGTCCCCAATAAAAGGACGTCCTTCGTCGTCTTCATCAACTCCAGGGGCTTCTCCTACAAAAAGGATCTCTGCATTTAAATCACCCTCCATCCCCATATGTGCGGTTTTGCATCCCTTACATAAGATGCAATCTACTCCGCACTCCAATTGTTTTGTCAGTTTAGGTGTCATAATGAGATCCTTATTTCTTTAAAATTCTACGTCTTATCTCCCTCCATTTATTGGAATCGAGTCCTAATAAATCTTTGATATTTGCTATAGATTCTCCTTTCTTCAGCATCTGAATAATATGAGCATCAGAGCCGAACTTGGTTTTAGCCGTAGTTTCTAATTCCAAGTCATCAAGAACAATCTCTTCCATCTCATAGGCTGCTATATCCTCTGGAAGTTCTTCGATAGAAGTCTCTTTGCGCCTAATAAGTCTAAGCTTCCTCTCCATATTAGAATAGAACCAGTTTATAGATTTCAAAACTTGAAGCAATTCTGCATCTGGGAAATCTATTTTAAATTCAAAAACATGGAGATAGCCATCATTCACTAAATCATTATACGGAATACTATAACGTCGATTTAATAATTTCGCTCTAGAATTAATGGCCTTTTCTATTTCTTTATGCATTATTTGTTTCATCTAAATACCTTTTTATAACATCTCTAACCATTTCACGTTCAAATTCCGCCCAAAATCCTCTACGGACCTCTGTCCCAAATTGTCGTCGTACCAGTTCCGTAGCAGTTATACGTCCTGTCGTAGTACCCCAATCAGCACCTAGTTTAGTAGATTCAATATCAATGAAGTTATCTTCATCTTGTTTCAGTATTTTCATCTCTCCACCAATTATGTCTCCGTTGCATTTCTAGACGCCATCGCTGTTCTAATATTCTTTCTAATGTATCTTGTCCTGCTATCTTTTCATATATAAGATCTGCAAAATCTTTTTGTGGACTAAGCTCTGGTTTTTCTTCCTCTTTGTGTTTTAGAATTTTCATTAATCTTCCTCGAATCTGCACTGTGCATCTTTGGCTACTAAGAAACAATCTCCACCTTTATCCCATCTAGCCTTGTCAATTCTGACAAGAGTTCGTGGCATAAAGATTCCTTCAGTTGTCCTATTATCCTTTTCCACATCTTTCACTTTCTCTCTATGGAGAAGGATAATGAAATCTGAATCACCTTCTATATCTGCACTCCAAGCCAAGTCTTCAGAGTCAATGACGGCATTCTTTCCCATCTTCCTAGGACGAGCAATGGCTAGAATTGTTATTGCCAGTTCTTCTGCTAATAGCTTAAGATTATTAATCATTAATGAAACTTCTCTAGTTGGGTCATCTCCTCTTGATAAAAAGTGTATATTATCAAATACGATAAAACGTAGGCCATAGCGTTTAGCACACATTCGGATTGTGTCTTCCACTATTTGCCAATTCAGTTTGCGATACTTGTAAGCAAAATATAGTGGATAATCCTTTATTCGCTGATAAGCGGCGGCTAAGTCCTTCATATTGTTGACTAGCTTCGAGTCTTTATTTAAAATGTGACCTATTAATCTAGGGACTAAACGCTCTGGCCTCATTTCTAATTCAAATATTAAAGATGGATACCCCTTACTAGCATAATAATATAGGAAGTTTAAAGCCATCATGGTCTTCCCAACTCCTGGTTTCGCCCCTAATACTACTAAATCTCCTGGTGCAAACTTACCAGTAAGTCTTTCTATTCTCTTCCACGGAAGAGTTAATCCACTTTCTTCTTCATCATCCAAATATAAACTCTTCATTAAGTCGCCCATTATAGCCGCAATGGATTTGACATCCTCCACATCGAATGGACGAGCTTGCTTCTTAAAAGCCAGAAAATCATTTAATGTGCCTCCTTTCATGAAGAATTCATTCAAGTCTTTAACAGTCGGAGGAAGGTCTATATTGAAGCACCGTTCGAGTCCCAAACGGTCAGCAAATTTGTAGGCTCCTTTAGTTCCAGCAATGTCCCTATCATATACGAAATATACTCGTGGTATTCTATCGAGTTTATCAATCCAAGTTGTTTCAACGCCTCCAGCCCCGACAGTTGCTCCAACCACGTTTTTGTATCCCATAGACCATAGAGATATTGCATCCGACTCTCCCTCTGTAATAACAATTTCATCCAACTTCTCCTTTAAGATGTCCTCATTAAAGAGTAGGGATTTACCACCTTTTATTCTTCTAAAAGATTTATCGGCAGGGGGTATGGAACGAAACTTAATATTATGCAATTTCCCTTCCCTAAAATAAGGGAAGCCTACCCACTTTATTCCATTATCCTCCCATAGCCCTAGCACAAAATTAGATATAGCTTCTCTACTAAACTTCCGCCCAAAGAGATATTTAAGAGCATCGACATTATTAAGTAAATATCTATGCGCCTCTATTGATTGAGGAAAATATTCTTTATGAATAACCAGTTCGCCATCCTCTTCCTCTTTATACAATTCCCTAACTGAGGTTAGAGGAAGAATATCTCCTAAATATTTCTTCAGTGTATACATAGAGCCTGATTGGCTACAAGCTCCATGATGACAGATATACTGTCCAGTTTTCGAATTGATATAGAAGTGGTAGTCAGTATTACGACAGAATGGGCAGACCTCTATATTCAGCTCTGGCCCATTATCACTGTCTACTACTCTATACTTCCATTGTTTCTTCTCTACATATTCTTGAACGTCATCCATTTAATCACTCATCCTCTAATTTTACGAAGTATTCAAATAAACTATCCTTTCCCCAAGACCAACAATCTACGCCATATTTATCAAATGGGCCTGAAATATGGCATCGTCCTGGACAATCTAGTGGCCCACCTTGACTACATGATTTTCTGGAGCGAGCAGTTTTACCACTACAATCTGCTATATATAAGATTTCATATATTTCTCCAGGCTCCCCTGGATAGGTTGCCATGTACCTGTTTCGTTCATGGTTATCAATCCTATATGCTCTTCTAATAACATATTCTTTGACCTGTTGTAAGATTTTCATACTCTTCTCCAGAAAATATTGGTGTACAAACTCCTGTATGTGTATACCGTCCAAAGAACACTCGTGAACAAGGCATATCGCAATCTTTAGTCAGCGTGTGCATTTTACTATGAGAACATTTAATAAGTTGGGCATACGCGTCAAAGAAAGTAATTAAGTATATAGCAGCAGGGACTATTATTACACCAGATATAATTGAAAGTATCCATAAAATTAAACGCATTTCCCACTCATCCCTACTCCAAGCGTAAAATTCTCTCCAAAATTCATGACGATGTTGAAGTAGTCCATAAAATAAACATCCCCATCTTCCATTGCAACATCCTACTTGTTTTAAATGCTCTATTGTTTTCATCAGAACGGTACCCTTGTTCTCCTTTTGACTTAGTCTATCCCTATAATGTCTGTTAGCTTAAAAACGTCTAACCATTGTTTATCACAATCAAGACAAGTCACCTTAGAGGTAATTTCAGACAAATCTATATATGATAATTGAGTGCCAGGTTCGGAAATGCGCGCGCTGTTACAATATGGACATTGATAACCTTTATTCTTTAAATACGTTTGTTTTTGCTTTTTTGTTAACATTTTATCATCCTCTCTCTTTTAAACCACGGCTCATACTCTGCTCCATACACGGACAGTCAGGGCGTCACTTAGTCAGCCTCCCTTGAACTCCGTGCGTGTATCGCCTTCTCACAGTTTAGGCTTACTGGGTGTTCTATTGTTTTCATCAGAACGGTACTCTCTCTTCTTTTAGGTTTTCTCTTACTTCTAATAATGATTTGGTTGGTTCTTTTCTTTTGTATTCTAATTTAGCTATCATATATTCTACAGCTTCCCATGCTTCTTGCACCTTATTTATAGGCCACGCTTTGAGGGTATTCTTACTCGGAGCCATTTTAGAAACGTCAATGGCAAACGTAGCAAGGATGTCATCAGCTGTGCCCATAAGGACATTCCGCAAGGGATATACTTTTCCAGTCGAGTTAACAATGAAGCTATCGCCATCCAAAGTAAAAGCATTTCCTGCATATTTATTGTGTCTCCTTTGCCATCCTTTAAATCGTTCTATGGCCTTAACGCTTACTAATGATTCTGGCTTTGGGTACGCACTTGTTCTCATGAATCTGTATGCCTCGAATTGTACTCGAATATAGTCAGCGTAGTCTCCACCTAACTTATCCACTAATTGTCTGGCTCTGTCTAACGCCTCATATCTAGCACTTCCCTTTCTTGGGGATGGCACTGGCTTCTTAACTACTGCCCGCAAAGCAGCCATATAAAGTTCAATAAACAATCGAGTATTCATTTATTAGTATACTCCCTCACTTTTAGTCCTCCTCACTTCTTATATTCCACCGCATTTTTTACGGAATGGGCATTTCTTCTTCCAACATTCATACCGATGAATCTTCTTTTTTAAAAGCTCACACCAGCCCCATGCATATTCATCTGAAAAGAAATCGCTCATTTCTCATACTCCTCTTTTATCCCCTCCGAATTAAATCCAGTGCTAAAATTACTAGCAACAGACACACCAGCGTTTGGTTTCATGTAAATGTCCTCCCATATAATAGACATCTTACAGGGATAAGCCTATCCCTTTGTTTCTTAAAGACCCATGTACTATAACAACGGTCTCCTGTCGAACGGTCGTAGGAATTCTTTCCCTTCACATCGTACATTATACCACCAGTATAGAACCCTTCTTTCTTCTGAACCCTTTCCAGCCATAAGATAATTGCTGGTTGCTTATTAATAATCACTGGTATTCTGCATTTAAACATTTCTCATTCCTTTCGCAAGTTCTATAAGTTCAGTTGCACTGACTGGGAAATACTCCCAATTCTCTACACTGACATTTATAATATTCTTAAATGTCTTGAAGAGATGGTGTGTATGCCCGCAAATCCATATCTTATCAGACATAGTTATTGAGGCAACAGGGTCATGGCATAAATAGAAATCATATTCAGGTAAATATAAAGAAGAATGTACAGACCTAAAACCACAATCTTCTATATAGTCTCGCCAACTCAACTTGTCGTGGTTGCCAAAAATAAGAATCTTATTGCCAGGAAGCTGTTCTGTAATCGTAGCTAAGAAGTTCTTATTTGCTGGCCCAACTAATGCCATATCCCCAACAAAATAAATAGTGTCATCAGGGGTCACTACTTTCCTATAGTTAGATATTAAAGTGTGCTTCATGCGGTCGGTGTTCTTGAAAGGGCGGTGGCAATATTCTATAATATTCGCATGCCCTAAATGCCAATCCGCTGTAAAATAATCCAATATTCTCACCTCCTTATGATAGAACTCTTTCGATAGGTTCGTATCCTCTCTCTAATCTTTCCTGTTCCTTTTGTAGCATTATCTTCTTACGGTGTCTTAGATACCAAGATTGAAGAACCATAATACTGATAAAGAAAACCATGAATAGAAGTATTACGAAACAAAACATTCCCACTTCTTGGTCTACTCTTTTACTCATATCAATTCCAAAGAATGACCAAAATTGAGTGCTCCACTTAGCTAATGTTTCTATTGCTTTATCTTCCCACATCTTAATCTTCTCTCGGTGGTCTAAAATGATTTTGAATATGAACAGCTTCCCATTCTAGGTGGTCATATGCATATTTTGCCATATTATCCCAATCTTCAGGATTGGCATTGTAATACCATTGTACCCAATGGACTAATTCGTGTGCAAGATTATGAACTTTAGCATCCTTAGTTATAAGAATTGCATTATTCCTATAATCAAAGATATTCGATCTTAGATTTCCTAGTTCATACCCCCATACAGAATCATTGTATTCATTTGTAACTTCTTCCGCACACAATATTGTTGGTATTGGGATATTAGGATTGAAGTCCCTCTTTAATAGAAAGAGAACTTCCCTTGCTACTACTTCTTGAACTATCTTACTGAAGGGGTCTCTCCAAAAAAGAGTATCTCGACCCTGCATTACGACCGCTTGGTTGAGTCCCCACTTCATGCCCTCTTTAAGAGAAGCGTCCATCCATTCCACTAATTCAGGGTCTCTTCCATCTGTGTAACCATACCAAGGCCAATTAGCTATTGTATCGTTAAACTCAAATACCATATCAGGATTGTCATAATAAAGTCCTACGTTGAATCCTATCAGAGTAGCATGATGAATCTTTACTGACCGCTCAAATGGGATGTAGCTTTCTCGTTTAGCTATAAAGCGTCCTAGCATCCCTCCAATAATCAAAGACCCGATGACTGTGCTAATAACCGCAAAGTTTGTTAATTTTCCCATCTTAACCTCCTACTGTTTTACTTGCTTCTGTTGCCCGCTCAGTCTCCACTCTGGTCAATAGCTCATATATCAGCTTATATTCAGTTCTCCAACGTCGTCCATAAAGTTTCCAACACTCAAGACAATCTACTCGTGGTTCTAAATACCCTTTATATCTTTGATGTTCTTTACATGCCATCACCAACCTCCTGCTATATAATGTACTGCTAATGAGTAAATCATCATTGCGGCTATAAGTGATAATGCAAATAGGAAATTCTGTAGATGAGAAGCGGCTCTCCTAACCTCTATATAATTGCAGTCATCACATCGCCACAACTTTAGTCCATCTAATCCATCGACTTTATTCATGAATTCTTTACATGTCGGACATACTTTATTCATACAATCTCCTTAACTGCTCCTGAATGTATTTAGTATGCTCCCTATCGTGTTTCTTCCTACTCTTTGCTTTCTTCCTTATCTTATATATTTTCCTTACCCTGACTCTCATAATTTCTTTTTCCTATTCTCTCTTTGAATAATTTATGTTGGTGTCTTAGCATTTTTACAAGCCAACCTTCTGAAATACTGACTTGTCTATAAAACAGCAACGAGAACAAGTTTATAATGCCTTCGATAATTTGAAGAAACGTCCTCACATAATACATCCAGAGAGGAGTCCCTTTAGCTGTTCTGCATATCCAAATGTATTTCCTTACCATTTAGGACGACCTCCTTTACTATGACTCTATTTCGTTGACTACTGCTTTAGCTAGATGCAAGACGACTACTCCACATAGGAGCGCCAGAGCCACTGGAACAAAAAGCAT